ATCCTGCGTTTTTACGATGTTTTCGATAACCTGAAATAACAGTTTTACTGACTCCTTAAATGATTTATTAACCGCACTTTCTGCTGTAGGAAATCGGGCAAGAAAAAAGGCGGTTTTATCGCAAACCGCCTTTTAGTGGACTAGACGGGAGTCGAACCCTTATATAAGTCTTGTACCCCTTGAAAACACTGGCTTTCAGCCATGCGATAATTGTTTGACACCAATTTGACACCACTTTTTACGATATTGCTATCATGTCCATTGCGAGAGCTTCTTGTTCTTTCAAAACATGAATATACTTATTGTAGGTTATCATAATATTCGCATGTCCCATCAATTTACTTACCACCTCAACTGAGACACCTCGTCTGATAAGGACAGATCCAAATGTATGTCTTAGTGTATGAAGAGACATGTTTTGTGGTAAATTCGTTCCATTAATAACTCTTTTAAGACTTCTCTCTAAATTTCTGTAAGTGTTTCTAGTACCTACACTTGTACTTGACACATAGTTGGAAATAATATTTTTACGCTTGTCATATGCTTGTAACTCTTTGAGATACAAAATAGTGGTATCATTTAATTTTAACACTCTTATTCCAGATTTTGTTTTAGGAGATTCTTTAACTCGATTGTATAATTTCTTAGTTTTAACGTCATAGATATTACTTTGGACTGTATTATTGATATACATTAATTTGTTTTCATAATCAATGTTATTCCATTCTAATGCCAAAGCTTCACCTGCACGTAATCCAAGATTTAGAATTATCATTAAAACCAAAGCATCTCTGCTTTTGTATTCCCCATTTTTATATCTTGCCAAAGCTGCGTTTTTAAATTCTTCAATCTGTTCATCAGATAAGCATAATTGTTTTCTTGTTGAAGTTTTTATATAACTATCTGAAGGAATGATAACATCATTTGCAGGGTTGTTTTGAATAATTCCATCTTTAACAGCCTTGTTCATGCATGGTCTTATAATCTGTACCAATTTTTTTAATCCTGAACGTGCTAATGGTTTAATTTTATCATCTGTTGGACACGCATGTTTATCAATCATATCCTGAATCATTTCTGTTGTAATACAACCAAGTTTTTGTTGTCCTAAAACACTATCTTTTATTTGACAATCATATACTCTATATAATCTTGTAAATGAAGAAGGTTCGATTTTACCATATTTGTATTTCATTAGCCATTCTTCCATATAATCTTTTAAAAGAATGTTCTCTGGCTCAACATATCCTTCTTTTATTTTTATAAGATAATCTTTAGCTTTATTTTTTACTTCTGTTTTGGTCTTACCATAAAAACTTTTTCTGTGAGAATTAACAGTAATTCTTCCCATATAACGACCATCAGTCCGAGTACAAATCGTCATGTTATTAATAGTCGCCATTATATTGTTCATATTCCACCTCCTATAACAATATAAAGGCATTTGTATAATTATATTATACTCCTGCCTTTATTAATAATCAATCAATAATAGATTTCTTCGCCTATATGATTTTTTATCCATTCTTCCAATAAATTAAATGTTGTAATGTAATCTTTACCAACTTTTACTAATGGAAGTTCACCTGATTTGATTAGCTGTAACACTTTTGTTTTCCCAAATGGTAAAACATCATATAGATCTTGTTGAGATAGAATTTTATTCTCCATATCACGCCTTTCCAGTTGAACCGATACCACCACGAGATACCTCATCTAAATGCTCTACTTCCTCAAACTCAATCTCTGGCTGAATTTTATTAATTCTAAACTGACAGATTCTGTCATTTTTATTAATTAGTGTATCTTCCATAGCAATTACTGGTAACTTCCACTCATCTGAGTCTCCCGAATATGAATTATCAATTACTGCAAAACAATTTGTCTGTAAGATTTTAAAGTTTTTATATGTACTGCTACGTGGTACAATATTCGCCTCATACCCCTCTGGAAGTTTCATTCCAACTCCAAGTGGAATTAGATGGAACTCACCTTTCTTTAGATGTATAGTTTCGGCACTTCTGAGATCAACCCAGTCGCCCTTATTGATTTTCTTAATTTTATCAATGTTCTTATCAAAGTATTTGATTTTTATCTTTTCCATGTTACTTTCTCTCCTATCTTTCTTCTGATGCTTTATTGATGAAATCATTAAGACTTAGAGTTGTCTGCATCTCGCCCTCTCCTGTCCTCTTCATTACGTGCAGCTACACATAATGCCATAGTTAATCCTCCTTAATTACAATATAAAACTACTTTGTTCTGAGCAAGAGATTGTTTTACATCAATTATCCTTTGATTTTTTGAACCTCTGAATCTCAATGAGAGGTCTTTCTGTTCATCTATATATTCTCCGTCTACAAGTACGTCACACAGTTTCACGATAGACTGACGCAATACTTTATCTTCCCATTCACTATCTAATGGATAATGTATTCCGTTTATTAAATCTTCAAATTTATATCCTGTATACAACCAGATAGTTTTTTTGGGAAAAGAAATACGGATTTCTTTAATTAGAGACAAGACTTCATCGAGGTTTTGTTCTGCCAAAGGTTCGCCCCCTAGAACAGAAATTCGATTAATATATGGTCTATCAATAAGCTTTATAAATTTATTTTTTGTTTCTTCTGTCCATTCTTTACCACCATTAAAATCCCAAGTATCAGAATTAAAACAGTTAAAACAATGTCTGTCACACCCTTGAACGAAGAGGGAGACTCCAACTCCCTCTCCATTTGAAATATCAAGATTGCGCATACTTGCAAATCTCATATTTAATCCTCCGTATATTCCATGTCATCCAAATGATAAACACGGTCATGAATGTCACCATATCTACCCTGATTACCACCATTTTTTGCAGTACCAATATAACCACAAACTCTAAATGCTATATCCATTGTTGTATTGTCAGTATTCCCACAGCTAGGACACTCCCATTTAAGTCTATTGTTTTCGTCTGATACAAGAGGAATATCACCATCAAAGCCACATTTTTCACAATAACAACTCTTTGTATTAATCTCTGCATACATGATGTTGTTATAAATAAACTTAATAACTTCTAATATAGCAGGAATATTATGACTCATACTTGGTATTTCGATATATGAAATTGCTCCTCCTGGACTTAATTTTTGAAATTTTGATTCGATTCTTAACTTTTCAAATGCCGTGATATGTTCAAAGACAGGAATATGATATGAATTAGTAATATAATTTCTATCGAAACCATCTAATTTTTCAAAAATATCGTTACCGAAACGAGATTTTAGGCACTTTGCAAATTTGTAGGTTGTGGACTCTAATGGTGTTCCATACAAACTATAGTCAATGTTTTCTGCTTGCTTCCACTGATTACATTTATCATTTAACGCCTGCATAACCTTTAATCCAAACTCTTCACCAATTCCTTCATCCGAATGAGAGTGACCAGTCATAAATTTTACACATTCATATAAACCAGCATAACCAAGCGATATTGTAGAATAACCATCATAAAGAAGTCTGTCGATTTTCTCATGTTTCTTTAATCTAGCGTATGCTCCATGCTGCCATAGAATAGGTGCTACATCAGAAGACGTGCCAAGTAATCGCTCATGTCTTGCTCTTAATGCTTTATGGCATAATTCCGTTCTTTCCTCAAAAATTTCCCAAAATTTATCAAAATCTCCGTCAGATGAGAAAGCAATATCCGGAAGAGAAATCGTTACAACGCCCTGATTGAATCGTCCATAATATTTATGTTTATTCGGATCAAAGTTCTTTGCATTTGCAATATTTCCCACTTTATCCGTAAATCTATCTACAGTAAGGAAACTTCGGCACCCCATACATGTATAGACATCACCTTTTAATTCAAGCATCATTTTTTCAGATATGTAATCAGGGACAAGCCTCTTAGATGTACATTTAGCTGCTAATTCTGTAAGATACCAGTACTTTGAATTCTCTGTGATATTATCTTCTTCTAATACATAGATAAGTTTAGGAAATGCAGGTGCAATATAAACACCTTCTTCGTTTTTTACGCCTTGAATTCTTTGGCGAAGTATCTCTTCGATTAACATCGCTAAGTCAGCTTTCTCTTGATTGTTCTTTGCTTCGTTCAGATACATAAAAATTGTGATAAAAGGTGCTTGTCCATTTGTTGTCATAAGTGTGACTAACTGATACTGAATTGTCTGAACACCTTTTTCTATTTCTTCTTTTAATCGTTCATTTGTTATATTAATGACTTCTGCAAGGTCTTCATTATACTCACTAATCAATCCATTATTATATAATTCTTCTGTTACTTTCTTTCTGATTGATTTTCTACTTACATCAACAAATGGGGCTAAATGTGCTAGAGAAATACTCTGTCCACCATACTGATTACTGGCAATCTGTGCGATAGCCTGTGTTTCAATGTTACAAGCAGTCGAAAAACTATGTGGCGTTTCAATAAGAGTTTCGCTAATTACGGTATTATTTTGAAGCATATCTTCAGAATTGACCAACCCACAGTTATTCATATGCTGCAAGAAGTAATCAGCATCATGAAAATGAATTAATCCTTCGTTATGAGCTTGTATTATGTCAGGAGATAATAAATATCTTTTTGTCATATCTGTACTAACAGATCCAGCAATATAATCTCTTTTAGTAGGATTTAATGTTGGATTTTTGTTTGCATTTTCATCTTTCCAATATTCATCTTTGTCTTCCACAAGGTCATAAATCTCTGTATCTGTTGTATTCTCATTTTCTCTTTGGAACTCACGAATACTTCTATATCCTTCATAAGCTTTTGCAGTAAGTCTCTGTTTCTTGGTGATTAACTTATCAAACACCATTGACTCAATATTAGATACACTTACCTCATTCTTATCTTTACATTCATTTTCAATCTCATTTGCAATATCTTCTGCAATCTTTGGTTTTACAATACCTGAACCATTTTTCATTGCTTTAAGAATTGCTGCTGAAATTTTTGATTTATCAAAATCAACTTCTGAACAATCTCTCTTAATTACTTTCAAATTTATTCTCCTTTCTTTTTTCCATTCGTTTATCCAGTATAAAATCTGTATATCCACTATTTTCGTTACACGTATACTCAAAGTTACTCCAACTTTGATACTTACTTGCAGTAGCAGTTGACCTATAACACTTATCTTTCATAGGACAATTATCACTACTGCACATTGATATATCTGGCATATATTTCACCTACCTTATTATATTTTTACCACTCATTTCATTGCATATAAGAGCTTTATGTGTGCAACTGTCATCCATATTTGCATAAGTTCTCACACTTTTAATTCTGTCAATTATATATTCTCTGTCTCCAACGATAACAGTAATAAAATTATCTTCCATGTCTTTTAGCTCTCTCATTAATTGACGAGTGGTAGTTATCCCACCACTATAAGTGGTGGGACGTAAACCACTATAATTTATCTTAATCACCCCATTTCAATACTTCATTTACGACTTCTGAAAGCTCTTTCCCTTCATTGTTATAGATAATTCGATTCGCCAGCATCTCAGCTCCACGAAAATCTACGTTGTCGGCTTTTATTCTTCTTTCAGCTTCTTCTTTATTATCACCACGTTTTAATAACCTATTTTTAACTGTAGTTTGATTGGCATATATGTATATAACTTTGGGATTTATACCCTTAGAAATAAGAGTATTTACACCATCAGGTGTTAGAATTGATACCATTTTACAATCTTTTTCATAATCTTTTTTTGCTGTGCCGTAGTACCATAAGCCACTTGCAGAAAGATATTTTCTATATTCAAGGAAAAATCCATCATTTATTTTGTTGATAAATTCATCCTCTGATATAAAATGATATGTTTGGTTTTGGACTTCACCATCTCTCATTGGGCGAGTCGTATAAGATACAAGGTTCTCATAACCATGCTTGTTTACTAATTCATTTGTAATAGTGTCTTTACCAGAACACGATTTACCCATTAACACCAGTAAACTCATGACTCAACCACCCAATTAACTATGTGACCGTCATTTATAATAACGTTCTTATTTTTAAATCTGTGAAGGTTTTCGCAATCTTCTAATGTTACTAAGTCAACATCAATTCCTAAATAAGTATCCATACTATCTGGAATAGGAATATCGTGCGCAAATTCCATTGAACAGTTCAACCTCCTTCTCATCATCACTGTTAATTCTTACAGTAACAGGATGTGTTGATATGCTAACCATACCAATAAATGACTTGGCATCTACTATCTGATGCTCGTAACAGCCATCTACATCAGCAGAAATTTTACTTATTAATAAACGGACGAACTCTTCCAAATCGGTTAAACTATCCAAATTCAAAGTAAATTCCTTTCTCATAAATTCTTCTGAACTCATTTTTCCTCCTTATTTTTGTATACCCTTATTTGTATTACTGAACTATCCCATTCTTGACATACACTTGATATATCGCCTGACTTTTTAGCATTTATATCTAATGCAGACTTGTCTACAACAAACTCGCTTAAGCAATCAGTCTCTTTGGTGATTATATTGCTTGAATCAGTATGTATATCAGCCTTTTCGTCAGACATAATACAAGGAATTACAGTACCATTCGCTAATACTAAATCAAACTCATCACCTATCTCGCACCCAAAATACGAACCAAGAGCCACACAATATCTATCTCCAACCATGCGAATACCATACTTACCAGTATAAGCAGATGTGTGTTGAAGTATGTATTGAGGACTTTTTCTGTTTGTAATAGCTGTATAAGGCATCCATGTTTTATGTGCTGCATATGGCACCTCAAACATTTCAAACTCAGCTTCATGATCTTGAAGATAGTCCTTGTTAATGTAATAGATATTATCATTCCAATATATTAAGTCCCATTCGTTATCAAATGAAGCTACACTAACTTGCTGATTCCAGAGCAACGTGGTTACAATCTCTGAATCAGTATTCGGTTTGGTTCTTACATTAACACTGGTTGTAGTCCAATAAGGTTCAAATGTGGTTTCAGATGCCCATGCAGATGCAAGTGTATCACTTACACCTGCATTCATCTCCAACCAAGGTTTGTAATCGCAGTCGTATTTACTAATGTCTTCATTCTCAGCCCCCATAACAGGGGCGACAGATGTTGCAGATATAGCAAAAGCGACCACTAACATAGTTGCTAGTTTCTTTCTCTTCATATATATAGTTTCCTTTCATTTTATTGAATTGGTACACTAATATATTCTCTTTTTAGTTGTTAAGCATTGATAAAAATTGATCCTCTGAAATGATTGGGATATTTAAAGATTTTGCTTTCTTATTCTTAGAACTTGTCGAATTTATATCATTATTGATAAGATAATTTACTTTAGAAGATACACTTCCTACGACTTTGCCACCATGAGCTTCAATATCTGCTTTGAGAGCATCACGATTCTGATAATGATTTACACTTCCTGTAATAACAAAAATCTTATTCTCTAATTCATTTGTAGATTCTGACATAATGGAATTTTGTGTTTCAAACGTAAATTCGTTTGCTAACTGAAGTATGTCTGAGTAATGTTTTTCCCAATAAGTATTGAGTGAACTTATTAATGCATCTCCAATGCCAGGTAAATATCTAAAATACTCAGCACTCTTAATTGTCATTTCGCTAATAAATGTATCAAAATCATAATCAACAGAATCTGCAATCATCATACTTGCTGATTTGCCTAGCAATGGAATAGATAAACTATAAAGAAAACGCTCAAGACTTGTCTTACGAGATTTCTCAATAGAGGCAAGAAGCTTATCTACTGATTTCTTACCAAATCCGTCTAAAGCTTTCATTTCATTTTCATAATCTGATAGATGATAAATGTCTTGAATTGAGTTTAACCAACCAAGATCGATGAATTTCTCTATTGTTGCTTCAGATAGCCCATCAATGTTAAGCGCATCTCTTGACACCGCATGACTGAGCTTGCCAAGCAGTTTACCATTACAATTATCATTAGTACATACAAGTACTTCTGAGTTATTATCTTTTACTATCTTAGTAGGCTGACCACATATAGGACATATATGAGGTATATCAATATAAATTTTTGTATACTCGTTATCTTGCTCTGCCCATCTTATCTGAGGTATTATGAGATTTGCCTTAAACACACCAATATGCTGACCAACCCACGGTTTATCCATAATTTCTTTCATAATAGATATATTATGAAGTGAAGCTCTTTCAACAATTGTACCCTCAATCTCTACTGGCTTGAATACTGCTGTTGGAGTTAATATGCCTGTTTTGCCCATTGTATATTCTATATCAATAAGTTCTGTTTCTACTGATTTATTATATACTTTATAAGCTATACCGTTATTAAAGTAATCTGTTGTTCTACCAAGTGATTTACCATACTCAACATCTTCAAACTTGAATACAACACCATCTTGAGGGAGATTTTCTTTTTCTGCAATATTAATAAAATTATCAATATGTGTCTGTAACTGATTAAATTCATTTATTGTAATATTGTAGCACGGAACTACATCGAATCCTAAATTCTGAGCATTTAATAATCTTTTGTAGAATGAATTATCACTATCTCCTTTAACAACTTCCCACGCATACCAATACAATTTCCTATCTTTTACAACAGATGTATCAAGACCGCCAAGTGTACCTGACGCAAGATTACGTGGAGTTTTATACTCATCATTCTTATTTAACTCCTCAAAATCGTCTGTTTTAATGAGTGCCTCACCATCAATAATATAAGTTCCTTCCTTATTAATATGTAAAGGAACATTAAGGAACTGCTTTACATGATCTGTTATAATATTTCCTATAGTGCCATTACCTCGTGATTCAGCCCTTATAAGCTCACCATCTTTAAAAATCAAACGACAGGTTAATCCATCGAGCTTTACAGAACCTACTAATGTATGTCCTTTCGCAAACTGCTCGACCTCTTCTGCACTATGACATTTTGCAAGCGATAACATAGGTGACTCATGAGTAACTTTCTTAATATTATCCAAGACAATAGTACCAACATTATGTGTTGGACTATTTGCTAATACAATACCAGACTCTTCTTCCCATTGTCTAAGTTCTTCAAGTTTATTATCAAACTCAGCATCACTCATAATAGGCTGCCCAGTATTATAATAAGCTTCTGATGCTTTATTGAGTTCTTCAACTCTTGCTGCGATAGTATTTTTATCCATTTGCTTCCTCCTTTTCTCCACAATATTCTTTTAAGTATGTAAGCATTTCTGACTCTTCTGGGAAGAACGGATTAAGTTTCTTTTTATTCTGTACCCAACCTAAAAAGTTCATCCAAAATTGTCCTGCTCTCCAATCAGGAAAGTATGTAATATGCAATCGTTTTACTTCATTATAAAAACCATATAATCTATTCGGGTTTCTAATTTTAATCATCTCCTTTTTTAAAATATTCTTGTACCAACTCTCTAAATATAAGTCCAATAACTTTATTATTTATATACTTATCCTTGTAATCCCTCTTGATCCTCTTAGTCTTTGTCCACAATTATCACAATATTTCTGTGTCGGAACATTATTATCAACTATATATCTGCAAACAGGACATTTTAAATAATTTCCAACTTGAACTTTCTTCATTGGCGTATTTTTATATTTAAGTATTTTGTACTCGTTATATTCATCTTCGTTTAATATATACTGCATAATATTACCTCCCAAGAAATGAACATTTATTTAGTTTCTAATTCATCAAAAAAAATTAACTCTTGTGCATAAGGTAATACTCTAGCCCATGAAATAAAATTAGGCACATTGGAATTATCTTGACCACTCCATTCATTTAACTTATGAAATCTACGTTGTCCCTTGCTACACATAGCAAGCAAATTCTCATAAGTCATTGTAACTGTACGCTTCTGTAACCATGATTCAGGTAGCCAACGTATAAGCTCTTTCCAGTATCTCTTATCTTTCGTCTCAAGATACTTCTGACGAATATTTTCTAATACATAAATAATGTCCTCTTCAAATGTTGAAATATTATCCAATCCGTCATCGTTCTTTGGATCATCAGCAAGAGATAAATTCCTGTCATAATCATCAATTTCAAAACAATCTAATGTAATTGGTGTTGTAGCAAGCTTATGCATTGTACTCGTTGAGTTCGCAACCGTTCCTACTTTATAAGTATCAAATTCTTTCCACCAATAAAGAGGTGCTGTAATATCAACCGATACAAAAATCTGTCGCATAAACTTTCTATGCTCATTTCCTGCTTTAATAAGAGTTTGAGCAAGTTTCAAATCCGCTTCACCAATAATATCTGCATAATATCCATTAATGTTACAATGATGTATATATGCATTAGGATATACTTTTAATAATTCATCAAAATCAACATCTGCTCGTTCTTCGTCATAATAATCATTAAATTTACTATCACTTCTATTCCAAGAATTTTTTGGATTTCTTAAACCCCTAAATGCGTGTTCAAATCCCCATACCTCTGTATTATCAAATTTCAAATCTTAATCCTCCTATTTCTTAATTCTAATGAAAGTTTAGTTTCCTGTTGATTTATTCTAAGTCAACAATATTGTATTTAACAGTACCATCGTCATATTTTTTGGTTTCTAATATTCCATCAACATATTCTCCAATTTTGTCTGAGTATTTGTTATATGTATCACTATCAGAAATATCATATTCTACACCGTTATATTTAACAGTAATGCTATAAACTGCTGGATGCGATTGTGGCATCATCGTTTTAGTCGCAGGATTATAATACATTGTTGTATAAGCCGCCCTATGATATTCATCTATTATTTTTACTTGAACTGTAGATGTTTCAGTACTAATACATTTTGCACAGCCAGTTAAAGAAAACACAAATATAAATATTATTGCAATACTATATAAAACCTTTTTCATGATATTTTTCACCTCGATTCTCCACATGAATAATGGCTTATTCTTCTTCGCTGTTATCACCTTTATCGCTCGTGCTAATATCAACACTAGCGTTAATACAAGCAGGAAACAATAACGCCCAGAGACACCAAATAGATCCTGTATATTTAATTGCAAAAATTACTGCTATTGATGTTGCAATCCACGCAGACGCATAAGCAATTGTTATTGCGATATTTTTCATTAATATATTCTCCTTTCATCTTCTAAAGATTCTTACTACTCTCCTTCTAAAATCTCTTTTGGACAGTAAATAATCTTCTTACCTGCTTTCTGTGCTTTGCGAATTGTTGACCAAACACCACCTGATTTAATTCCATCCCAAACTGCAAGTAAAACATCACAATGGTCAACCATATATTGATCTCTCACATTGTCACAACCTTTATAGAATTCATCTGATAATTCAACCCATTCATCAGCTTCAGTCCTTAACTTATTATAATATTTGTTAGATGAGTTATAGTTTTTACATGGTAATATGCAATGTAATTTTAAATTTCTATTCTTCGCTAATTCTGGCGAAACTGCTATGTAGCTCTCCTTAATAATACAAGTATTTAACCCAATTAAAATATCAGAGCCATTTGCCATGCCACAATAAACATCAGACACATCAAGTATTTGATTAAAAATCCAATGACCAATTCTTGTCCATTTAATATCTAACTCATCATCTGGCAATCCTAATCTCTGAGGTCTATGACCTGTTAATGCTACTCTCATTTATTACCTCCAATCTTCAAAAGAAAGTCGTTTTATTATTTTAATAATTTGATTTATTAATAAAACCCTTTTTCTGAGCACATGATAAACAATAGTTATATCTTCCATATATAGTGCAACCACATTTTCTACATTTGTGAGGTCTTTCTATTGCTTTCCCAAATGGTTGCCCAAGTTCAAAATAACATCTCTTACAATATGTATAATGGTCTTGGCAATACTCACCACATCTCTGACAATATGCCATTGTTGTCACCTCCTTAACAAATCTATCAATTACTCTACAATTTCATATTTCAATTTTGATATGTCGTATCCCATTTTTTCTAATTCATCAATCCACTTCTGTTTTATTGGGCATGTAGCAGTAAAGTTTTTAAACTGTGTTATACAATGATGAACACAATCTCCAATTTGTTGTTTACCGTATCGAAATTCTTTTAACCCCTTTTCATACTCTGAATTTGTAACATATTCCGTTCTAAATGGAGACTGTGGTCTATCCTCTTCTCCAAGAGCAACACCAACCGCAATATCTTCACCATTTACATTTATGTATGCATTGCTAATTTTATATTTCATAGTTTATTTTACCTCCTTATGAAATCCGTCTTTCCTTGGCTTTTTGAAATTATATAATCTCCTTCATATCATAATTTTCTCTTATATAATCACATAACTCTTGCATTGTGGTCTTGATGTACTTATCATCCTTTAGGCAAGGATGAATATTACACATACAAGAACCTTTTGCACCATTCTTTTTGAACAACTTCCAGTTGAATGTAATCCACAACAGAGGAATTTTAGTAAGATTTTTCGTAAATAATCGTGTTAAAATCTTCGTATAATCACCTACTTTAATAACTCATTCACGAATGTTTTCAGTGGCTCTCTCATATCCATATTACCTTTCATCCATTCCAGATAATCTCTGTGGTCTTTGGCAACCTCTGTGATCAACTGCCCTTTATATTTGCCGAAAGTAAACTTATAATCTTTCAATTTTACTTCTGGTTTTGCATTAGGAACATTGTCGAATAACACCTCAATATCCTTTCTGCTTGCAAGATAATCACATAAATGTAACAACTCACCATATTTATCTGAAGGTTTCGGAAGCACAACTGAACTTCTCTTGTCTGTATTCCATTCTCCCATGTGACATTCACAAGCTTTCGCAGCCATTTCAATCTCATCATCAGAAACGGAAGGAACTACCCCTTTGAACTTTCTAATTGCGTTGGCGGCTAAAATTGGATGGTCAAATACTGTATATCTCGACTTATTATCAGCTTCACCACTCTTTCTGCTGTCGTGCATAATACCAGCCATTCTCAACAAGTCTCTTTCTCTTGGCGAAAACTTTGCTTTGTTCTGTTCAATCGTAAACATATGATTCATAAATTTACAAAGTGCAACTGTATGTCTAGCTAATCCTAAATCTCCTAATGCATATTGTGGATGATATTTTCCTGTACTGGATGCCCCAATATCGAAAAAGTAATCAGGAATGTCGTCAATCATCTTCACCGTAAGTTCCTTAATATCCTCATTTTCAAATGTGTCTAAAATAACATTAAAAATCGTAGCTTTATTATTCTTCATATTATATTATTCTCCTTTACCATACATCATGGAATGGTAAACCCAACGCCCTTTTGTATTCGTCCGGTCTACAAATCATTCCTTTTTCTATTGCCTCTCTCATCCACTTGTAATACTGTTCTATAGGAATTGGTGTGTCTTCTTTTCTCTTTTCGTCTAAATTCACTACATATCCTTTAGAATCCTCATCTGTTGGTTCTCTGTATACAGATTGGTATTGTAATCTACCATTTCTCTCTGCAAAATTCCAGGCATCTTCTTCTGAATCAGCTTCAACATCCCAACATTGGCGAAAATGACCAAAATACTTTGTTACTGAATAATGCGCCATTTCAACCACCTCATTTTAATATCTTGGAATCAAGGCAATTTTTACATAGTTCATAAATTGTTCTCGCCATATTTTCTTTCTTAACAAAGTAAATATGCATGTTATTCCTTGCTTGCCATGTCAATAGAGTCCTAATATATGAGTCTGGGTTGTACTCAGATCTGTAAGAATGATCATAGATGTCGTCCAAGCAATCATTTTCAATAACCAAATAAACTCTTTCTATGTTTATCATCCTGTTCAACTCTTTAAAAATCCGATTATCATCTGACTTCTGGGCTAAGTTCCCTGCTAGTTCTGATAAACTATTCTTTCTTTCAATGCAAAGCTCGTCTGTAAAATATGTGTCGTATTGAAATCCAAGTTCAGGACAAGCTTTTATCATAAATGAGTAATCACCAGTTTTAAGAGCTTTCGGCTTATGTTCAATCTTCTGATTGTCAAACTCATCCAAAATATGGCTATTCTGCTTGTCTTTCGTGTCACAAAGAATAATCATATTTTTTATTAACTGGCGATACTCTTTGTCTGTATAATATCTTTTCAAATGCATATTCTCCTTATATCACCTTAATATAGTCTTTAATCCACCATTCAAAAGTATCTGGAACAACTACCCATTCATCATTGACTTTATGTTTCTTAGGTTGTTTTTTTACAATTTTGATGTATAGAATATCTCCATCTTCAAACGGAATCTCTTTAAAGCTATTCACTACATTTTTATCAAACTTTGGTTTTGCTTTATGAACTTTCATCTCAACGACTTTACCATTATTGATACTGTAGGCATTAAACTTAGGAGAATAGGATGTGTTCAAATCTGTTACAACTACATATCTCCATTCGATACTCTCATCAACGTAATCAACATATTTCAGAACCTCATACTGGAATTTTACGAGTTGAAGTATTCCAAACTCTTCGTCAGGTACTTTACTTGCAAGTTCTTTTACAATCCCAATCCAATCCACATTTGTAAATTGTTTGTCGCTAACCTTTCCTGACTTTGTTACGTCAGTTGCATATCTTCTTATATTGATACCATCCAACCCTAATTTTGAAATATCAGCTTTAGAGATTGTCTTTCTGCCATTACCATTACTTCCTTTCCAATCGTCATAAATCTTCATAATCGAAAGAAGCTGTTTTACTGATCCGAATTTCTTAAAGTATCCTATTTTTACAAGTTTCTCAAAAACACTTGCATTGATGCTAGTACCTTTAATACTCTTGTAAATATCTACAAAATTATCTATACCTTGCTTAGAAATTGCCACCATATCTAATACGGCTTTTTCCCCAATTCCTTTGACACTTGACAAATTTGGATATATTGTTTTTGTTCCGTCATCAATAGTGAATTTTGAATTATCTTTGCCATATTCATAACTCGCCATTGAATAACCAAAGAATGCCTTAGCCTCTTTTATGAGGTCGTTTACTTTGTTTTTGTCTCCTTTGGCTTGATAATGATTCAAAGTCTCTTCGTAGAACTTTGATGTGTGATGTGCTTTCATCCAAGCTTCATACAACGAATCGTTAGCCATTGCTAAAGCATGTGGGGCATTAAACGAGTATCTTGCACTGTCCTTAATAACCTTGTAAACAGGATCGAAGTTGTCAAGATTGCCAATATTCTCAGACCAATGCTGCTTTAATGTATCCTCTACATGTTTCAGGGCTTCGCCTTTCAGCTTTTTCTTACTGATTTTCTTGATTGTGTCATAGCTGTCCTTCATAGGAATACCAAGCCAAGAGAAGATTTTCATAACTGCTTCCTGATATAACATATAGTGAAAACAATCTTTCAAAAGTTCATCAATAGCTTTTTCTCCATTTGAATACTCAATTCTGTCAAGGAATCCATTGATAAGAGATTTGAATCCTGGTCGAATACCGGCTATAAACGCTGCTAATTCTTTAACATTCTGTGGCTTATATTTCATAACTTTCTTTGTCGTTGAAGCCTTTTCACACTGATTCAAACTACATGTTGCTCCCATCGAATACATCTTCCATGTCAGTTCATCACCAGAAACCATCTTTCTTAGCTCACTTACGGTAGGAACTTCCCTACCAATACTGTGATATAGTTTATAAATGATTCCTACAACGTCAACAATTAAGAAATCGTCCTTTACATATCCATATGAGTCAAGCATCCCACCTTCAATATTCGCAACAATCGTAGATTTTCCTGTACTCTCTGAATGGCATCTGATCAATCCAATTTCATATCTAATGTCACCATACCCAACTACATCTTTATCTCTGGTGTTTCCGTTAAAAAGCATAAAACCACAAGCATGAACTTTTGCTTGTTCAATAATGCCCTGATATGATTTACTGTCATTGAAAATTTTCAAATGTTCCTTATCGGTAATGTAGTCTTCAATATGGATATCTTTTTTATCTTCTTCATCATCTGCTTGCTTAATTGCTTCGTTGTATTGGTCGATAGTTTTTGAAATATCATTTGCGACACTTGGTTCAATCCCCTTAATATCTGCATATAATTTGAATCCAGATTTCTCACCCAAAGTTCCTACAGCAAGCAATGGATAACAGCCATGTTTTCCAAATAATTCTCTAGCAGCTTTTACAAATGGCTCTTGGGAAGATACATTGAAATCAATATCTGGCATCTGATGTGAAGATAAGATTCTTTCTTTCGTAATAAAACGTTCTGGATAAATAGGAACTTCTGCCTCAAATCTATCCATAGTTGTGAATCCAAGCAATTTACTTGAATAATATGAACTAGCACTTCCTCTTGATGTTGTCGTTAGCTGACCACCATATTTTGAAATAGCTAAATCAACCAAAGTGCTATTATCTAAGAAGTAATCGACAGTACCACTATCCTTTACTTCTCCGAACTCATATAACATCCCCTCTTTGCGATCTGGCGTATGATGTTCTTCATCTTCTTGTTCGTATTTGTCTTCTAGGATTTTGTGCAAGACATCTGCACGTTTTTGATAGTCATAATCTTTGTACTCATCTAAAATAGGAATTTTGAATCCAGTGTCATAAGTCATATCCTGACAACCGTTTATGAAAACATGAGTATTCATCATGGCATATAGGATTTCTTCTGATGGGAGAACTGCTTGATCAGTCATCCTTCGATATGCTTCTTCTCCATTTGGGAAATCCATATACCATCCATCTTCTTCCTCATAATGAAGACCTTTTCTCTTTAAAAGGTTATCTCTTTTAATACAGTCCTCTTTACTTATGTAGTGCGTATCAAGTCCTATAATCGTCTGAATTCCATATTTTTGAGACATCTCATAGATTTTTTTATTTAAAGCCTTTTGCTCTTTTGAATTATGGGTTTGGTACTCTAAGAAAAAACTATCCCCAAAATGCTCCCAAATCTTCAACCAGATTTCTTCTGCATCTTCATACTTCCATCCTGCGATACAAGCGGAAGTGATATAGACATCATTTTTGTTAAGCTCAAACAACAGTTTTAAATCAATTCTTGGTTTGTAATAGAATCCATCAACATGTGCGCATGAGATAATGTAATTCAATTTTCTAATGGCATTATAGTTTCGAGCCACTAACACCATATGGCAATTTGCGTTATCTTTCTTTTCTCTTACCTGTTCTTTTCCTTTTTTATCGGTATACTTTTCATAAAAGATTTTATCTTTATCTTTTACCCAATACACTTCAGCAGAGTATCGAAACGCTATTGGATTGTTAAGCTGCATTTTTTTTCTAGTATTTTCATCCAACGTATTTTTGCAAATATCATACATTTTCAGCCATTCGCCAGGATACCCATGTTCTCCTGAAAAATAGCATTTACATCCATACTTGTCAGAAAGTCTCATAAATTCTTCTACAGATGTTGTAGAATCAATTTGAACTAAATCAGACCATGTTGTATGCTTATGATAGTTCTCCATCATCATTCCCATATCGTTGATCCATGAGTTTATGTCATATGGAAAATCAAATTTTAATCTTTTCTGTGCTTTTAATGCGTCATCAATTAACAGTTTTACTCACTTCCCATCATTTTATAATCACATGAGTTTCTAAATCCACATAAGTTTTCGCAATAGAAGTAATCCATATGTGGACAAAAATTTTCTTCATTATGTATTTCACTAACAACTTCAGAAACCCATTTCTCTGTACTCTTATATTCTCCGTAATCAAATGGAAGTTCTAACCATTTTGAATCTCTGAAATAATTCCATACAATCTTCTTAGGATAAACACCATACTCGTTATAGACTTGCGTACTATACAAATATAACTGTTTCTTATACGCATCATAATCAGACTGTTTTCTTTTTAATACACTCCCTCTTTTGCCTAATGGATACTCTCCTGATTTGTGATCAATAACTATGATGTCGCCTGTTGTCTTGTGCTGTATCAACAAATCAATATAGCCAACAAACTTAATTCCATTGACCTCAAATCTACATTCTTTCTCTACTCCAAGAATGTTATAATCTTTCAACCAGTCAAACGATAAGTTTTGGAAATAATCAAAACCATAAAAATAATACTTGTCCACGGTCGAATCTGGAACATCAAATCCACATGTATTTTCTTCAAAATGTTCCTTATAAAACTCAAATCCCTCGGATTCATTCATTTCACCTTTAAGGATTTTTTCTAATATTTCATGACAGAACTTTCCAAACGCAGCATAAAAATTCTGCTCATTTTCGTATATTCTATTGCCTTCTGAATCTCTCAACAAATAATTGAGATACCATTCATATTTGCAATTTTCAAAACTATGACATCTACTAAAACTAAATGTCATATTGTTAATTTCTGATGAATACTCGCTCAATCAATCACCTCATTTATAAAATTTTTTTCTTTTGAGAATACAGCTTTTGCCATATATCAAAGCCTAAGTCTATCGGAGAATTTTTACCTTCCTTACCACCTAACAAATCATCTTTATCTTGTATGATGTAGATATTTACGAATCTTTTAAGCATATTAATATTCTCTTTTACAGATTTCTCTTTATAAGTAACATCTGAGTCATATGCTAATACGACATCCTTAATGTCTGATTTTATGATCCATGTAATTTGTTCTGGTGTTAAGGTATGTTTTTCGGCAGAAGCAGAATTTTTTATGCCATTCCCAAATAACTTCATTACACTTTTAATGCTTTCGAATATAATCATTTCTTTAGACTGCTTTATATATGGTTCTGTTATATTCAGCCCTTGAAAATAATCTACAGTGCCAACAGGATAGTAATTTATATACTTACATATCCCCATTTTTTTATAATCTTTGAATCTAGTTCTTCCTTTGATATTGATAAAATTCCTATCAACGTCATAAACTGGATAAACGATTCTATTGCTTCTGTCGTCTATCCTTATTTCAAATAAATCTATCTCACTTTGCCGAATTCCTTCATCCAACCATTCTTGAACTTTCCCGATTTTGAATTTATAATATTCATCTTTTGATAGGATCTCATGTTGACAACAGTGCGATTGATTGTTAAGATTTCTTCTCTTGATTCTCCTGTTTTCTATTACTGTTTGTGACTGACACATTGCCCCAATACTGATGCCAGATAACTTCGATGCTTTCTTAACTGCTTCGTCAAAAGACAATCCCTCATATTCCATAAGGTAATCAAATATCGAAAACCCTCGTCCACAGGAAAAACAATAAAAAATATTTTTTTCAGGATTCACAGAGAACGATGGCGTTAAATCAACGTGCTTAGGACAATGACCGAAATAATCTTTTCCTTTTTTTGTGAGTTCAATATCATTTCCTATGTACTCTAATAAATCTACGTTATTTTTGATTTCTTCAAGATATTCTTCATCATAAATCATACGTTCTCTGTCTCCTTGTTCTAATCTTGATAAGGATTTTCTGCTTTGTGTTGTTTTGCTTCGACAATACCGACTTTCTTACTCGTAAACATCATATCTATATAATCATCTTCGCCCATATGCTGCTTACCAAGACGATTTAGCTTGACAGTCAATTTATGAGTTCCACAATCCTTACCATCTCTTATAATTTCTTCATTGGTCTTTTCTTCCCACTTAACCGCAACTGAACAATATTTTTCAATACCATCCGATTCAGCAACCTCATTCTGTCTGTTTAACTGTGCGAATGCAAGAACAGACATCTTCAAATCACCAGCAATGATGTTCTTCAGCCAGTTTGCAATTCCTGCCATGTATGCGCTTCTCTCAGCAGAATTTAAGATACTATCATCACACTTGATGTAATCCCAAACAACAAATTTAAGTCCCATTTCAATCTTTTTCTGGGCGCAGATAGAATAGAATCTTTCCTTTGTGATATAAGGATCGAAGTTATGGAATAAAGGTAAGCTCTCTAAATAGTCATTTGTCTCATCAATTTTTTTCTCTTCTTCTTCCGTCAGCTTATCGTTTTTGATATGATTAACAGGTATCCCACTCAAATAGGAAACCGCTCTTATATACCAATTTTCATCACTCATCTCACTATCCTGGACAAATGTTGGAACTCCATTCATGGCTTTATGCAAAGCCTCAATCATAGCCAACCACGACTTACCCTTTTTCATTCTTGCTTCTACTACGATTAACTCTGTTTCTTCATATGTAAAGAACTCATTGACACTTGGGAAGAAAGATGGGATACCATATGATTCTCCTCTATCTTTTTTCTCTTTAATCTTCTTCCAAATGTCTTTAACTTTCGATCCAAAAGTAGTGATTTCACCATCGGTTACATATCGTGTAGTCAAGTTATTCAACTCCTTATACACGTCATTACTCATGTCATCTAAAGCAAGATTATCGTTGTAGCACATTTTCTGCCATTCCATCGTCTTTTTATAAAAGTCTCTTTTAAACGACAATGCAACAACTCTGTTTACGAGCAAAAGATATTCTTCCACAGTATCTCTCTTACTGTTGAAACATAAATCAATATACTCTTGAATGCTCGGCATGTTATATTCCTGCATTTTCTTCTTAACTGCCTTGTTGGAATCAAGCATCTGTTCAATATTTAAAGCTGTGATGTTTGTGATTTTCTTGTTGAATAATTCTCTGATTGCCCAATAAATACAGGCATTATCGACATTATAGAAATACTTTTCGTGAAGATAGTTGCTATGTAAAATGAATTCTGGATGATATACCAAGGTAGATACGATGCCAGCTTCGGCTTTATAATCTGTAATTTCACTTAAATCCAATTATTTACCTCCAAAAATCCCACCAAATCCAATATTTTTGTCAGCAAAATAATTAAAAGCATTATTGCTAGGGGAAGATACTACAGAGTCCTCTGCTTCTTCTCGCATCTGCTTTACAATCTTATTGGACTGCTTCTTATTCCACATCTCTTTGATTCTGTTGTTGTCAACCAAATAATGGAGTCCGTATGGACTTTTGATGGGGATTTTATTTGATACAGCAAAGTCAACTGCGAAATACAGATATTTTGGATCTACATTTTTCTTTATCACCAAATTGTTGAGAACACTAACTAATTGTTTCATTACTACGGTACTGCTGATTCTTTCAAAATATAAGTCTCTTGTCTTTCTAATATATTCGCTTTTCTCTGCACAATCCTTATGCATATATCTTGTCCCAACTTTGACAGCTTCGCCCTGTGGTACTTCACAGGACTCATGCTGACAATGTTTGAAGGCACACTTATACATTTTGTCTGCCATACTATTCTCTCCTAACACTTATTTTTAGTTGAATGGAAGTTCCTCATCAATCGAATCTGGAATATTCATAAAACTATCGTCTTTCTTAGCTGCTGACTGATTAGAATTTGAATTATCGCCTTCCTTTTCAAAGCTATAAACTAAGTAGTTTGTGTATGTAGTATTCTTTTCTTTATCGTACTTATTTGTTACCTCACAACTACCAAGTTTAATTACGTCACCTTCCTTTAAATCAGCAGCTAGTTTATGAGCAGTTCCGATAAAGCGTACAAACTTATTACTGAAGTCCGTCTCATACTTATCTGTTTCCTTATTTTTCTTAGAAGTGCTTAGACTTACAATGTGATAATTACCCTTGTCTTCTACTTCCCATACCTTTACAAATCTTGCATCCTGTCTAAATCCCATGTTTTTTAATCTCCTTTTCTATTATTTTCTGATTCCCATTAACTCTTTCTTGAGCTTGGTTAATACTTCTGTGTCTTCAATTACTCTTGGATCACCGCTTGGATCGGCAGCCTTGCATACCTCGTTTGCCTTATTCTTTGCATTGTCAGAAATCTTTGCTCTATCGCAGAACAGTTTCCAACACTCGGCTCTCAACTTTTCTAATTCCTTAGATTCTTCAGGCAGATCCTCTCCCTCATAGATGTAGAGTCCCAGTCCATGTCTAGCACATGCCTTTGTTAAAGAACGCTGAACCGCCTTATTTGCATCGGCAGACGTAATATTCTCTGCTGCAATTGACTTGTTCTTGAAATCCATAATGGGTAATTCTTCAACATGCTCAATACCACAAATTGTTACACCTGTTTTTACCCAACCAGTCTTACCATCATCAAACCAAGGGCGGCGAATTTCTTTCGTAACTTCCTTGCCTTCTGATGTTTCAGTAATGTTGATTGTCTCTTCGTAAATTTTAAACGTTGCATCAGGGAATTTCTTTTTTACCTCACTCCAACATGCTGCCCACGAAAGGTAATTCAATCCATTCTTAGACTTCTTTTTGTTACTTACGTCAATGTCATACAATTCTTTAAAATAATTGCCTTCCATTCCGTACCTCCTTATATATAAATTTTGATAACTATATTTGAACAGTCTTGCGACTGGAACACAGAAAATAAATTTATGTAAAATCTATCTTCAACAGTGATTTTTGAGTATAAAAACCCAAGGGTATGCTGTTCTTCCACCCATATTTATATTCTCTATTCAGTTTTGATTTTTGAAATTTTTGAACGATCTGTTCAAGACTAAGAACTTACTTTGTTCTTCATAATATTCAGTATTGTATTTAACATATTCTCTGTGGTCGTGAAATCTCCACCTAAACAAGAAGCAGTTGTCTTTATTTCATAAGTCCAATCAGTTTTATTACTTGTTGATTCTACTGGATAATCCATATACAATATTGTTCCTTTTGGAACAACAATATCATTGTATTTATTCTTGTAATCTTCTTTCAAAACCTTTAACCACTTTTGACAACCTTTATTATATGATTTATACTTTGCATCACTTGTATATACATGAAAATAAGGTTCAGACGGATATTCAATTCTCTTAAATTTGTTAATTACAAGTAACACTCCACCAGATATTCTATAAAGGTCTTGATAATCTGTTTCTGCTAATATCTCTATGAATATCACCTCACTTATTTATTCTCTTGTTTGTCACGGATTTTATATATTATTCGTGACATTTTGTTTTGGAATTTTTGAACTGAATCGTTCAATGAAAATGCTTACTGAATTGACTGTTTATGTAATCTTCTACAAAGGTTATCGTATGAATTACTAATTGAATTTCCCATAGTAAGCAATCTTGAAATATAACATCTGACGGTTTTGCAAATCTAAATCCATCTCCATATTTTGAAGCATGTTCCATTGTTCCGTCCCTATAATGGATAACAATAGCAATAATTGCTCCAATTATATGAATACTCATTAAAACTACTAACATATTCACCCCCCTCAAAATCCGAATGAAACAGTGAATTATTTATTTACTGTACAAATCAATCTGTTTCATCTTTTTAAGAAATAACTTCATCTCATATCCAGTAAGACCAACACATGTATTTCCAACTTTCTTTTCATCCATCAAATCTGGATCATAAGACTGTAAAATGTGTTTGCCAGAACTTTTATGTAGAATATCTACAGATTGAGTAAAATTATATTTGCTATTTTTCCTCTCGTACCTTACACCATATTTATCCTCTTCGATTTTAACAAAACCAATCTCTTTTAACTTTTCGTCTACACTTTTAAATAACTTCATATAATTCTTCCTTTCACTTACTTATTCTCTATTAGATTTTTCATTTTTATGGGAAATTATGACTCGAATGAATTTTAAAAATTAATTAGTTTTAATACTCCGAATAAAGCCCTTTAACCATTTCTCAAACGAAATTTCTTTAGGTTCGCTTGGATATGTAAATTCTTTCCACTCCGTTGTTTCATCTACTATGTGTTCGCCCCATGGCAAATATCTTGACCATTCATAGTTTAAACAAATATCACCATCAGGATATATTTCTACATAAGCATAGTAAAAATTTCCACATCGTTTTCCAACATAATATTTATCAAGGCTTTCACAATAATAAAACTTAAAAATATCTTCTTCATTGACTTTTCTACATATCTGTTCAAATGTTCCAAGTTTTTCATATTTATTAAGCTTTTCTCGTAGTTCTAAAATATCGCATGTTTCTTCCACCCTCTCTCACCTCCCATAGCTATATGTTCTCTAATTCTCCTTTAAAATTGCACCAAGAAATGTCAGTTTCCTTCGGTCTTGATTTTCATACTATATATAGTGTTTATAACGTATTATAGTCACTATATATAGTATATTATTTACTCTTCACCAACAAAAACTAATCTATCAATATATTCTCTACCTTTGCCCTTGAAAATAGGGATATCTGCATCAATAATCCACTCATTTTCTAATTTAGAAGCATCTCTTAACTGTGCAATTGCCATGACTCCATCAGATTCAACAACAACCTTATTTTTTGCGCAACAGCTTCCTCGCTTCTGATAAATCGGTAAATCATTCCAGTTAATATTTTTCTGAGTCATAAGCATATCCTGAATATCATTACATGATTTATTCTGTAACTCTTTGTGTGAGAAATTGGCTTGACCTACCATCTGAATTGAATTACGAGAAGCGTCAAGTTGTCTCCAATAAAAGTTATTTGTTACCTCTTCTTTTGGAATATTAAAGCAACGAGCATCAAACATTGCACCCTTGTCAACTGCATTTAGTAATGTCTGAATATATCCCCATGTACCATCTTCATATTTTGAAATACCATCCCATTTACTAAATCTATATTCGTCAACATACTTTTCAAAAAACTTATTAAATACCATCGTAGCCATGCTTGCTGCAATACTACATAACTTATCAACTCTATAGTCAAAGAAACAATCTGTATTTAACTTATCATAATCAACAAGAAGTAATGTGATTTCATCGCTCTGTTGATAAGATAATTTGCAATTCTGAATATTTTCGCATAAATATTTAGCAGTATTCTGCATTGATTTTATAAAAACTTCATCAAACGGTCTTTTAAATCCTTTTGTGAAGCTATGTCCAGCTCTCATGTCTAGCCTCAAATCACTGGCATTCTTCGCTGAAGATAATATCTATTCCTTTTTTCATAGCCTTTCATTCTTTCTGCGAGATCACTTCTATCCATATTATTTCTCCTTTATAATTACCATCTACTTGTATATCTACTATCTACAAATAACTCTTCCTTTGGTCTTGGGTTCATTAAATCGCTGCTATTTAATCTAAGTCGATTACCATAATATCCATCCCATGAACCACAACCCCATACATTTACCTTTCCGTCAAAAAAGATATTAGTAATTCGATATGCAGGTTTATCACAACACTGCCAATAGCTAATTTTAAAGCAATTATCCTTATTTACATTCTCTAAATATTCTGGCACAGATCCCCAAATCTCACACTCGTCATTGATTTGCTTTAATGTATATCCTTCATCAAGCATCTCATTAGCTCTCTCAATTCTTTTGTGTCTTGTTTCACAAGCTAATGCATCATCAGGTGTATCAAATAACTTTCCACATTCAGAACATTTATATTTAATTACTTTTTCCAAGATTTCACCTCTACTTCAATATTTATCATTATGTTCTCTGCAATAATCTTTGATATTATCAATACATTTATTACAAACTCTTATTTTATAGCTGCGTTTACTTCTCAACAGTCCATTCATATCTGAACACTTTAAAGATATACCGTCTCTCTCACTGACTTGTTTACCACATACATCACAAATCTCTATAACTGCCATAATTTATTTCACCTCACAATTCCCAAAAGAAATCGAAATTTCATGGTGCTTTTATCACTACATATAGTGTATATTTATTTAATACACACTATATGTAGTATCTTATTTTACTCTACCACGTTCCAATCTTCTGAAAGCATGTCTGTCTGACTTGGAAGCCAAGGAACTACATTTCCTTGTGCAGTTTTTATAGCAATATATGCTCCGTATTCCACCAGTCCGTTCTCATTGACAAGACTTGCTGCAATTTCTGTACAAGGAGCATATGCACCGACTGGGACATAATACAAAAACATACCATTACCATTCCATCCAACTCTTGCTACTTTCTTACCATTCTTTAATGCTTCAATTGCCTGTCCAAAATTCATCATTTTAAAATCTCCTTTACTTCGTTTATCTCCAACTGATACTGTAATACGATTCATTATATTGATTGCCAGTTTCAACTTTATAACCAAGTTCCTCTAATTTCTTTCGTGTTTCAGGTTTTAAACAACCATCTTCACTGATTGAAAATTTGCCATCTGCAACCGCATCTCTAATCAATTTTGATAACTCTGCTAATTGCTGTGTCGTGCAACTATCAATTGCATTGTTTGTCATCTTATTTGCTTCTGATGCAGACGGAATAACATTCTTTGGTGAGTAAACTTCTGGTATAGAAGTGATGGGAGTAACTGCGTCTTCACAACAATCTATATCACTACAGCCTAAACAAAACCTATAACTTCTGCTATTTACTGGATATTTGCAAGTCATTTATTCATCCTCCTTTTAAACTTGTTTATATAACGGATTTAGGAGCTTTCCCAATACCTTATTAACAGCCGCCTTGCCCATTTCTTTATTCCATATTTTACCTTGTCTAACCCTTGCAAAGAATAAAGCATATTCTGAAATATTATTCTCTACATCTTTGTAAAACTCTTCATCTTCTTCGCCATCGGCATATTCAGTTTTATATGTATCAAGAATTATTCCCGTTAAAATGGTTTTCGCAACTTGAATTAAATCATCTGCTGCCTCAGCTTGTTCTTTTGCTGATTTTACTTTTAGTGTCGATCTTTCTGGCACTGAAAAGTAATATAACTGTTTAAAATCTTGCTCTTTTGTGTCTTCAATATGAATTCCCATATATTCTAATGTAAGTACAGTTTTAAGATTTTCTTCAATCTGTTTTGAATTATTCTCTAATTCTATTGGTATTACCTCCTATATTCCAACATGAAATTGTTCATAGATTTTATTCATTTTTTCAATAATTTTTCTATTCATAATTTCCTGATCTATCAACTCTTCTACGATTTTTGCAGTAGCATACTGTGTCTGACTTCTAAGAATTTTACAAGCATTTTTCTTATACTCTTCTAAATCTTCTATAGAAGCACTTGACAGCATTGTATTTTCATTTGTTAATCCTTGCATTACTGGTGGTGTTATCATTCGTTTTACCTCCACATGAAACCGATATTTCTTGTCCTTTTTATTACTATATATAGTAGTTTGAATTTATCTAACCACTATATATAGTATGCGATTTTATGAAATATACCACCTATTGTATTATTCTCTCTTTTACTTCAATAAAGCAGCAATCTCATCAATTTCCAGCTCTGTTTTCTTATCATCAGAAAGCAACTTGTCCAACTTACTCTCCATTTTCTTCAAATCAGACTCTTCTTTCTTCAGACCAGATACCTCTAACTTACTCTTAATATCTTTAATCCATGCTGTCACACTGTATCCTGAAATTTCAAAATCAGCCATATTAAGATCCTTTGCAGACATTAAATATGAATTCAATCTAATCAAAAGTAATAATAATGCATCGTCTGAACATACATTGAGATTAATTGTCATTCCATCCATATTAAGAACGCAATTTGTTTCAGGAATAAACCTAACCTTCTTCTCAGAAATTGATTTCTTCTTAGTTTCAATCTGTTTCTTTAATTCTAAAATTCTGTCATCATTTTTACTCATTAAACTTGTACTCCTTTTTATATTCTCTACCATTTGCTAAATATTTCTGCTTACATACTGGTTTAAGTTTTTCAAAAACTGTTTCAATAGAAACTGGAATCATATGCGTCTGAATTTCTTTTTGACCATAGCGTACTTCCACTTCTCTCTCTTCTGTCGGGAAAATATCAATTGCTTCCTTACCTCCATGATAGATATTCTTGGTACTATATTTATAAACAGTATATTTGCCGTTATCTTCTGACCTATATGGCGTTGTCATTTCATATTTAATATATTCTCCATTGTTGTTTACCATAAAACGAACATTGACATATTTTCTTGTTATATCATCATCGACATATGTATTAATTGCTTTTTCATAAAAATCTTCAAATGAGATATTTACAATTTTATCCTTGCTATCGTCTATAGGGGAGAATTGATAAGATGATTCCATTGAATCATAAATTTCAGAATATTTAGATGTGCATTTATCATCAAGACAACTAATAAGTTTGTTTTTAGGAACACTTTTGAATTGCTCAAATTCATACTTCCCATCGCTTAATCTTGCAAACCAATGCATTTTACCATATGGAAGGTTGTTAATTCCTTTATGAGAAATTTTTGTATATCCAAATCGACCTGGTTCATTTGGAATATCTTTATAGGATTTAGTTTTTATAGTTTTACCATCCTGTATAAATTCATAACCATGACCGTATATTTCAAAACGTCCCATATAAATCCATTCGATATTTTCTTTTGTAAGATATGTTGCACCAAGGATCAAGTCTCTTGTCTTAATAGATTCATTATTATGTACAATCTTATTATAAGCTGCAATCTGTTTATAGTCAGGTGACTCAACAGGCATAAGAACTAAATCCTTACCATCCCATCCATATATAAATTCTCCTTCAAGTCCCTTACCTTTGATACAATTCGCATTTTCGAGAATATACAATAAATTTTCAATGGTAATTTCAAACTCAAATCCTCTTGGATCATATACTCTACAATAAGCATGTCTGTGATCCCATCCTATAGAGTAATCACCAGCTTTCTTATTTAGTACAAATCCTTCTGTTGGGACATTATCAAATTCATCATTCGGAATTTTATCATCACGCCAACTATTCCATGATGCTTCTTTTCGCAGTTTGCCTTTTTCGTCATAGTAAATGACGTAGGCAAGCTTTCCTGTGTAAGTTCCTGAACGATTTTGATATCCAACATTTATCGTTTTAGGAACAAAAATACTGCTGTTCAATCTGCTACCCCTCTTACATCGCCTTTGCAATCGACTTAACCTGATTATCAAGGTATTTTACAATTAATCTCATCTCTGCCAATTCCAAGCCACTACTAAGACTAAATTCGTCCTCATCATAACAAGATGAACCTGCTTTCAAAGCACCACTTCTAACCTGAATTCTCTTACCATTGTTTCTATACTGATATTTAATAGTCTTTTCATCGCCCTTAATATCAATAAAAGTAAGTTCATGTGTCAAATTCCATTTACTCCAAGTCCTCTTTGTAGGTGTCTCAACCTTCTCAAAATACTTCTCGTACTCGTCATATGACATACAACCAAGATTGCAGCCACCGAATTTAAAGCAAATTACTCCACCTTCCTGAATATCAGTTACTTCACAAATCTCACCAATGTTATCAAAAACGCCCATCTTCTTAATTAATTTAATTCGATCACCTTTAATCATGCTGCTTTATCCTCCTTATTCGCAAACTTTTTGTTAAATGCATCAATAGCTTTCTGATCCTCTACTGTTACGTTATCATTGAATCTTCGTCTAGCCTGTACAATATGATTATTTCTTACTTCAATCGTTACCAAACTCTCATCTGGTTTATTCTTCTTTCTCAAGAAAAGAATGTGGCACTTACCGTCAATAACCTTATCTATGTATGAAGCTACGCAGTTGTTTTGCATAGTCGCCTCATCCTTAATATCCTGTGTTGATTTTGGATAAATAAATATGTAATCACCAAAAGAACATTCGTACTGTTTATTTATTCTCTTTCTGAATAACTCTTCTGAGAACTCTTTCTTCATTCGATTGTAATTTCTACAAGCGATTTTATGAGTTGTAAGAAAATGTCTTGGGTACTTATCATACTTTGGGCTAAGTTGACTCATCATATTAGCATAATCGTATAATTCACGAATTAAGAAACCTATATCTTCAACTGCCTCAAATGTCTTGATTCTATCCAGATACAACCATAAATCCTTGGCGTTGTAGCCATATTCATTCACTAATTTATTAAAAAATGAATAATAAATACAAACACCATCTACTCTATCCTATACATCTGTATTCCAAGCAATATAAATATCATCAAAATCTAAACTTAGATAATCCAAGTTATAAGCTATGTAATGTGCATCTTGATTTTCTTTATAATATTTAACAGTATTGTTGGATAATTTAATGGGATATTTACGACATAATTTGATTAGAGATTTTGGAATCTCATTTATAGAATACTTGAACCGATAACCATCTTTGATAATGTCATCAAATCCTGCTGAGAAGATTTGTTCAAATTTACTATACCTTGGAACTCTATCAAGAATTGTTCCTATATTGCTTATTGAATATGAGTATGCTTCTGAATTTCTAACAAATCGTAAAAACTTTGCATACTTTTCATCGTCACAACAATCAAACAACTCATTTAAGGTAAACCCACTCAATTGACTACACAAGTTCTTTACTGGCTTACCCTTAATTCCAATAGCAGTCTTTGTTGCGAAATCATATTTTACAGTACGACCATCTTCATAATCAAAAATGAGATACTGTTTATCTTTGTATACTCTCGTTTATATCACTCCTATCTGTTATAATTTTCAAAAAGAACGAATCTTTCCTGTTAGTTTATTCTCTCAATTCATCTAATATCTCAACATCAATACAAAATAAATCATGTAAGTTTTTAATCTGCTCATCAGTTGGTTTCTTCCATTCTATTGTTTCATCAACATTAATCGTTACAGCACCACCACAGAGCTTTATTCTTGCAATGACTTTTGGACTATAAATAGCTGCAACTTTTGGCATTGGAATACTACAATTTGTTTTTGGTAATTGTGTCATCTACTTATTCTCCTATTCATCTTTGTCTATAATGAACCAATATAAAAAACTTAAAAGTGTAAAAGTAATTCCAAGTATTTTATTTCCTGCTTGATATGAATACATCGTTACACCACTACAGAACCATACCAAAAGAAATGCGATTGCTTGTCTATAATACTTTTTCATTTCATACCTCCAATAGCATATTTGTTAATCAGCTTCATGATACAGTTCTCCTATTTCTTTTATGCTCTTTATATAAAGCATTTAATTCCTGTTCTAATTTCTTTTTCTCCATAGGATTCTTACAATACTTTATTCTCTTCTTAAGAGTAGATATATCTTGTTTTGGTGATTCAGGAACAAGTGCTAAATCATCTAAAAGGTCAAATTCTTTAGCTGGCTTAAGTAAATCTTCAAATAAGTCTCCTTGTGACTCTACTTTTAAATCCTTATATTTTTGGTCAAGTTCATTTTGTATTTGAGCCTCCATCGTTGCACTTATCATTTTTCCTATTGCATCCATCTGCCTACCGACTATTAAGACTTTTATAGCATCACTTATTTTTTCAAATTTATCATGTAACTCTGAAATATTAATCACCTCGTTCTACTCTATGTCGCAACTTTTATATTTGCCCTTCATAATGTTATTCTCCACTATTCCTGTTCAATCTATCAATTTTATCGTTTTCGCTATCAGCTCTATTGAATGGAATAACTCTTCCGTCCTCAATGCAAGTAATCATTACGAGATTTGCTCTATTGTCTATTGCGTCAAATTGTTCTTTGTGAACTCTAACTGTTCTTATTGAACTAAAATCTACTGTAAAAGACATATAATACCTCCAATCTGTCTAAAGGAAAGAAAAATTTCTTACTAATCTAACCACCTATTATCCAAATAGTAGAATCCAAATACCATTCCACCGATTAAAATAACCCAAAAGAACCAGAAAATAATAATTGGAAAATCAGATTCTAGCCTTTCTATCGTCTCGTCAATAGTTGAATTATTATAAAATGATGTGTTATCAGAAATAGTTTTATCTCTCAAATCTGTAAAAATTGTTCCTTTATATTCAGTACCAATACCATAATACTTATACCTTACATGACTTGATTCCTTGATAGTGTCAATATAATCAGTACCAGGTAAATCAATTTTATTACTTGTGAAATTCACTCCACAAAATGATATTTCTTTGCACTTAATATCTTCACTTCCGACTCTATCCCAAGTCCAATATGTTTCTGTTGTATAATAAGTTTTTGATTTACCATTGACAGTTCTTGTATGGGCTACTCGTCTTGTATGTTTTGTATATCGCTCTTTGACTTTCTCTACATACATATATTCTCCACCAATTTCAGGATATGTGACTGTATCTACCGCTTTCAAATCACCATATACAAACGCATTACCAACATTTGTATCCATTCCATATTGGAACATTTCTTGACTTTCTATCTTAACAGCTTTGTTATAAATTTCATTTTTATCCATTTGGTGTTCTGAAATCTTGGAAGAAATCAGAATACCAAACAGAATCATAACTGCAATGATAGAAATACTAGCCAAAATTTCACGTTTTGTTATTTCAAAATCGCCAAAATCAAAACCTTTTCTACCATATCTCATATACTAATCCTCTTTGAACAACGACTGTGGAGCATCAACTGGCGCATTGTAATCCAGATACTCATATTCCTGCACTTCATATCCAAGCAATCCAAGGAAATATCTTATATGGAGCTTTCTTACATATCTCTTGTATTCCTTAACCTGCTTATTGTAATTGCTGCGATGCTCTGCAATCATATTTTCTGTCATAGATAACTCATTCATAAGAGTCTTATAGTTTTCATTGGACTTCAATTCAGGATATGCTTCTGCAACTGCTGTAATAGCTGTTGTTACATTCTCAATATCTCCTGTTGATCCACGACCATCGGCAACTGCTGTCAATGTATCAGCTTCATGTTTGTCATACTGTTTTACGCAATCAGCAAGGTTATACACAAGGTCAACTCTTCGCTTTTCCTGTACCTTAATATCTGATGATGCTGTATTTACCTGCTCCTCAAGTGCGACAGCCTTATTCTGTATACTCTGTACACCAAATACAATCATCAAAATAACTGCTAATACTCCTACGCCAATAATTACTGGCACTTTCCAATTTGTATTCTTCATTCTTGATCTCCTTTATATGTAATTTTTTATTAGTTACACTGTAATATTCTCTTATTTGTTGGGATTCCCATAGCCGAATGGCTTAGATATGATTAAAAATTTTCAAAAGAAAGATTGGATTCTTATGATTCCTCTTTTTCATCCATAATTGCACCACAATTAGGACAATATTTTGATTTCAACTTCTGGTTCGCATAATACAGTTTATATATTTTTTTATTACAAACTGAGCAATATACACCTTCATTTGCGCATTCATCTAATACAACCCAATGACCATGCTTCCTATCAGTCTCTTTTATATTGTCTTTTACATCGTCCATTGGAACTGTCATAGTTCCTGCTATAACATTGGCATTAAGAAACTTTGATAAAACATCACCAAGTATTAACTCTACGTTGTCTACAAGTATTTCATTATTTGGCATATATGACCTGTGATATTCTAACCATTCATTTATTGTATAAACTTCTATATTGGTCAATATGCCCATTTTCTCTGCCATACTCATAAGATTGTTTTTATTATTCATTGTAGATGTAATAATCGGTTTTCCTGTTACATATGCTGTTGAAATAAGCATTGCCGTTTTACCAGTCGCACGTCCACGATTTATAATTCTCATATTTTTCACCTCTTATTCTTCACTCACAATCTCATAAATAATATCGTTATGATAATAACCATATTGATCTTTAATTGAATCTTTCAGAACATGTTTCGTTCCATTATGTCTCTCGATAAAGCTATCATATCCTCTACAAGCAGGATTGCCACCAACAGCTCTCCATTCAACTCTATGTAATGTTTTAATCAGTTCTTCTAATTTATCGAATACGTCCCTACCAACCAAGATATTTCCTCTATCAAATGAGAATAATCCAAAATTATACGCTTTAGACGCATACCAATCAACGGAATACCCTAAATAACCAATCAGTTTTTCGTTCTTATCAATTATTGCATATTGAAACTGGCTCTCATTTGGGCATTCTACAATTTCAGGACTCCAATTACACATGCAGCCAGTTTCATACATCATATCTTGTGTATAATAACATTTCTGAAATTCTTTCTTGATCTGTTCTCTATATAAAATTGCAGGTACTAACACCTAATCGCCTCTTTTCTATATCCAAGGATATGTTGCTTTCCTGTGAAGTTACTCAGATAAAATCTTCTGGAACATATCATCTACTGAGTCCAATAAGTCATATCTCTTATCAAATGCTGCTGTTGAACTTCTTGCAAATTTACGCTCAACCATGTCGATGTAGTAAGTCATTGTTCCATCATCGCCCATATAGAATTCATTCCATTCATCATCAGACATCAATCTTCTAACATTCAATTGGTCGATTGCAAGATTGTCAAAGCTAACTACCTTAAATTTCTCAATAATATCTGCAAGATTTTCATATAGCCAATTCTGCTTTACAACAATGTTTTCATGATCTTCTGAATAAAAATCATCACCACGTCTTAAATGTTTATAACCAAGAATCAACATCTTCAGATTATTATTCTCTAAAGCTTCTACGTCCGATGGCTTTAATACTCCATTGATTACATGAATGACCGCATTTGGATATTTCTTAATAAGTTCGATAAATTTTTCTGTAGGATTTACAAGTGATACACCAAGACCATAGATAAGTTTTTCATCAACAAGCTTTCTAATGAGTTCTTGTTTTTTCTCAAAATGAATCTGATTTACCGTCATGTTTACAATAATTTTTCTATCTTTGAGTTTCTGTAAGAATGGAATTAAGTCAGGATGACTTGTAGCATCTCCACCACCAAGAGCAACTTCCTGACACGGATGAAGTGTGTTAATGAATTTCTCATTCAAAATATCTCCAAATTTTCCATCTGTTGTGCTACCTTCATGGCAGAATGGACATCCCATATCACAATAATTTGTTATTTTGATATCCATATTTTCTGCATGATCTGGAATAAATTCATCATCTTCTGTTTCTCTAATTTTTGTTCCATCGCTCAGAATAGTAGTGAAAAAATTCCCATTCTTATATCTTCCTAATAATTCCATTCTTAAAATCCTCCTAAATTAAATCAACCATCGTATCCATATTTACCAAACGCAACAATTTTATCTCCGCTTTTACTTGTATATCTATCTACAAATGTTTCAAGATTACTGTACCGCCACTCCTCATAGGTTTTTGCATCCTCGTCTACAATATTGTTCTCTTTTGCGTATTTGGTATAATACTTTTCTTTCGCAGATTCTGACAAGTCTGACCAATCTTTAGAAAATTCATCTTTATGATTTTCATAGTCTTGTGCTGCATATTTCTTATCATCATCTGATAAACTATTTACTTTTACAAATGACTCAGAACCCCATTCATCAAAAAGAAGTTCGCCATTCTTCCACTGTTCAAATTCCTCCTCGCTACACATTGTCAAACTGTGTGTTGAACTGCTATTTGATTCGAATACACTACGTCTAATTTGTCTCTTCATTCAAAACCTCCTTAATGTTCATTCTTTACTCTATATTCTCTAAAATACTTCTTCTCTGCATTTGTTCTCACATCAATCGCTTCTTGTATATCATTGTATGAGCCTAAATATATTTGCTTATGATTTATTCCAATATATGCAGTCCATTTATTAATATCTTTTCTCCACGATACACCAGTTTTCCCAGAAGTATTATTTGATGGACGAATTCTATTTTTAGTATTATGTTTTTGTTCAGTTATCCGTAAATTTTGTTTTCTATTATCATATTTTCTATCAGAGTATATGTGATCTCCAACAATTAAGCTATCATCACTATCCTGTATACCCAAAATTAATCTATGCAATCTAACTTGCTTGTTTCCACCAAGTACATGCCCTACAAAATATCCTCTTGAATCTTTAAACCAACATATGTCTTTGATTTTGTCATAGTCTTCTAAATCAAAAAAGAATTTATTTCCATTAGAATCATACCCAATACCATATTCACCAGATAAATCATATTCATTATATTTTTTACCATGTGATATTTTTGTTTTAGCGGTTTCAGAAGCAACTTCTTTATGTAGACACCCACAAGATCGAATATTCCCAGAGGTTAAAGCAGAACCAAGAATTATTTTATTTTTTGTCCCACAATCACAATTACAATACCATTGTGATTTATGTTTTCCTGAATTAGAAAATATTTTATCTTCTGCTTTTGCAGTAACGACCAATCTTCCAAAACGCTCTCCAATTAGATCTAATGAATAACCTTTTCTTTTATATTTGCATTCACCGTTAATCTTTAATTCTCCATTTCATCATCATCTTTTGGATACTCATGATCAATAGCATCCATATTTACTAATCCTGCTCTCTTCATATCTAACCAATAACAATATTCATCACCATCCTGGATAACAACATATTTCTTATTTGTCAGATATTCCTCTAATAATATATTCTCTTTTTTGAGGAATCCACCAAGTATATTCTCATCAACATATCCTGTATATGGTATCTCAAAATGAAAATAACCATCGTCAGTTTCCCAATATTCGATTGTATCAATTCCCCAATCCTTTTCTTTCTGCTCAAGCCACTCGTTAAGTTCATCCTCTGTTTTACCATATTTCTTTGCATAATCACTATCTTTATTCTCTGGATGATTTTTATCAGCGACTGAATCTGAAATCATAGGAACGACAATCTTTTTAAGACCAGGAACATATTTTAATGCAAGTGATTCAAGCTTCTTATAATTTTCATCATTATACTCACGTACTAATGAAGCACAAGCGTACAACCATTTATCATGAAAATTACCTAATGCTCTAAATGGACTTCTGCCAAAGCCCATATCACTGTCCCAAATTTGCCACTCACAATCCTTTTCATCAGTTTCTTCATTATTAAATAAACAAAAATCTTTTATAATCTCATCTGGCGTATAATGTTCATCCTTCTTCATAATACAAAGCGAATGCTGACTACTTGAATTTGTCTCGAAAACGCCTCTGCGAATCTGTCTCTTCATTTTTTCTTACCTCCTTGCTTTAATATTCTCTCTTTGTTACTAAAAGAAACCTGAATTTACTGTTACTGCATATCATTTAATTCTTTATTAATATCTTTCTCAACTTCTCTTCTATATTTCTTTTTAAATAATCTACGATTCTTCTTTTTCATCTTTCTCCAACCGTTGTGATTATTTGCCCAACAAGCATAATCATGGGAGAACCAAGATTGATGATTTTCAGAAAATTGTCGTCTTTTAATCTCTGATCTCATAAAGCTCCTCTACTTACAATTCCTAAGTTCAACATTATAGTCATCCTTAACATCAATAGTGACCTCTCTCTGAAATTTTCCTTCCTTATCATAGAGGGATAAATAATATCTGTTGTTACCACGCTGCTCTAAGTCAAGATTTTCATTCTCAAATAATAATACTCGTCTCTGCTTCTGCATTGGTTTATTCTCTACCTTCAAGTTATTTATTGCTTCTTTTGAACCGACAAAGATTGGTGATTTTAATTCTTCAAGAATACAGCTAATATCATCGTCTAGCCGATCATCATCTTTTGTATGTTTATCAACTGCTTTGATTACGTCTTTCTCAAACAATAATCTGTTCTCCATTTTAATATTCTCCTTTCCACTCATCTAACTCATAGAAGTCATCTATCTGGTAATCCAACTTTATAACCTGTTTTCTCAGCTCATAATCTTCTTTCTTACTATCTGTTCTCTGGCACTTCTTCCATAAATCTTCACGCTGCTTAGACAATTCTTTATATTTAGCCGATACATCAATCTCATCTATAACTAAAATTTCAATCTTCTCTCCGCAATGAGGACAGAACTGAATTGGATGATTATCAGTCTGTTCCCACTCATCTTCATATGAAGTAATGACTTCTGTATAAGAAGTGCAAAACTGTGGAACACAAACGCCATCATCTTCATATTCTCCACCAATATCATTTATATCTTCACCTGTAAATATAACAGCTTTATCATTCTGAATTTTATTACAGCAATATGTAAATGGTTTGTACTTGTATGAATGAGTATCATTGAATTTTAATTTGATTAACTCTATCTTCATTTCTTTATTCTCCTAATTTCCTGCCACAATAAGGACAATGCGTAATATATTCTTTTTGATGAACAAATCCATCATCATACTCATCCCATTCAGATGTTTCAATATCTAAATAATATTCATTCGTTAATGAATCTACATATATTCGATTATCAGGTGAGTCATAATCACAACGTTTACACATTTTATTCTCCTAATTTATCAATCTAATTTCTCGAAAATCATCATCGGCTTTTACACCATTGATATAAGCATACCAACCTCTAAGACCTTCTCCCTTAGAGATTGGATATTTATGCTTAATATTCATAACAACTTCGTAATCGTCTGGATAGTTTTCAAGAATAGACTTCAAATCACCAATTAAAATACTACTCATAATTCTCACTCCCAATTCTCAATATTATCATCACAAGGGAAATACGAAAGTTCAATCTCGCTCAGTTTTTTGTAATAGATAACAGATTCACTCCAATCTTTTTCAAAACTTTCGCTATCATATATTTCTCTAAACCCAATAAGAATATCCTTATCTGGAAGTTCAATAGCTTCCTTAATCTGAATATGTCTAAAATGATAATCAACATATAATGACTGATCCACGAACTTTTTATCCATCTCATAAGGAGTATATTGTCCTGGTCTACGAATTTCTAACATGCGAAAAATATGCTCATATCCAAAATCATGTAGCCATGTTTCAAAATCAGTCATTATAATCCTCCTTTTCAAAAGGAATATCTGTCTCATAAAAATCTCTTGTCACTAAGACAAAATATTCCTCGTCACCTTCGTACCTGAATACACTTAAGAATAAATCTCCATGACATGTATACCAATAGGACTCATTTTTATTTATTCTAAAATAATCAATAGCTCTCTGAATTTCTTTAACTACTTCATTTTTTCCCACTTCAACAACATTTCTTAGATTCTTGTTAGTTCTATTGAAATGTATAGGATAATCAATATTGTCTTTTGTTAATGTAATTCCATCTAATTCATTGACCATTGATTCTAGTCCACAGCAAGGACACTTAACAAACGGTGCGCCAAGCCATCCAATATGAGTATCTTCTTTAGAAATTTCCAATTCTGAATCACAATGTTCACAGAAGATATGTATTTTTTTAGACTTTTCTTCAACGTTTTTGTTAAAATTGTTCTTAATAACTTTTATAATAATCACCTCTTTCTATGTATTTATTCTCTTATCTCAGTTCAATCTCACCGAATTTTAATGTGTCATCTTCGAATACTTTATTGCCAAGATAATATCCAACTAAACCACCTGATATTTTTGTATTTTCAAATACAGATACCTTACACTGGTCTGCTAACCTATTAATAGTATCTTTATTAGCGAATATATACGGATAATAGTTTTCATCACCCGTATTATTTCTTACGGTTTCTTGCTGTTCGTACATATTCTTTCTTAATACACTTTCATCTATTTCTTTAACTATTGAAAATTTACTCATTTATCTCCTTTCCGAAAGAAATGCTTCTTTCCTCTGATTTCAATTTTTGCTATTTTTCAAAATCAATGCCCTGAAACCCTTATAAATCAAGGCTTTCAGACACCTATTTTTAGAAAATGTAGGAAAAACAAGCATTTCACTAATTTTTCACTATTTTTTCACTATTTCTAAATTTTGATGCCCTCAAACCCTTGATTTTACTAGGTTTATAAACCAAAGGAAACGTGGTTTTCCTTGGCTTTTTCAACCTCTGAAAACCTTGATTTTAGGGCATTTTAGAGATTACTTTTTTATTCTCTACTAATCTTGATACTCGACATGATAATCTGCCATTTCAATTTCATTTCCACAAGGTAATTCAAGAATTGCATCTTCTCCATATTCCCATCTAATAGCAAGACTTCTATTGCAATCACAACCAAAATTACCTTCTGTGAAATAGAAAATTGCACTATCTTCTGGATATTCATATCCTAAGTCATAATGAATGACAAATGTTTTATCCTTATATTTGAGAGTAGCAACAAAAATTGTCCTCTTATGAGTCATAATTCCATGTTTACAATCAGTTGCCAATCCTTGTTTCTCGTATTTATCCTTCCTGATTAACTGAATAAACTTGTTCTTTTCTTCTTCAGTATTAAAATAGTAATAACCCTCTTTTATACCTAAATCTTTCTCGATGGATGGATTGGCATCGTGATTCCATGCACCACCCCAAATATGCACCAACCATTCTTCTTTCTTACTCATATAATTATTCTCCTAATGGTCTTTCATATGTAACTAATTTTTCAACAATTAGATCCTTTGGTAATAAATCTCTACAGAAATATGCTGTTGCAAATGGACTACCTTTTACTACAGAATCCATATGCTCCTTATTGTGATAACAAATTCTTGCATCAAAACTAAGAATCTGAATACCATCTTTGAAATATTTATATCTTGTTTTACCTTGTAGGGAATTAAGCGGTAGAAGAACCGCAAATGGTTTATTGAATGAATAGAGTCTTTCTAAGACTTTATCTTTGATTGAGAAGGGTGGATTACTAACTATGATATCCCATTTTTCAGGTTCATAATTAAAAAAATCCTGACCTTCAGCTAATGAACTTCTGACTACATTGTATCCTTCTTCTTTTAGCCTGTTATAGAAAGCAGACCAGTTTTCATCAAATGGACACCATATAATTTTATCTTTTGGAAGATATTTAATAATATGATCCACTGCGTAATAGGGTGTGTATAACTCATTATCTTCCTTATTTGATGTTAAATATCCAATATTTAATGCCAATATTTGTTCACCTAGTAGCTGCGCAGCTTTACTCACATGTGAACATTTATCCTTTCCTTGTTTTGTAATTACATTGTTATATTCTCTTATTCGTTTTTATACATATCGAAATTTTCACATATATCACATTCAAGTGAAGACCACTTATTATCACAAGACTTACATTTATCATATAAATTATTTTCAGCAAGTCCTTCTTCGCAAATATCTACAATATGTTCACATAATTTCTGTGGAATTATACTTCTTTCTTTTGCACCTTTCAATCCTTGTGTACCAGTTTTACTACCTCTTGGAGCTGGTGTGTGGCACGGATCCCCATTCTTGCACATAGGCAGAAATTTTGGTTTCTTTGCTTGTCACGAAACTAAGTAACAATGTAGATATAATTTTATAAGAAACGAAAATATAGTCTCATGAGTTAAAGGTGCGCACCACTATCGGTAAGAGACTATTAAAGTATTAGAGTTATTTGCTGGTACACGTTCAATTGGCAAAGCTTTTGAAGCAAGAGGTCATGAAGTGTACAGCGTAGAATGGAATAAAGATTTTGAAAACATTGATTAATATGCAGATATTAGTCAAGTAACTGCACAAGATATTTTAGAAAAATTTGGTCATCCCGATGTTATCTGGGCATCGCCTGACTGTACAACGTTCAGTATTGCTGCAATAAGTCATCATAGAAGAAAGAATCCTGAGACTGGCAATCTTGATCCAATCAGTGATTACGCAAAATTCTGTGATGCAACTGATCAGCATGTCATTTCTTTAATCAAAGAATTAAACCCAACTTATTATTTTATTGAAAATCCTCGTGGTGGTATGAGAAAGATGACTTGGATGCAAGACCTTCCACGATATACGGTTACATATTGTAAATATGGTGATACTCGAATGAAGCCTACAGATATTTGGACTAACCATCCGAAACCAAAAATTCATGTGTTTTTAGTAAAATGCCTCCGACATTGAATCTCCAAGTCTTACAAGATTCTCTACTTCCTTATCAGGCATAGAATTAATTTCTTCAATCGAAAAAGTCTCTTTGATTGCAAAATATGAATTATACCAATTTTCATCACAACCCATACTATTTTTTGCTGTGGTTAATACTGGTTTCTTAATATATTCTAATAATTTTTCTTTCTCAGTCACTACATTCTCCTTTCATTTTATTTGAACTCTATTTTATTCCTCTTTAATACTTTAATTGCCTTATCATAATCAGATTCAGCTACTTTAATACTTTTTATCTTAGTTGGTTTTGGCTTAATCCAACTACGACATTCTGTAATATCTTCGTCATACCACATCAAACCGCTTTCACAATATTTGTGCCATTGACAGTCATTATTGCCACAGTTGCTCATTTATGTATTCTCCTAATCAGTTAATATGAAATGTATATACTGACCAATATGCTCCTTCAGTTCTGTTTCTAAATCATGACCACCAATAATCAAGTTATCAATATTAAATCCAGTAATAGTCCATTCTGAATACCCTACATAATGTCCTTGTGTTAATAAATTTCCTGTAAGTATATAACTGTCAAAGTTCATCTGTGCTTCTTCTAAAGTACATTTTTCATCAGAGAACCAACAACGTAGATTCGCATTTGGAATCGTGGTGATTTTCTCGCCAAGTCCTCTGTTTAGTTTTGTATAATTGAAATAATCCATAATAGATTCTGCTATTGATTCATAGTAATCATCAATTTCTTCAGCTAATCCTAAATTGCCTTCACTATTACGTCCTATCCAGCCTTGTAGTATTAATTCCATTTCGTTCACCTCTCTGTATTATTCTCTTATTTGTGATAGGCTACATCAATATGTTCCATACACCATTTCCAATATGGAATTACTTTAACACCACCAGCTTCGTTCCAATCTTTCTTTAACTGCGTTTGTGTATCTTTATCTAAGCAGGAAGCTAAATACAAAGAACACTCCATTGGTGCTGTTTTTCTGTATTCTTCACTAAAATCTTCTAAATTTAAATTCGCCATTTCTACCTCCTAAACCACCAAGAAAATTCAATTTCATAATATATTTATAATTATATATAGCGTAATTTCTTGATTCATACCACAACATATAGCACACAAATTACCATATGTTGTGGTATTTATTATTTAATTGTTAATAGGTCAAAGCTTTTAATATCTAAATCTAGTAATAGTGGTTGTTTTAGACCACAAACTAAATGTTCCATTTTCACCGTATGCTCTTACCATTACAGTCGCATCATCCATTCCATCAGCAAAAAATTCATCTGTATAATTCATTGCATAAAATGATGTATACGTTGTATCAAATTCTTTGTAAGATCCATCTGCTTTTATAACTTTAATTTTATAAGACGTAGCATTTTCTACTTTGTTCCAATTTGCTGAAAAAACTGCATAGTTAAAATATCTTGATGTAGTTTTGAAATAAGTAGCATAATTTACTGTTGGAGTATCGAGGACGCATTTTTTAAGCCAGTTTTTTACAGCGTTATCAATAGCATCGTCTAAAGCACCACCCGGTTGAAAATTAATATCTGGGATTTTAACAGACGGCGGATTCAATTTCGGTGTGCAGGCATATGCTGGGATAGTAGAACCTGCAACCATCATAGTTACAATTAAAGCACTTAATAATTTTTTCATGTTTTTTAATTCCTTTCTTTATTAGCATGTTTACATTGTTTCTATATAATAAGTGATCACCTATATTTATATTATTCTCGAGGTTTGATTCATTGGTTTTATTTAACCGTTTGTAGTGGTATATTTACGACTACTGGATGTGAACCTGCACCCTCTATCCCATTGACAAAAGCCTTTGGGAATACTTTCTTCATTATCTGATAACTTCCATTTACATCTGCATTAATATATTCTCCTTTCTCACTCTGAAATAGCCCTCTATGTATTCTTCTATCTTTATTGTAATTTTTCTCAATTGGATCTTCTCCATCAAGAAAAGATGTACCACTTGTATAACTTTCATTTGTTTTAATAAATTTAATTCCTTCATTCTCACATTTATATTCAAGTCTTTGTACGATACTTAAATATGGAATTGCAACAAATTTCTGATTAACTCTTTTGCCCATATTGGTATCTTGCTTCCAACCTGAGTTATACCCACAAACTAAAGTATCAATATCATTACACTTACAAAAATTTACCGCCATCTTTGTTGATTTCTGAATATAGTCATCTACCTGATTATTTCTTTTAGTTGTAAATCTTTGCATCTCATTTGACCAATCACTATCATTTCTCAGCTTTAATGCAGATCTCATTTTTGAAATTTTCTTATTATAATACTGATTAATTGACTTTAATGGTTTTCCATTTATTATAATTGGACTCACGTCACAGTTTGTTGTAATAGTCATTAAATTATCAACACCTAAGTCAATCGCAGCAATTCTCTCTGATACTATATTCTCCGTTTCAGGAACTTCTATTTCATATACTATCTCCATAACATAATAATCGGCTTTGGGAACAAATCTACATTGCATCAGTTTACCTTCAGCATGAGTATTCACTGTATAACCACCAAAAGGTTTAAATGCAATTCTGAATTGTCTATCATTTAATGAGCACTGTCTATTCTTCAGCATAAAAACCTGTCTGCCATCCTTCGGTAAATACTTAGGTAATTTTGGCATTCCTAAATACTTTGATGGATTTTTCTTCCAATCTTTTATTGCAACAAAATAGCCTTTCCACATTTTATCTACAAGCTGTATTGTTTTCTGTGCTGCTTGCGAACCACATTCCTTATAGCAATCCATTGACTGCATAAGTTTTTGGACATCATAAGCACCTATTTTATTTTTATTATTAATGAATTCTTGTCTAATAATATAATTTGCTTGATTATATACATTCTTTGAATAGAAACAATACTGGTCTACAATTTTATATATAGAATTATTTCTTTTAATTATTTGCTGTTCAACACGATTAACTTTTTTCATTTAGTTTCCTTTGTTTATTATTTTAAAAATTACATAGTTCTAAAACAATAAGTATGCAGGATCAACTGCTCTACTTGGGTTTATTACTAATTAAAATTACATAGCTCTAAAACGTCGGATTGTTGTTATGATTAGTTTGTATTGGGTTTATTACTAATTAAAATTACATAGCTCTAAAACCTCAAATATGTATTCGTAATTTATATAGTTTCTTGAAGTTTTACGTTCAATGGACAAAACCCACGCCCACTATCCAATCGAATTTCTTCTTTTGGAATACTTGTTACAGGATAAACATTTATTTATCCTGTATTTGTATATTCTCTCTTTCAATTACATCATCTCTACAATTTCAGATATACTCATTACGAGCCAACATAAAGCCATTGCAGACCATGTAAATTTCTGCATCTTTCCTTTTACAATAACAGCATTTGCAATACTTAAAATTACCAATGCAATGTGCATTATCAGTAAAATCATAGTCTAACCTCCTAAAATTTTCGCAAGAAATTCCGCTTTACTTGGAACTTCATATTCTGTTATTCTCTACTTAATCTTCTTCTCAACCACAACAATCGTGTCATTGTGCCAACCGCCATGAGAAACAAGTAGAATTTCCTGAATTTCAAAGCCATACTTCTTACCAATGCCACCACTATTCCAACTACAAGTAATTACAATACCATCTTTCTTTACGATTCTTCCTATCTGTTCCTTCTGCTTAGACCAATATGAAGCTTGTGTTGTCTGCATATTTACTGTCTGTCCAAGATTTTTGTAACATTCGCTTACCTGTCGTGGCGAGTATGGTGGATCATATAACACTGTATCTACTGAGTTATCATCGAATGTCTTTAAGAAATCTAGTGCATCCATATGGTAATCAGTATCATATTGTGTATCTAAGTCATTTGTTACTGTTGCCAATTTATTGCTATTAGCAAACGGATCAACAATCTTACCAGTTGCATATTTCTCAATTAATTCCTTAATTGGCTTAATTGAAAATGTGTTACTATTTGGCATCTGCCAGACTCTATTTATTATCATTATGTATCAGGAGTAAACGCTGCGTTTTCGGTATACCAAACCTCTTACTCCTTCCTGTTATGTTATTCTCTGTTACAACTTCATAAAACTCAAAATATGAGCTATAACATCAACAGTCCATCCGTTACCAACTACTTCAAATCTTCTTGTTTTAGGCATTGCTTTTACATTGCCACTCTCATCCATTCCAAACTCCGTATAATTGTCTGGAAGTGTCTGAAGTCGTTCAATCTCTAATGGACATGTCTTTTTATATTTTTCTCCACCAAGCCAAACATTGAATTTTGTTTCTGTTCTACAACGTGGTACTGTTGGAGCTTTCTTATCTAAAAAATACAACCTGTCCTGCTGCGAATAATGACCTTTACCTCCAAGATCATATTTTATGTAATTCTCACACTTAATCATTGTGTTCCTGATTCTGTCATCAAAGTATTTGACTAAATCTGGATCATCACAGATAACATCTTTCACTAATAATCCTTTATCATCAGGAAGTGTGATATTTGGTATGTTCGTCCAATACAGACGTTTTCTTCTCTGAGCTGATAATAACTGACTATCAATCATAATTGGTTGTACACCCAATTCCTCACTAATAGCGTCTTGAATCTCGTCAGCCATTCCATAATTGTTTTCATATAGGAAATATTTTGGATTTGTATTATTCTTTGCTTCCACAAATTTTTGAAAAAGTTTCCAACCTTCGCCTTCTGTATCAATTTCTCTCTTCAATTTTGCTGTTTTACTACACTTGGCTTTCGACCAGAACTGGCAAGGTGAACCACCCATTAATAGATCGACTCCATTAAAATCCTTGAAGTCGGTAGAAAATACGTCACCGTATCTTTTGATATCAGGATAATTATATCTACTGATTTTGATTGCATTCTCTTCAATTTCAAATGCGTTATACTCACTGACTGAAATATTGGCTTTATCTAATGCAACTCTTCCACAAGAGATTCCATCAAATAAACTTAATACTCGTAGTCCTTGAGAATTATTTTTTTCATTATTCTCTGTCAAAATACACTATTTTACAGAGGTTACGTAACCATAATTACCTAGGAGTTACTGCTTAATTCCTTTCTTCTTAATTATTTTGTTGTAAAAAATCACTCGAAAATAGGCACGTCTGCCTAATCGAATGAAAAAAATATTTCTTGTTACTTTTATTTGGAAAATTTGGCTGATCAGCCTTTGAATAGAAATACTTCTATATTAGATTATTCTCTACTTGAAACTTCTTTAATTCATCTTGAATCATCTTCTGCATATCTTCTTTGTCAAAAGATATATTTACAACTGGAATAACATTTGCATTTAGATTAACATCGCCAACAATAACATTATTAAATGCTTCTAAAAACATTTCTGCAATTTCTTTTTCATAGTTACCACACATTCCATCGCAGTTAATATCTGCAATTACTCTCGAAAAGAAATCTTTGAACTTATCAGCGATAAAATCTTTCTCATATCCTTTTGGAATATCAATTGTTAATTTCACCATTTTACCTCACTTTATTTGTCAAATGGGTTCTCCATAATACAATGGTCAACCATATCTCTAAATGCAAAAGGTGAATCAATCACTCTATTTGAATATCTGAAACGCTTTAAAAACTCAAGTACCTCATGCGCGTCTCTATGTGATAATGGAATAAATGATACATATTCAGGGCGACCTTTAATACATACAACCGCCCAAGAATGGTCATCAGAACAAAAACCAACATCAGTTCCAACGTCTATCATCGAGTTCATCATTTTATGACAATCATCAACTAATTTTTGAGAATTTTTATATGTAACGGCTGCGTCAGATAATTGAATATTAGCATATACACATTTTCTTACTGCATCATTATATGATTTTTTAGCCGCTTCCACTTGAAATAAATCATCTTCTAATAACCAATGTCTCAATTTATCTCGTATTTTATCTTTTAATTTCACTTTCTCACCTCGCTTACCACTTTTACCTTACATTCAATTTCTACAACTTCTAGCTGCCTATCAGCGTTATAACGTCTTGACATAAATCTTCTAACCGCATTCTCAGCAGTTTTCCTTGTTTCCCAATATTTGTGTCGAGGGTTTGTAATATTACTTACTAATTTTCCTGTTGATTTATCCATTACACCATATAATGAAAATTCATTTTCCATTCATTTCACCTCACTCTATTGGAATCATTTTCGCCATGTTATTACCCATATGTTCAACCGCATGATAATCCGTAATTGGCTTTAAAAAATCACATCTATTAGGTTCACATCCTCTTCCTTGATATAAATTACATGCATAGATACCACGCAACTGATTTGTACATTCAGAAAAGATACATTCTTTGGGTTCATCTGGCATTTTATCTACAATAATTTTCATATTCTAACCTCACTTATTTGTTATCATATCCAAAAATAACAATTCATCTTTCTTTAATGTAATATCATAATCTTTCCACTTCTCCATAAGCTCTCTTGTGTCGAAACCATGCGGAACTATAATTGCATATCCATGCGGAGTTTTATGTTTCTCAATGTATCTTACAGGAATATATGAATAACAGTGAACATCCAAAATAAATTTTATTACAAGATTATCATCATCCACATCGAAATCAAATAACCATTTACTCTCATCACGATTTTGTACCTGCTGTGCAACTGATGCTAATGTACGATTAAGCTGTGTCATACTTGGCTTATCTCTTAACAGACGGATAATCAACTCTTCTCTGATTTTCTCTTCATTCCTAGAATTAACTGATCTATATAATCTTGTCTGTTCGCTAGGGACTCCTTTGGCTGCAAAACTTTTAAAAGCCTCAATTACCTTGTCTTCGTTCTCTTTGTATTCAAGGATTGTTTTTACTCGTTGCTTAAAGTTTGAAATATCCTTATTATCCTTGTTTCGAGAACGAATTAGGTATACATATAAGTTTGACATATTTTTACTCCATAATTTCTTTCAAAACACTTTTACATTTTTCTTTTAATTGTCTGTACTTTACATGATCTTGCTGCGTGTAATAAGCATAAATATCGACAAGTTCAAGAAATAATTCATAATGTCTTTTCTTAACCTTCTCGTCCAAAATCATCTCTTTACAGTTTTCTATATGCATAAAATAATCACAGACCTCGCCATCGCAATCATTACAATTTGGTTCGTCTTGCCAACTTCCTAATCTTGGCAAATACCATAATAATAATTCTCTGAAAGATATAGAACGACAGTCATCTCTACTGTAAAATGTAGGTATTTCATCATCATCTTCGTTTTCTAAGAAATTACAACCCTTCCAGTAAATATCTGCATCTAACTTTCCACATATTTCCTTAATTCTTTTCTTCATAATACCTCCAAAAATTCCGAAGAAATGTGCGTTTCTTTCTAATGTAAAATATATACCATATATAGTATATATTGCTTATTTTTAATACTATATATGGTATATTTGTAACAATTACTCACTTAATTCTGCAAGTGCCTTGTCCAGATCCTCATCAGACATGTTCTCAAGTGCTGCATCCTGTCTCTTAGCTTTGATTTCAAGTAATCTCTGTCTCATCTCAGCATTTTTCTTAGCGTTTTCTCTCTTCTTTTTCTCATCCAGCTTCACGCCAACAATATACTTGACAATTTCAATCTTATTAGAAATCTCCTCATCTTCCTTTGACTTAGTATTCAGAAGACTCTCTTCCTCAGACTTCTTTACTTCTGCATTGAGTATCTTAAATACTGAGTCCAGATTTGTGAGAGATAAATCCCACAAATCAATTACGTTAATCATTCCTCTGAATGGGAACTGATAATTTGATCTTGTTGCATTAATAAATAATTCGTTGTTTGTCATAATAATCTCCTTTTCTAATTCTAATTAAAACTTAATCTTCATTACACGCTCTGTTGCGCCCTTAACCTTAACAACTAAATCTGCTCTCTTTGTCATAGAGAATCCAATTCCTGAAAGCTGATCATCAGTATCTTCTACATGACACTTAGCACCTAAAGCCTCAAATACTCTCTTGTGCTTCATTAAATCATTGTCAAGGAACTCAAGATAGAATCCATTAGGCTCTTCGCTATTTACACAATCTTTCAGGAAGAAGAATAAATGTCTATGACCAATTCCATCCTGCTCGTCAAAATAGTTTGGACTATAACTAATTACTGATACAGGAACAAACTGATTTGTATTTACACCCCAAATTTCACGACTTGAAATAGATGAACTTCCAGACAGCTTTTCCTTAATTGAGAAGTTGCCATTCTTGTCAAGTGTTACCTCTGCCACCTGAACATTCTCACCAGTTCTCATAGGATTGCTATAATCAAATGAATAAATCTCTCCATTGAACTCAACTTCCGCTCTGAATCCATGCCTTACTGCACCTGAATACTGATGTACAAAGAATCTATATGTTCCTGATCTCATTCTTGATAAATCCTGCCAAGTAATATTCTCTACTGCAACTTTTCCATCTGGATTTACAATATCTACATCTAACTGACCACCCATTCTTGATGACTCAGGTTTTCTACAATTACCGAAATAAATCTCATTTCCGCTAGGCTCAACGCAATGAGCATCAAGATCGTAATTATCATGTCCATCTTCATTCCACTGAATTGAAAATCTGAGTACACCATCAACATTACCGCCAGCAGCTTTTACATTCTGCTTCATATCAGAGTCAGTAATGTTTCCTGAATAAGCCCAAGATAATCCGTTATTCCATTTGAACATTGTCTTAGCATCTGGATTAACAGGTGCAATCATAGAAACAAAGTTCTTCTCATGTTTATTCTCTACAAAAGCTTCAATCTCCTTTGCAGTTGGAAGTACCTTATCAATGAAATCCTGTGCTGAAATCTCTTCAACCTTAGAGAATTTCTTAGGACTTACAGCAACATCCTTTTCCATCTGACCAAAAATATCATCTGTACCAATCATTCTTCTTGCAGCACTCTTATTTGAGAACAGTACATTATTCACAGTAATATCATTCAGATTAGCAAATCTTCTCTGTAATGAATCCATATATCCAAGCTCTGTAATGGTCTTCTTTGCATCCTCAAGCATTTTCTTTGTAAAAATAGCCTTTGGACGCTTATAATTACTTGGAGCGACAATCTGCTCATACTTCTTAACTGCTGTGTCAAGATCCATATCCTCACTTACATTAATAAGAAGTGTTCCAATAGAATGATTTCTAATTCTACCGATAGCCATACCTGCTGTTACCGACTTCTCCCAAGCATATAAATCCTTTTCAGTATCAGAAGTCAGCTTATCGTATTCCTTCTTATACTTCTTGAACTCTGTGAGTACGCCTTTCCACTCTTCACCCTTATAAAGTGTATTTGAGTTGATAAGTTCAAGAATTGTATCAAGTGCATCCATAGTAATTTCATCGAGAGAACGCTTAAATACATTTCTTGTATCTCTGAACCGTCCTTTAACTTCCTCATTAGAACGACTACTTCTATTTACAAACTTATTTGGAAGCTCTAAGAAGAAATGATCCCACTGATGAGACTTTCCATTGATTTCCTCAAAGTTAAAATCTGTACCAATCTTAGGGAACTTAGTTGTATAAATATCTGTAACTGTATGAGCTTTTACAAAAGCATCAAGTGCATCACATACTGGCTGATATGTTGTATCGCCAAGATTCAGTTCCCAAATCGTATGAATCTGGTTATCCTTGATAGTGACAGCAGAACCAATATTCTTAATAAACTGTCTACAACAACTGCAATCATGCTCTCTACGCTCTCTGAAAATCTCATTTGTACCAGCAGGGAAGCTATCAAGATATGTATTCCATAATTCATCTTTGTCTACATTTACCTCAAATAAATGTGTAGTCTCTTTCTGCATTTCATCGAAGTGCTTCTGTAAAGCCTTTTTAAACATCATAAATCCATCCATATTTTGTACCTCTTCTTTCTTATATTTATTTTTGTTAATTGTTTCTATTGTTATATTCTCCGTTTATAATCCAAAGGAAACGAAGTTTTACTGTGATTTTATTTACTACCAAATTCCATTTACCGTTTTATCAACAATTTCTCTCATTACACCACCAGTCATTTTATTCATTGTATCCGCAACAAGACCTTTAAATTCTGCTCTTATTCGTCTATTATGATGAGTACATGGCGTTGAACAATAATTATTTCTTCTACATTTTTCACAATTGCCATTCAATTTCCACTGTTCATTTTCCTGAATCTGTTCCATAACTTAGCCTCCTCTTCTGTCCAAAATTTTCTGAATGGTTTTCTTATCTTTCTCAGATAAACTATCCCAATCTAACTTAAAACTTTCACAATTTTTATGGCGATTCCAACCATCATCACAATCATAAGAATAACGGTACGCACAATAATCACATGCCATTTATTTTCACCTCTCTTCCAAAGAAATAGAACTTTAATGTGTTTTTGCTAATTCAAATATTTCATTCCAATCATCATATTCTTTTAATTTCTCTTGTGGAACTAATAATTCATATTCAGATTCAATTTCTTCTTTAGAGCCATATCCATTAAAACTAGGTATGCTACCAATTAAATCTCCATGTTCTTCTAGTTGACGAAATATAATAACATGTTCTTTCAAAAAATCACCCATATGTGAAGCAAAACTGTCAATCTGAATCAATGACTTATTTTCTTTATTTATGTAAATATCTCCAAGCTTCATTGTTATTTTTCACCTCTCTTCTTAAGAAAAACAAACCTTACTTCCTTGTTAATCTAATTATCAGTTCTACAAGTCTCTCTTTGCTCATAGCATGTAGATACTCTCTCTTTTCATTATCTGAGCAGTTCTCAATAATTTTTAAATCACTCTTTGGCATTTTTAATCCTCCTTATATTTTTTCTAACTAGGCTGGTGGGACTTGAACCCACAAAACCTGCGGTCAAAGCGCAGTGCGTCTAACCAATTTCGCCACAGCCCATTAGAGATGGTGTGGAATTTCACCACACCAAGTTATTCTCTATTTACTGGTCTGAATCAGCATCCTTTGTAACTACAGTGTCACTACCCTGAACTGTTACCCATCCATGCTTGAGCCTTGCTTCTGCCTCTTTCATACGAATGAGCTGATCAGTAATTGAACTGTTAATCTTTGCATTTGCGTCTGCCTCTGCCTGCGCTGCAATAACCTTTGCGTCTGCATCACCCTGAGCTTTTGTAACCTCTGCTTCAGCGTCAGCTTTTGCCTTATCAATATTTGTCTGATTCTGAATTGCCTGAGTCTCTGCATCCTGCTGAGCCTTGATTTTAGCGTTTATAGCTTTCATTGTATCTTTATCAACATCAATATTGATTAAAGATACGTTGCTAATTGTAATACCATACGGCTCAAATTTCTTTGCAAGATAATCTGAAACTGTACTGTTAATATTCGCTCTTTCAGAACCAAGAATGTCGGATACTCTGTAGTTTGCAACAATCTCTTTAGTCCAAGAAACAATATTAGGTTTGATAAAACTATCTCTTACCTCTTTACCACTCTGACCTTTAAATCTTGTAAAAACGTCTGCAACACTATTTTGTTTATACTGGTATGTATAAGTAAGCTCTAAAGTCATTGACTTACCCTCTGATGAACTTGCTGTGAAGCTATCATCATCTGGCGAATCTCCTTTTTTAGAAGCAGTCAGATATGACTGCTCAAGACCAACTGTATATAATGTTGTCTTTACCATTGGACTCTTCCAATGCCAACCTTGATCAAGTACCTTTTTCTCTACTCCACCGTTCGCATTGTACTGAACGGCTGCATAGCCAGCAGGTATTCTTACTAAAGATTTCATACATATGATTACTCCAATTACAAGTACAATTGCTGCTACAAATCCTCCTAGTTTCTTCATTCTTTTGTCTCCTTTTCATCTTTATTTATTTCTTCTGTCACACTATTTTTTATTATCTTATAGACAAATGAGCCTATCTCTGTAAAAAATGGCGACAGCAAAAACCATAGTATTAATAGTCCTATAATGACCAAAATCATCAAAACTGACATTTGATTATTCTCCTATCTCAACAATAAATATTTTAACCAATCAGGTATATCAGCATTTACAACCATACTAAATATCCCAATGTTTACTAATATAGCGAGTATCGCAATTACTATAAATATTCCTATAATAAATAACTTACCTTTCATATTGACACATTCTCTCCTTGCCAACTCATATATCCAAGTATTAACAGTTTCTGTAAATCATTACCATGAAAACCTGTTACATCACAAAATGCACCAAGTATTTCTGTGTCTTCATGCGTTATTGCATGATAATTTACGCTGTTACATTCTTCCAAATGGTTCATGTTTCCGTTTTGGAAAAATGTATTATACAATATTTCATATGTATTCATCTCTATGCACCATACCTTTCTAAATCGTCTAAAATCTTTTCTGCTTTAACATTATGTTCGTCACATTTCTGTGATAATAAATTCATTATCGAAACATAAAATTTTATCACCGCAAGATGGAATCTAAATCTAACTTCGTTCATATTCATCCTCCAAACATTTCATTCCGTACAACCATTCAGAAAATCCAATAACACCTGCAACTAATATAATTTCCAAAATCCATTCCATTTTTATAACCTCTGATTTTTAGCAATTCTTTTAATCTTCATATTCTCTGGAATATCCATTGGTCTGAAGTCAGACCTTATAATCTTTGATATAATTACTGGCTTAACACCCCATTTTGTGTAGCACATGACTATATCTCCTACAAAGACATTCTCCATAAACATATTCCATTTCTCGGATGTCGGTACTCTCCAGACATACTCCTTGTCTGTCTGCTGATTCGGGTGTTTTCCATATATGTATGTAACTACTTTATTTTCCCTTTCATATTCATATCTATATTGTTTGATATCTTCCACATCGAACTCTTTAAGCACCAAGTATCTTATGTATCCATCTACCAGCTCTTTATCATGGTTGATGATAATTGGCTTGTCCAGCTCGCCACGCTCTATAAAATATCTTTTTGCTCTGTTCATCTTTGCCTCATTTGGTACAGACTCTGCAAGATAATCTGGGATTATAATATTTTTTAATTTCATATTTATTTGCTCTCCTTTATGTATTATGCGTTTGCTTATCAAAACTTCTCTTCATGAAGTCATAATTTACTTTCTGTGAAGGGCTAAATTTCTTCTGATTTTTGTATTTATTAACCCATTCCTCAAATTTATCCTCATTTTCATTCTCACAAGCATATGCCATTAATGCGATTAGAGCTGTTTGGCATTGCTGATATATTGGAGCATTGACTTCAATTCCATTGTGGTCAAAGCAATAATCAACAAGGTCAGAGTAAGTATCAATGTCCTCATCTGTCGCTTCTGGATTTGCATTTTCCTGTACGAATAAGAGTGTTGATTTCTCGACATTATCAATTGTGCTCTCACTTGTATTATTCTCTGTTTCCGTATCATCAATATGTAAAAAATCATTCATAAGAGTTTCCAAAATATGTAATTTATCAGCAATAACTGATTTATCTTTTGTACTTGCATTCTCATCAACAGTATCAAACAATTTGCCATCAACAGAAGTCTTTCTTAAAGAATTAATGAATGCCGTTAAAAAATTATTAAACATTTCATCATCTAATCCTTTTTCTGAAAACTTATTAAATAATGTAATCCAGATAAAAGAATCTTTAACGGTAAATAACTGTTTAGTATTTGCATCAACTATTTTTCCTAATCGACTAATATTTTTATCCAATATATTAAATTGCTCTTCTGTTGCATTGTCATTTAAATATATTGCTAATTTCTTTCCATTTTTGTTCCATTTATTAAAATGAAACATAGTCATAACAGACTCACTAATTATTCTTTCGAGGATTCCATTCTCTCTGTCTGTTTCTTTAACATTGCAGCAATTAATAAAGAAATTTCTTTTCATAATTGACCTAATCCGATCTGCAAAATTTGGTAAATACAAAAATTGCTTTTGGCTTGTCGTAAAGTTTTTTCGCTCATTATAACGTTTCATATACTTTGCAGTTTCTTTTTTGTTGCAATGTTCATGAATGACTGTCTCAACCTGATATTCATCGAATTTCTTCTGAAGTTCTTTTGGAAACTGACTGTATGTTTTGTTACGTATATCAAACTCTGCATCATCCCATGATATATTCCCTTCATTGTCTTTTATCATCTTTTTATATTTAATGATAGAATCTTCTACAGACGATTTGATTTTATAATTGCCTAATTTAATCATTTGAAAAGCTGCTGTACGACTTCCACCATCGACAATTTTAGTTTGTCCACTATCTTCTTCTGAAAGGATAATAGGAGGAATATAGTCATCAGTTAGAATTGTAACTGATAATCCATCTATAATTGCTTTCCATGCAGGATTTCTCTGAGTGTCAGCATCATTTTTTATATATCCTTCGCTAACATTATCCAAGTATTGACTCATTGTATATGTTTGTTTTCTAGGTCTTGCCATGTTTATTCCTCCTATTATTCAATGTGTTTTATAATAAAATCGAAATATTTCTATACGATTTCATTCCGTTCATACGATTATTAAATTCAGTTTGTGTTATATGTAAAATATCTTTTATATCATTTGCATGGTAGCCCTCCATAAATAAATTTGCTACCTCTAACTGCTCATCCGACAAATTATTTAGATATTCTTTTATTATTTCTTTTAAATCTGGCTTAAAGAAATCATCCTCTAATGTAGGAGATATAGAAATTCTTTCTAATGTATCAACACAATCTTTTGTAGGTGCATCAAGTGATACATCTGGCAGAAATACTCTATTACCATCTTTGTCTATTCTTGTATTACTTCGACATTGACGATTTTTATCTCGTAAATATGTAGCATATAATCTTCGATTAAGTATTCCTCTATAAAAAGTTTTGAAAGAAGCACCTTTTTTATTGTTCGCATCATATTTTTTTACGCACTTAAACAAAAGAAATTGTGCCAAACTATATATGTCATCATATTCTTTTCCACTAATTCCACCTGCATTCATAATAATTAAATTGCACATCTTTTTTATTTCTGCCATTTCATTGTCGCAGTATTCATGAAGAATTTTCATTTGATCTTCATTCCATTCTTCGTTTTTCATTGTTACCACTCCTTATGTTTGATATTTAATTATTCTCCGTTTCCTATCTCAACTATTCGAGATTTCTATCACCCTTTCTTCTTATTTATAATAAGAGGCATCAAGGAGTTGAACCTTACACGATTGGCTTTCCTGTAAAGCTGATGCCTCATCCGTTAGTGGATTAAACTATGGTAGAACTATAGCAGCTACACATTCTGCTCTTACAAGGCAATATGTATGTACAAAGAAACAAGTACCTTGTGTTCTGCACTTACATCGGGTGTGATTCAGTGCATAACAGAGCTAGTTGGATTCGAACCAACGAATACAGCAGTCAAAGTGCTGTGCCTTACCACTTGGCGATAGCCCTATAATTATTAAATTAAATAAATAACGTGAAATTATGCTGAATTGCTTGAATTTAATTGACAGAATGTCAATTTTTATGTATTATAACTATAAACGTATTCCCGTACGTTTAACAATTCAACTATATTTTTCAAGGAAAGTCGAGCTAGTGTTCCCAGCACTATGATGCTCGGCTTTCTTTTTGTATCTCACATTTATTATAATAGAACGTTCGTTCGGTTTTGTCAATACTTTTATCGAACATTCATTCTGTTTTTTATATGATATCACGTTGCGAGTCCCAAATTCTGCCCTCGTAACTATTTTCTTGAAAGAATTGTATGTAAATATCCCCTTGGCGTTTCCTCTTGTATCTCTGAAAAAACTCTAAGACCATTGGAAAATTCATCACATACCTTTGCGATGCTCGCAGCTTCTTCCAAGATATTTGTGCAGTCGCAAAACTTCTTTTTACAAAATCCAACATTCACATCAGGTTTTGCTAAATCCTGCTTCGCTACTAATACAATAGCATCTTTTTTTGCAAACTTCTTTGCCTCTTCTAATGTCATTTTAATATATTCCATATTAAGCCTCCTCTAATTGTCCGAAATTAGCATCATACACTGCTTTGATCTTTTTCTTCTCTTGTAATTTAGTAATAGTACCTAACTTCTTAATTATTCTCTTTTTTGAAACTTGTCTAACACATTCACCAAGGATCATTGAGTCTTTGGTTAATCCTTTATTTATATCTTTATAGAAGAAGGAATGTGTTGGCTGCTGAAGGTGTTTTATCTTGCTTGTAAACGGCATCACAATAGTTGTATCAGAGTAGATATTTCCGTATGCATTCTGAATAACAACTGCTGGTCTTATACCGCCTTGCTCACCTGCAAATTCAACTTCTCCAAAATCAATCATTAATATATCAAAAGTGTTGATTTCCATATATCACTTTCCTCCCTTCTAAAAGTTCTTTACCTCTTGATAGTTTATATTATAGCGTATACGCTAATTATTGTCAACACTAATTATTGCAAACGCTACAAAAAATTGGTAAAATGTGTATATATCAAGGAGGTTCTTATGCAAATAACACTTAATGAAACACTTAAAAAAGCGAATAAATCTCAATACAAATTAGCGCAAGAGACAGGGATAGCTCACTCTACAATAAATAAACTTTGCAATGGTAAAACAGATAGTATCAAATTTGAAACACTTGAAAAAATCTGCCAGAATCTTAATTGCAATATAGAAGACGTGATTCATCTCAACTAAATATAAACGCCGTCTTTTCCTTGTTCTCTCTTATGTGTTCATCTTCGAGACAAGCATAACGCTCTGTTATTCTTAAATCACTATGACCAAACATACTTGATACTTCCATTAACGCTTGTGCTTTGTCATCAGAACACTTGATATATCTATTTGCCATAGTCTTTCTAAGCCCATGAGTGCCTATTTTCTGCGTTATTCCAGCTTCTCTACGAGTCTTTTCCATTATTGAATACCATGCCTTTTCAGTCATTTTTACACCTTTCTGTGATGTAAATATATAATCATTTAGATTAATATGAGAAGAGTATATTTTCCACTCATACCACTGATTAATAGCAAAGATGAAATCTGCATTCCAATACAAATCTATATGTTTATGGCATTTTTTTGTCTTTTCAGGTACATATTCTCCTTTTTCTTTTATATTCCATGATTCGTCATAAATATCAGACCATTTTAAATCACAAAAATCTCCACCACGTAGTCCAATATTAATTGCACACACAAACATTGTTAAATTTCTCAGATTTATTGTATACTTGTTTTCTGTAGCAGAATTATCAGCCCTATGCTTAAATACATTATATACTTTCATAATTTCATCTTCTGATTTAAGACACCACATTTTTGTTGATTTTCCAATGCTTGTTTCTTTTTTATCCTGGTTAATAGGGAAATTAATAATTCTTCCTTCATAACTAATTTGTCTTTCAGCTAACATATTAATCGACCACCTTTCCTACATACATATTCTCTGTTTGCCATTCTGGTAAAAGTTCATTATTCTGATCGTAATATTTAGATTTCAATTTAGGAGCTTTTTTCATTTGTGTTTCAAAATCATCACACCATCGCACTTCTAAGTTTTTAGTCCTCATTTCTAAATGAGTACATAAACAAATCAAGTTTTTGATGTGGTCTGTTTCCTTTGTATTTGGTCGTGGTATGCCAGCTCCTACCATATTTTCTTTTAAGCATCGCAAACATATAAATCTTGAGTTATGTTTAGTACTACAATTCATTCTATCTCTTCCTTTCCATTAAAAAAGAAGCAGATGTTTCTGCTTCTAATACTTATTTCTATATTTGATTTGCTTTCAATAAGAAAGCAATTTTTCATTTGATTAATGCATCTACGTCAATATCTGTTTTAAAAATAACAAACGATCCTGGTTTAATTAATTTATCAGTTTTCTTAGTAGTTTCTCTCCAATCTAATCCTTCATAATCTTTCTTTGAAATTTCGATAAAATCAGTTTCGTAGATTTTCTTATGAGTCTTTTCTATATCAACACCTCCGCTACTATTCAGTTCAGGTCTTCGTATTTTTACAACATATGCATCATATTTTGTGTCGATTATAAGTACACTTGCCATTTCACAGATTCTTTTATCTGGTAACATACTTATAAGTTTTGTTTTAATATCTCCAATATCCTCTTTATATAAATGTGGCTCATAAACACAATCTATAAAGCTTCCAACTATCTTCATATTAGTTGTCTCCTTTCACATGAAGGCATTTTCTTTGGATTTAATACCCAAGTTTTTGCATTCTTTCAATATTAAATTTCCAATAAGTTATTACTGATGAACCATATTTATTTATGGCATCTTGTCTTAATCCTTCACTTGTGAAAATTAATTCAAGATTTTTTAAATCATTAAATAACTTCTTACTCATTCTAGGATAATGGCTATCAAATCCTTTACGAACTTTTTGTGTAACAATTTGATAACAAGCTCCATTATCTAAAATTAGATCTTTGTTATCAAGTTCAATTATATCTCTACCAACTTTTAATTTTACCATTTTATTATAATCTCCATTCTATTCACCAAGAAATCGTCATTTCTTATTATATTTTTCTGCACATCCTTTACAGTAGAATTGATCCTCAATTCCATCATAAAATCCATCGTCATAACTACCTTTTACGCATTTTATATTGCCTGTCCCATCTTGCTTTTGTTCTGTTAGAATGAATTTTCCACATTTACAGCACATAATATCCCATTGCTCCATTTATTTCACCTCATTTCATCCAACAAATTCTTAGTACCCATTACACATACAATAATACTTAACAGCAGGTTCTCCACTGACATGGCGATACCCTATTTCTCTTATTAGTCTTAAACCTGAATTATACCGCTCGTCATTTGTAAAATTATCTTTTCTTGCCAATTCATTTATAATTGATTCCATTTGTATTCTCACTTCCTGCTTCATTATACTAATTTCCGACAAATCATACTGCTCAGCCATTCTCTTAAATTCATCAGATAATCCAGTCATTTGTGATAAATCCTCAATGGCTCTTTCCATATGTTCATAAGCAAGATCCAAATTATTCCATACTGACTGCAAGTTATTTTGCGTTTTATTAATTCGACTCATTGCACACCTCACTTCTTCTGCTCGTCAATTAAATCCAATACTTCGCATAAAGTTTTATATCTGCCTTCTTCTAAGTCATCCATATTGCGATTTGCTGTTTCATTTTCTAAATCCTCAATAAGCTGCTCTATTTTAATTCTTAATTCGTCCACTGTTATACCTCGCAATTCTCTTTCCAATCTTTTTATCACTTGGGGCGTTTCTGTAACTGATTTATTGAAACATGTCGCTGTTCAATATAACCATCTTCCATTTCAAAATCAACATCTGCTTCCTCATTTGTTTCCCATGCATAATCTACAAATGTTCCAAATAATTTTAAATTTTTATGAAACACTCTATCGCCTTTTTTAAATTCCATTTATATCACCTCATTCATGACAGACACATCAATAACATTTAATCCTGCATCTTCCAAATCCTGTTCAACACAATATCTCAATGTTTCTTCTGATGATTCATCATCATAAAATTCTGCTTCTACTTCTACAATGAGTTTCGCTTTTATTTTATTTTATTTGGTTTGTCTTTCATTTTACTCAGCTCAATCTTTTACCTCTTCTCTTTGCCTACCATCAATATACCACTTAATTTTAAAATCAAAATCACTTTCTATTACATGATCAATGTATGACTCTAACTTGTTCAGCTTAATTATAGATACATTATCTATATCTATAATAACAGGATTGCCAGATTTTGTATTAACACTCATACCATTTATATTATTTGTAATTGGTAAATAATTTATATATCCATTCGAATCAGTTTCATTGTTTAAAAGAACTAAAGATTTTCCATCATTAGTTTTATAAATATCAAGTCTTTCCATTTATATTACCTCTTCTAATCTTCCGAGTAAATCATTCTTTCTTTTTATCTTTGTAAAAAGTAAATATAAAACCATTTTGGATATCCGTCTTGCCAAAATTCACAATAATGTCTATATCTGCTTACTTTATTCTCTTTGTATAATTCTGCGAGCAGCCTACCAATTTCAGGAACTTTCGGTGCTCCATATAGATACCATTCTATTACTTTCGGATTAAATTCATTTATATATGCGTTTACAAAATTCTCTGATACAACATCAATAAACCCATCTTTGTGTTGTAACATATAATTGAGTATCCATTGCTTTTTGCGTTCTTTTATAGCATATCACCTCCAAGGAAAGTTAAATTTACTTGCCTCTATGTTCTATGAACCATCTATCAGCTATAGTATGTGTGAGTTCTATTTGCGTCATAATTACAGTATTCGCACCAAAATCTTTTTCATATTCTGTTTTAATCTTCCCAAGCTCTGTATTTTCGTCAAATCCACCGTTCTTTTCTGCATCAAGAAATTCAGAATAAAGAGTCTTTAATTCTAAGTCTGTTTTTGTTTCAAAAATATTTACATGCATAATGATCATTCTCCCTTTTCCAAAACGTTTAATTCTTTTGAATCACGAAATAACATCAAGTCATCTTCTATATCATTATGGTATCCATGATTATAAGCATATTTTCCAAAATCTCTAATTATTTTTGATCTTGTTTGTAAGTATAAATCTATGTCCATTTTTCTTACGTCTTTACGTTGTTCTGACGTTACAGATCCATTTCTCGTAAAGATACACACCTGATCATTATTTACTTTGACTACATTACATGGATACCAATTTTCTCCAATTCTAAATTCATACATAAAATTCCAATTTCCGTTACACTCTTCTAATGTCATATATCACCTCTCGGAACTTAGATTTCAAGTCCATTTTCCATACATTTTTCTGCAAATTCACTTGAATTATTTCCGACAATTTTTCTATAAATATGATTCCAGTCGGTATTTCCAAATGCTATTTTCACATCACCTTCAAGATATGCGTTAAATGTATCAGATTCATCTTTGCTTAAAACACAAGTTTTGTCCTTACAAACGCTGTCAAATTGTAACAATAATTCTAGCTCTGCAATTTCTGTTTTCAGTTTTTTCATATACAACAACGCATTGATAGCATTGTCTTCATAATTTGACTGTTCAATATTCTTTATATCAATTCTGAAATATTCTTGTTGATTTTCCAAATCTCGCTTTTTAGCAGCTAATCGTTGTTTCAATACATCATTCATATTATTCACTCCTTCCACATGAAAACTTGGTTTCCTGCTATTTTTCATAATAACTACATGGTGCTTCACATTCTCCAGAGGACGTACATGCAGGATTTTTACCACACAATCCATTTCCTAGCATATATTTACACCCTTCTTTTCTTGTACCAATATTTCTCGAACCACAATTATTACAATGATATGATTTCTCTTTTTCATCATATCGAATATCCATATTTCCGCAATCCAAACAAATCATAATTTATTCTCCAATCTTCTAATAAATTTATTCTAATCCAATCATTTTCTCAAAATACATTGCTGCTTTACCATTTCCACCCTCATGTTTATATCCAATACATCCAATCAATGCAGAATCAAGAGATAAATATGAATGGTTTGTATCACTGTAGTTAATGTATCCATGATAATATGTTTTCTTATCTCTTTTATCAATATACTCTACAATCTGATATTCTCCAATGCAATGTATTTTAATCACATTGCCCCATGTAAATTCTTTTTCTATAAGTTCTAACTTTTCTTCATGTGTTGCTTCTCTTACATCCTCGTCTGTAATTGTATTTAACTCGCTAAAATAGCAACTTCCATAATTACACGGATGGAACTTAAAATCATTTTCGCTTTTTACTACTGTTCCAATCTGATTTTTGTATACAACAATGTCTCCGTATTTCATGTGCATCACTCTCTTTCTTTATTATACACTACTTTCTTTGAACTGGAAAGTATAAGACAGTTTCCATCACATATACAGCGTGGAGTTATGTAATTATGCTTTAATTTCTGGTGTAGTCTGCTGAAACATTTCTGTTGGTGACTGGTTATATGCTTCACACATAGCACAAAATGTTTTAATAACATTATCCCATTCACTTTCTTCTACCCACTGAATGAATGGTTTTCCACCTCTCTGTTTTAGACAGATTCCATATTTGTACTGAAGGTTTTTGTAAAGTTCATTCCAAACATTTCCAAACGGAATACCTGTCACAGCAGATAATTGTCTAACACCTGCATTTAGTTTACTTCTATCAGACCATGCAAGAATCCCACCTGCCAATGCTTTGTTGTCATTCTGTAGCTTCTCAATATGTCTATTCTTAAATGCCACAAGATTTGCTGATGCTATTGCAACTGCATTTGCATCTCCACTTGCTACAGCCATTCCAACACTAAGCATTAACTTCTGTTCTTCTTCAATATCTTCTATTTTTGTTTCCGTTGAAGTCTTTTCTTCTATATTAAGAAGCTGATTTCTAACTTCTCTTGCAACCTCTGAATCCCTAAGTAACATTCCAACTCTAAGAATCGCTCTACGAGGGAATACTTTTTGCCCTCTTGTTGGAAAATCAAGAATGTTTCCATCTTTAAATATAAATGTTACTTTTCCTTTTGATGTTTTCAAACTTTCATATTGCAAGTTTGAAAGATCCTTGTATTTTACAACTTTCATACCATCAGTTTCTAATTCGTCAGAATGTCTGCTGTATACTGCCACTATTGCTTCTTCTCCAACTTCATAAAATTCAGCAACTTGTTTTACTGTTGCAAGTTCTGTTCCTGGTAAAAGAAGTAATTCCTTTACCTTGTCCAATACTTCATATCTTCCAACGCACTTATCTCTAAGCTGTCTGTCATCGAGTAATGGATTTTCTTTTTCTTTCTGTTCCTTTGTCAATCGCATATCGTATCTTCCTTCCTATATATGTAAAATTATTAATTATTACCTAATGTGTTATTCTCTTTTTCCCAATAAAAAACCACTAACATTAATTAAATGCTAGTGGTTAGTGTGTTGTATACTGTCTTATTCATCCTTTACAGTATACTTTCCTCTGTTATATTGTTTCATTGCATATGATTTTCCATGTAGTGTTATGTCTTTACTAAACTCGCCCCAATCTGTATGATAGCCATCTGGTGTCGTGTTATGACTAACTCCCCATTCATCTAAGTGTGACATTCCATATACTATAAGCAAAAATACTATAAAACAAACTGCATTTACCATCTCTTTACCTCCGTTTATCTGTTAATCATCAACTGTTACTATATTACTATTATATCACTACTATTTCATTATTAATAGTATCAAATATCTCGTAAAAATTCTCTGTATAAATTCCTTCCAATTTATCGGCTTCCTCATACTCATTCAGAGCATATGTTGCAGCTTCCAACGAATCGAAACTATCTATGACATTTCCACCCTGTCTATCTCTGATTTCAAACATACAATCACCTCCATTATATTATTCTCCATTAAAAAACAGACAACCTTTCGATTGCCTGTTTCAAGTCACATATTTATTTTACAGTACTACAACACATACATTATATAGTACCATTTTCCTTCAATTTCCACACATCCCCAATCAGTGCAAGGTTTATGTGTTCTAACCATCTCTCTTACCATGTCAGAATATCCATCATCTGCACAACAGCTATCCCATTCTTCACAGTATCCTTCAAGACCTTCCTCTAAATCTCGGTATATAGTTGTGCCGGTTTCAAGATACTTCTTTGCTTCTGCTTTGGTACAGTTATCTTCGAGAAGAATGTCCATATCATCAGGAATAACCTCTATTCGGTCTTCGACTCTCATTCCGTCTGCTTTGTACTCTAAATACTCTCTAAGATCATCGACATCATTTACTTCTTCCCATTTATCATGCATCTCTTCACCAAATATTTCAATGTCTGGTTCAAAAAAATCTTTAAGTTCATCAAAACTCATTTCCTTAGTATATTCAGCCTTATTGTCTATGTCAAACACTCTATACTTCATAATACATACCTCCAATCATAAATCCATTATATCAATTCCAAATTCTGATTTCAAGACATTCTCAAAATCTGGATCAATCTCACAGTATCTCTTAATAAATTCATTGTTATTGCATGGTGCAAGTTCTCGATGCACCTGTTCTCTTACATCGCCGTTCATAAATATTGCAATTGCTGGCATCGCATATTTACTTATTTCCATTTCATCAACCTCTTCTCTAAGGAAATTTCCGTTTCTTCCTAATCGCTAATCGGTAGCCAATTTACAACCGCTGGCATTTGAATTAAGCTTTCTGTTTTCTGTATATCTTTTTGCATTTCTTTTATGTCTTCTGTAGTTGGTGGAATATTTTTAAAATTATATACCGCACTATATATTCCGTTTTCCGTATAAAATATTACTAAATGTTTCATACTTGTTTTCCTCACTTTCCGCAGTAAATCATCGTTTTATTGGTTTTTAATTTCCATTGGAATTAATTCATAAATTTTTAAATCATTAATTTTAATTCTATTTCCGTTCTTTTTATCTATGATCTGTCCAATGATATTATTATTCTCAAATATATTTTTATTTTTGATATTATTTATTTTTTCTAACAAATTTTCAGCATCTTCATAATTCGGTAAGACTGTTGCAGTGTTTAAGTCACATTCATAATACACTTTCGCAATTTCATTCCAAGTTTTACCCGTTTTCCATGACATCATTGTTCTTAATTCGATTTTAAGAAAATTCCATTTATCTAACCCTATTACATACATTGATATCCACCTCACTTTCAAATAAATCTACGTTTCATTGTTTCTTATAATCCCAATCAATATTAATTCCACATATAGGACAGTTGGAAGTTCCTTTTGAAAATGAAAACTGATTAAATTGTTTGTCTTTATCAAACAATCCAAATGAGTGTGAATAAAACTCTCTATATTCATTTCCCAAGCTTTCACACAAAGGACAACCATATTTAATATATTCTGGTTCACCATCTTTTTCATAATGATGTTCAACTGGTTTTACTTTTACTTTTTGTTTTCCGACACTTTTTGCCCCACAAACCTTGAATAATATATCTGATTTTATTAATGCCATATTGTCAACCTCTATTCTTCACAGTAAATCCTCATTTTCATTGTTTATGCAACACATAAGGTAGCTGCAATTTCAAATTCCTTTCTTGATAATTTGAATGGAATTTGCTCATCTTCTTCCTGTAACACAACATAATTTTCAGTTTCTTCAATCAATTCACAGGTTTCTCCATCCATACAAGGAGTTCCATTATCGGTTTTCAAATCAAACCACTCCTTATCTCCATCTGTTTCCTTTTGAATATATCCACCGTATTCCAGTGATACATATTCCTCTTTATTGTCAAAACCTGTTAATGCGTTAAATAATGTTGCTGTACTTACTGTATACTCTTTCATAATTTTTCCTCCATTCTGCTTATAACAATCTATTTTTCATAAACACCAATGCAAAGCTCTTTGTCAGAATATCCAATATCCTGAAATTCCAAATATCCATCAATCATTTCCCACGGATAAGGATAACTTCTACCTATAAGCTCTTTTTCAGGAATTTTTTTCATAATTCTGATGTCAAGTTTATAATCGTCATCTAAGTCGTTTAAAATTTTTCGTAATTCTCCAACGGTTTTAATCATTTTTACCTCCATTCTTCAAAAGAAACTCTTGTTTAGCATGTAATTTCCGTTGCTTCCGCACCACTATCAAAGCATGTATCAGGTGCATTTTCTTCACCAGTATATAGTTTCTGTTTTAATATTTCCTCTGCTTCTTCCTTGCTGTTTGCTTCTACTTCATAATATCCTTCATAACACTCGTAATATCTCACTAGAAATTTTGCCATAATTCATCAATCATCCTTTCGATCCTAAATCTCAATATATCCTACATATCTATCTTCTTCTGTATCATATACTTCCGCATATACATTTCCATTTTCCATTCCCCATAAGAATGTGATTTGATAATGTCCATCTTCTGTTAAGTCGTAATTTTCGTGAATATTAAGACGATTTCCATCTCTTAGGCAAGAAGTATTATTATATACATCTTCTGCACTGTCATAACTAAGATCATTTTCGTTTAAGAAACGTGCAAATTTCATACACATTCCTTCTGCAAACGTGCCTGTTAATTCATATTTACCTTTGTATTTGTCGTAATCATCATTCCAAACTGTAAAATCGTTAATTGTTATGTATTCTGCCATATTAATCAACCTGCCTTTCCATTCTAATTTCTTTTAACATATTTGCTTTGCACATTATTAAGTTCTCTTTCATATCCTCAATTCGTATATCCATAAACTCTTTGAATGCCTTGTCAAACTGTTTCTCTGTAATGTCATGTCCGTAGTTTGCAATCACAACATCCATAACTTCTCTATATGAGAAGCCATTAAACAATGTGTCATTTTCATGTATTGGTGAGTTATAAGTAAACTCTTTTCCATTCCGTGAATCTGTTTCAGGATCATATAACCATCTGCTCATATTAAACCGCCTCTACAATTCCGTTTTCTGCGTTGCTCCAATGATATTTCTTTCCGTTCTTCACGTTCTCAAAAATTACTGAATATGAAAATGTTTCAAACGGTGTAAATACTTCACCATCACAAGTTGTTGGTGACTTCTCTGTATTCCAATCAATACCAAGTTTTCCGTTTACTTCTTTCACTGTAAATACAGTTCCATAATTCCGTGTTTTAATCTCTCTGTTGTATGTGTCGTACATATGCACTTTCACTTTGTCATTTACCTTTAACATTTTGTGTTTCTCCATTTCTTGTAATAAAATAGGCAGCTAGTAGATTATTCTCCTAACTGCCTTTGCGGTTACTTGTTATTCTGTTCTCCCTTTTTCTTTCCTCTTTCTCTAATATGCTCACACATTTCATCCGAAACACCATGCTGTTTTAACTGTTTTGCAAAGCGTTCATAAAATGGTAAGTCTTTCCACCGTGGTTTTCCTTTAGCCATCCTATCTCTCCTCAAAAACAATTTGATTCATTCTTTCTTGTTTTTCTTTTTCTTGTATTTTTTCAAGATTTTCATAGGTTACAATTCGAGAATTATAGCCTATGCTTCTATAATATTTTGCGTATTTGTTTGCATTTTCTCTGTCACAACTTGTACACGTTTTTATAAATCCAGTATTTTTATCTGTTGCAATTACACATACAATATTTTCTTCCATAAATTCTCCAATCCTCCTAAGAAATCTTAGTTTCAATTCCATATAGGTTTTGCGTTTGCATAATTATCATCATGCTTAAAATTACTTTCTTCAATATCAATCACTCTCAACTGATTAGCAAATTTTAGCATTTTATCCGTTGAACCCTTAATGCAACTTTCATATCTGTCTCTGTTTTCTTCAATTTGCCTTTTTATCAAAGAAATATGATGTTCTGCTTCTTCAATCGTCCTATAACTACCTGCACAATCATTATAAAAATGGAATAGCCTGTTTGAATAACATGATTCAGGATTTTCAATCATTTGCCACATAGTAGCATTTGATTTAACTGGTAATCCATTAAATTCAAAATCATTTAATGCTCTATTACTTTTGCCTTTAACAATTACATAGCTCATTTAATCGCCTCCAATCTTCTAAAGAAATGCGTATTTACTTGTTAAAAACCTCATCCATGAACATTGTGTCTAAATAATGAGCAAGGATGTTAAACTCATTTGAGTTCTGTAATTTCTCAAATAACTCTGTTACATGCTTTTTTTCATTTTGGATATCTTCTGTGTCGTCTGAAAAATCTCTATTAAATTCAAGCAGTTTTTCAGCCATTTGCATTGGTGTATATTCATACTCTTGTATTTTTTCCAATTTGTTTATTCCTGCTCTGCAAGCGTTAACATATTCTCTTATATATCTCTCTACCATATTATTATTCCTCCGTTTATTTTTCTCGCTTCTGCTTATATTCCTTGTATTCATTAGGATAGAATAATGATATTACTGTTATAAGGTTGCAATGCAGCGCATCAGCCCATCTAAACATCGTTGTAATATCTGGATTGCATTTTCCTTCTACTCTTACCCATATATGCTGTTTTTCCATTCCGACAGCCTCACCAAAACTCTCCAATGTGGGATAGCCTTTATACGTTAGATAGTCTCTAATTTTCTGCTTCTGTTCCAATGTCCTATTACTTTTTATCATATATTTCCCTCCTTTAACCAAGGCTTATATGTATCAAAAACAAAATAAAAATGTTCTCCATAATCTTCTATAGCATCTTCTGAACGTTCTAAATCATTAGCTTTTGCCACATTTATAATATTATTAATGATCTCTTTTCTGGTCTGGTAATATGTTTTATTTTCCATCATTGGTACTCTATACTTTACTAATATAATTATTTGATAATCCCCATCGTAAAATCCGCTCAAATCAAAATCCACATCTACTATACCATTGATTTTTAACAAGCTATTTTCAAGCTTTTTACAATTATCATAGATATTGAATTTCCTAGCATTGTAAATTGTTCTATTTTTCATATTATCACTTCATTTCCGTTTTGTTTTCCATCTGCTTATATGCCTCTACTAATTGGTCTAATGTATCATAGATTTTGTTGTAGCCTTTATCCTCTAACATATTATCTTTACTCAGCATATAATCATTAATTGTATAGCCTATTAGTTGTCCATTCATCCGTACTCTTCCAGGTCTTAATATATGCATATATCCGCTGTTATTAATATACCAGTATATTTTATATACCTTATTTAGATATACTTTATTAGGGATATAAGCTTTTATATCCCCCATTACACGTTCCATTGTATCAAGGGCTTTCCCACTATATACACCATTCATTTAATGCCTCCATTCCGCCTTTTATCCTGCTATCAATAATTCATTAATGTTTTCCATCATTCCATTATTAGTAGTTATATTTATTGGCAAAACTAAAAATAGATAATCATCTGCTTCGATTTCCATTGGTGATTTTGAAGTAATGAATTTACAATTAGCTGCATCTGCTCCAATAGAATGTAAAATCGTAAAGCATTCTACAAGATATGATGGGTTTATTCCAATGTAAAATTCATTGCTCATTGTGTTATTTTCCGATTGTATCAATTCCAATGATTCACACTTTGAGCAAATAAAATATGTATATAGTTTTTCATTGTCTGTATGTAATATTAGTGGTCTCTGCTCCTTTTTTAACATTGGCTCTGCATATTTAACACTTTCCAGAATGTCCTTACAATTAATATCTACGCTGTAATTATAATCTGTATATATCATTGGTTTAATTTTGAAATAGGCTCCTTCTACAGCATTTACTAAATAAATAAAATCAGATCCACTAACTTTTATATAATCTTTGTTCTGGTAAAAATCGACTTCTGCCTCTGATTTAAAATCTAAAACCTTCTTAAATACCGGCAAGCATACATTTTTTAACATGAGATTTTCTGCTCCGTCAATCGTGCGTACTCTATTATTGAAATATCTAATACCAATTTTGTATCCGTCCACTGCTTCAACCTGCTTGTCCTCAATATTAAAATTAAATGCTTGTTGGAGCTTGTTTAGATCATTTGTTGTAGTAAACTTTGATAAATTGGTTACTGTTTCCAATAGCCAAGCTTCATCCGTAACTAAAACCTTCTGTAAATTTTTCAATTCTGGAATATCTAAAAATTCATCCGTCCACATATAATTATTAATTTTTAGCTTCTTTTTATCGGTCTGAACTAACAATTTTTCGGTGTCAATGTCTGATATAGTTAATTCACATTTTAGCTTCTCTAATAGTTTTAAGTCGGTTCTATCTATCACTGCCTTTCCAGACTCTAAATTATAACAATCTGATATATACACTTTGATATATTCATCTATGTTAGTTGCTAATAGCTCTGCTTTTCCTGCCTCTGCATTAACTGTTATATATACTCTTTGCAGTGACGACAATATACCGTCTTTAAGCTGTAATACCTTTGTTATTGCTGTTTTAAAATCCTTTGAGTCAATAGTAAATTTCATTTTGTCCATCCTCCTAGTATATTGATCTTCTGATAATAGATACGCTTCTACAATGTTTTAAATCAATTTTGTTGTACTCTACACGTGTTTCTATTGGTTTATTCGCTCCGCAAAGATTGAATGATCCCTCTGCGATTGTAATAGACTCGTCTAATATACAGCCCTTTGATTTTATATACCTTTTCCATTCTTTATACGCTCTTAGTGCATCGTATATATCATCAGGATTATATAAAAGCTGCTGTGTATAATAATACTTGTCGCTATTCTCAGCGAAAAAGCAAATACATTTGCCCTTAATAATTGGTTTCTTTTCTTCTGCTCTTACTATACGTTTTAGCTCTTCAATAACTTCTTTATTCCTGCCACAAATAGCCATGTATGCAAGATTTGAGCGTGTCTCTTCTGGCAAATTTAGATGCTTACCATTAAGAGAAAAACCTATTGTTTCTGGTGCATACTTGTAACCACTCCATTTAAAATTATATTTTCTTTTCATTTTATGCCTCCTAGCAATAACAAAAATCTCCTTGTACTCCCTCATTAATAATCATTTTTCCGTCTGATCTTCTATATACTACAATACACTTTTCAATATTGGAAATAACTAACCATCCCTTCGGTGTAATTGGTTTTTGGGTTTTATAGTCATACCATGCATAATGTGGTTTTATTCCGTTCTGTTCCTGATATAATGCATTGTTTATTAGGTCTGCATCCTTAAATAATAAACTTTTACCTTGCGAATTGTCACCGCAGTTTCTAAGTAAATTACTCATTTTATACCTCCTTTTTGTGCCTCCGTAAAGAAAAACCGACTGTATAGTTATTAGCTTTATACAGTCGGTACAATGTATTATTTGATTGATATATTAAGCACTTTTAGCATCCTGGCTACATCGTAATGTGATATATGAACATTGCAAACATTGGTTATAAGGTCTGCTATTTTCTCACGCTCTACTCTGCTATCATCTTTTTCGGAGCGTGTATAGTAATCGCTTTCAATTTCTGCTGTTGTTATCTGGTCATAAGTCAACCATTTTTTCATCACTCCAGAACCTTTTGCCCTGATCTTTTCAAATTTGCTGTTTGTATAATCAAAACGGTTATATGTATTTTTGCCTTTAATATATCCATCTGATACAACACCATTAGGATCATAATCGGCTATTTTTGTGCCTTCTGGAAAATCTACTATTTCAGAATGTCGGGTTGTTTTGTAGGCTTTACAACCAATAAACTCAATAGCATATACTTGTTTGTAATCTTTGCATCCGTCCGCTTCAAAAACCAATTTTTCTTCCTGCGATACTATTTTTATTATGGTATCTGGTATATATAAATCTTTCCCATTATTCATAAAAGTATCTTTTGTTGTTTTTACTTCAAAGATATCATTCTTTTTTAAGTTTAGCTTCCTTGCATTGCGGATGTTGCTATCAATGTACAAATCAAAATCAAGACTTATTGATCCTGTCAATCTACAAGTTGTATATAACACTTTTTCGGTGTCTGCATTGTAAATGTTTAAAAATGCATAGTTACAAGCTATTTCAGAATACTTATCGTTATCGGTATTTTTAATATATAATTTCATTGTGTTACCTCCGTTTATTTCGTGCATTTAAAATCAATTAGTTTTGTATTCATGCCTTGAACAGAATGCAAAATGTTTTTTATATGCTTCTCTGCGCTTCTGTAGTCTGTCGGTGCTTCTATGTATGTATAATTGGTTGATCCGCCTAAACTATAAGCAACTTTATATATTGCAGTTTTCATGCCTTCATCACTCCCTATCTATATAAAATCAAGTGCTTTGTATCTGGTGAATAGGTCATAAATTCATATGTTATGTTACTAAATATTTCTATTAGTTCTGTCGAGCCTTGCAATTTCTTATCAATGCTTACAAGATGCTTCTTGTGTATTAACTGTATCGTTTCGGGTTTGTATTCTGTTATGTATTGTTTTAATGTCATTGTTTCAAGCCTCCTCTACTGGTAGGTTTTCCCACTGCTTTTTACTTATTGTCGGCAAATTGTAGGCGGTGCAGAATGCGTTTATATGGCGCATTGTTGTTGCGCTGTAGTCATTCCACAGCCTAACAAGCTTGTTATTTTGTATCTTGCAAACTGTTGTGTTGTAGCTTATAAGAATAGCTGTATTAGCGTTTTCTTCTTTCACTAGGGCTTTATTATTAAAACTCTTTTGTGTTCCTGCTGATGGTTTTAAAAAGTATTCTTTCATCGAGTAATCTCCTTTTCTGGTGCAAAATCGGTTGGTAGTGTATCGGTGCTTATAGGCTTATCAAGGCTTTGTGCAGGGCTTGGATGTTTTGCAAGTCCTTGTGTATCTATGCCGTTTTTCAGTTTTTCGGGTACTGTTACATTAAGCTCTATATCATCATGTCTTATAAAATAGTGATAATTTGCTACTGTAATCACTCCTGCGATAACAAAACAAGATATAGATACTAAAATCATCATGCCAGTTATAGCAAATAAATCATTATGTTTTTTTATGTACTTTTTTATTTTTTTCATTTTCTGCGTCTCCTTTAATACCAGATTAAAAAAATTGTGCCGTATGCAATAGCAACTGACACAAAAAGAGTTGTAAAACCTTTTAGAATTTCAATAATATCTTTCATTTTCTGCGCCTCCTTATATAAACTCAATTGGTAACAAGTCTGTTAGGTTGTTGAGCTTTTCGGCTCTTGCATCCTCTACAGCTTGCGTTTTTTCGTCTTGTGTCAGATGTAAAGCGTTCACAGCTTTTATTATTGCCTGAATGATTGTTAGCTCTATATCAGGCGGTAAACATGGGATATAGGTCTCGGATAATTCGGATGGGATATATAAAGTATCTGGACTATAGATTATTTCTTCATAGTCCTTTAAAAGATCCATAAGTGCCTTTTTCTTCATCCTGTAACATGGGTTTATAACTATGTGTTTGCCGTTCTTGCTAATAAATTGCTTTACGCTGTTGTGATAATGTCCGTCATTGTGTAGCTCGATAAACTTGTACGGATTTTCTTTGTTTTGATAATATATAACTGTTGTCATGGTGTTTGACCTCCTTATACTCTTTTATTCTCTTTTATTGCATATTTAAGCGAATAAATTTATAAAGCGTGTCTAAGACAGTGAGTGCATACTTCAGGAATACTGACTAATCGGTTTTTATGGCTTTCGTGTTCTTCCTGCCCTTTGCGGTATACTTAGCAAGTGCAAAAATTTATTCGCTTCTTATATGAAATAAAAGCTTGTTTCAAGCTTCTTTTTCGTTGTATTGTCATGTCCGTTTGGTGGTGTGTGTTCTCTCTAACACGTGTGCTTACTATGTCATACGCTGTTGTATGATGTATCTTTATGATTTACGGATACACTGGAAAGCATTGCCAGAGCGCCATATTGATAATGCAGGCGGTGCGCCATCCTGCGATGTCAAATTAAATTGTCAAGGTTCAAGTTTTGCCGTACTATTTGTATATGTAAAAACTATAACTTTATAGCTCGATGGGCTTGTTTACGTTGAGGTTACGACTAAATCGGCAAGCCCTTGCGTTGATTGTTAATCAGCTATTTAATAAAGTTAATTTGAAGAATAACCTCGTTAGAATGAAAAGCTAACTTGTACTCATTGAGTAGATACAGTGCTTCGGTCTGGTCTTCGGTGCTGTCGATTAACTCGTTGTTGTACCAGATTTCATAAGTTTTTCTTTTTGCTGTTTTGCTCATGGTGTTTACCTCCTTATGTGGTAACTTGTTATCTCTTTTGTTGATATTATAATACTATAAAGTACGTACTTTGTAAAGTACGTACCATTGTAACATTTGCACAATAGAATCGAGTGTGTACGTGCAGTACGTACTTTATTGGTTATATTGTATAAATAGTACGTACTTTGTTGGTGTTTAGTACGTACTTATTAGACATATTGCACAATAGACAAAAAACAAAAAACATGATAAAATTTATGAATAGATGAATTTTAAATATAATTTTGTGCAATTTGTATAATATGAGGTGTTAATATATGAATGATAAAAAATACAATAGTGGATTAGAATATAAAAATAAGATGTACAGACCTAATATATTCATTAATGCAGAATATAAAGATATGATTAATACATGGTTAAGGGATCACGAGTTTAAAAGCGTAAATGAATATTTGATAGCATGTATGGTTAAGGATGGGATCATACCAGATTGTAAAGAGTAATTTTTGGTTTGAGTGTTTAGTATATGTATACTTTTATTTACTGTTGATATACTTTTTTGTTATATGTTTGTGATGTGATTGTGATATGATTAAGGGTTTTGTTATGTTATTGTGATATAATTCCATTTTTATAAGGGATAAAAATATTTTTTAATCCTCGAACCGATAAACAAAAATATAAAGACATGGTATATTATTTTACTGCTCAAAAAACTTGGGTCATACATTGAATCATGCAGGCATAATATAATATATTGATATGATAACATATAGTATTTAGTACTATGTGTTGTGTAGGCTCATTTAGAAAATACGTAAAAATAACAAAACTACGTATTTTTTAGTGTATAGATTATCGCTGTTGGCATTGGTGGGGGTGGTTTTCATTTTCAGGACAGCCCGAAGCGCAGCCGTGTACGCTATCTATCCAACCTACACTCAACTCCAAAAATTCCATTCGCACCACAAAAATCCCAAATTTGACTTCGATGCACACTTCGACAAAACTCCCTTATATTAAGCAAAAACCCCAAATCCAAAATTAATAATTTTCACATATTTTTCATAACTATTCCACTAAAACCCTTATATAATAAGAAGTTTCTCGAACAATCCTCGATTTTCAAAATTTCAACCTTTTTATCTCTTTCTATAAATCACAAAATACCCTTAATATCCTTTAAATTTTAATCTTATAATAATTGTCATCGACTCCATCTATAAGAGGGGGATATGTTTACATTTCAAATATAACCACCCTTACATATATCCAGCATACTTTATTTAAGGCAGATTGATTACTCAGTTTGTCTTATTTTTATGCCAAAATATACCACTACACTCTCTAATGCTCATATTAGCCCAAATAAGCCGTTCTAATTTTTAGACAACAATCTCTCCACATACTTTCTTTTACACACCTTAAAAGACAAAATACAAGGTTATATTTATTAACTTCAAATCTCAAACTATACAATATAACTAAATATGTCATCAATAATGCAACGCATTTTATACAAAATGTATAACATTCATTCTCATAATACCCTCTACAAGCTGAAAATCTACTGTCCTGACAGTGCGTAAAAAATTCTAATCTACTACCCTTATACTTTATTGGCTAAACAATATATTTCTCAAATCTATTATTCCAATAAGAAAAAATAACAATATATGTAATATGTGCGCATATGCGTCAGCATAGATATAGTCCCTTGATAGGGACGGTCTTTTCGCAGCGTTAGCAAGAAAAGAATATCTTTAGGGTAGACAACTGATAACAAGCCAATATCAAAATAGAGAATAATATATCAAGGAGGAATCAAAGAAGATAAACATTTTCGTGTAATAAGTATATCAGGCGAGGAATTGTATGAAAAATATCATGACAAATTACCAGTATTCTTCGTAGAGGATATTTGGAAAGATGGATATGTGAATTTAAAACAAAAATGATGAATGAAGAGAGAATATATCTATATAAGAAACTCTTCTATTGCCTACGGTGTTGTTGGTCAATCGCTTCTTGCGAAGCTCATGCCCTTGTATCCTGCTTACGCAGTCCACAAATATAAGAATTTCAATTTTAGAACTTTTAATACCTATTTTATAAGGGTAATAGCTCAAAACCCTTGATTTATAAGGCTTTTTTCCAATTTTTAGAACTTTTATAAAATTGACATATTTTTGATAGGAAACGATAAAAGCGTTGATTTATAAGTGAAAAACCTTAGAACTTTTTTTAGGAAAGTGGTGTTAAAATTTTTCAAGCCAAACGGCAGTTGAAGGGATTTTTATCTTCAAGCGGAGAATATAAGTATATAACAAACATTTAGAAAGGAGATTATATATTGGAATTTAATTGTAAAGTAAATATTGTAGATGCAATTATGGGTGCTGGCAAAACCCAATCCATAATGAATTATATCAATCAATCAGATGAAGATGAAAAATTTTTAGTAATTACACCTTTTCTTGATGAGATTGATAGATATAGGAAGTATTGTAGTTGTAAAAATTTTAAAGCTCCAACCTTTTTAAAAGATGATAAAGATGAAAAAGGCAGTAAACTTAACGATCTTAAACGACTTATTGGGAAAGGTGATAACATTGTATCAACTCATGCTCTATTTCAAAAATTTGATAATGAACTAATAGATTTATGCAGGGCGCAAAATTACACACTGATAATGGACGAGGTTGCAAATGTAATAGAGGAATATACAATTACTAAGCAAGACTTTGAAATATTGAAGAATACTTATGTAGAAATTAATCCTGAAACAAAACAACTTATATGGAAAGAAGAATATTCAGATTATAAAGGTAAATTTGATAATGAAAAACGTTTATGTGAATTAGGTAGCCTAGTATGTTATGGAGATAATTTAATGGTATGGCTTTTCCCAATAGAGACATTTAATTCATTTAGAAATATTTATATTCTTACATACTATTTTGATATGCAAATGCAAAAATATTATTACGATTATTATGGAGTTCAATATATTTATTGGTCTGTTCAAGGCGATTCAATGGAAAATTATCATCTAATACCATATAACTCAAATATTAAATATACATCTTATGATTATAGTAAATTAATCCATATTTGTGAAAATGAAAAATTAAATATGATTGGTGATAGAGATTCTGATTTATCCTTTTCATGGTATTCTCGAAACAAAAATAATGCCTCAATGAAAATATTAAAAAAGAATATATATAACTTTTTTCATAATGTAAGGAATACAAAATCTACTGATTATATTTGGACTACATTCAAAGAATATCAAACAATATTAAAAGGCAAAGGTTATACAAAAGGATATCTACCTTGTAATTGTAGAGCTACCAATGAATATCGAGACAGAACTTCTGTAGCATATCTTATAAATCGTTACCTCAATCCATTTATTAAAAACTTTTTTACAATGAATCATATTAGCGTAGACGAAAATGGTTATGCCCTTTCGGAAATGCTTCAGTTTATATGGAGATCTGCCATTCGTGATGGTAAAGAAATTTGGGTTTATATACCAAGTATTCGTATGCGTAATCTTCTAAAACAATGGATCAAACAAAATTCACCAAAAATTACAACTAAATAAGAGAATAAACATATGTAACAAATAAACGCAGCACTCAAAGGAGCTGATTACAATGAACAAATTATTTTTAAACAGTAAAGGAGAATTATTAAATGAACAGAACTGTAACTATCGAGTCAAAGAATCATAAATATGCAAATACATATGGGGGAAATATTTGTATATCAGATTTTTGCACTAATTATGAAGGCAGTCGAAATATTGCAGAACGTATTGAATCTGCATGGCGATTTGATAGGTCATGTGTAAGAAACAGAGTTGTATTAGATGATTATAAGGAGAGACAAAAATAATGGCAGATATAAATATGAGCATATCAATTGAGGAGCAGGAAATTTGTATTAATGCAATGCGTGATGAAAAGTTTGCAACAATATATGCTTCCGATTCTACATATATTACGAAATTGGACAAGTTATGTAAGGAAAGCCCTGCTATGTACTCTCTTATCGAAGATACAGGTAGAGGTAAAAAATATTTATTAAAGGATAAAACGCTTATCAGCTTTAGGGCAAAGAAAACAACAAGAGTTATGACAGATGAACAAAAGAAAGCTTCTGCTGAAAGACTTCGCAAGGCTCGTGAGAATAAAAGTGTCTGAGATACCCTTTCTAGTCAGAAATTTACTATTCTGACAGTACACAGAAAATTCTACTCTTATTCATGGAGAAATACTTGTCTAAGAATACATTTTTCAAATTACAATAAACAACAATAAATAGAAAGAAGGATTATATTATGTCAAAAAACTATTACCAGGGAACGATGATTACAGTTGAGTTACCAAAGAATCAATATAAAGGTTACGTGGTTGATTGCGTATATAGATATGTTAAGAATATGAACAAATATGCACTGAGTATGTGGCTTCGTAATACTGAAGTTGACGACAGAATGCAGATTTGCTCACAGGAAATTAATACTCAATACATTACAAGCACAAGAGAGACAATAAAGAAGGATGTGTGTGCAATCGTTGAACAAGCTGCCAATAGTTCATACTTTGACAAGTCGATTGAGATTTATGAGTATACACAGAAATGTTTTGAGCGTGGCAATGCCGAATTTGAGAATGAGGAGAACAGATCATGAGCTGTCCATATTGCAGAGGAATAGGTGAACATGATTACAGATGTCCTCTTTGGCAGCCAAGTAAAAAGGCAAGAGTTAAGTGTGGTTATTGTGATGAGTATATTCTTGAAGGTGATGATTACGTTGAGATTAATGGATGGACTTATCACAAAGACTGCTTAACTGTTAATAGGCTACTTGATTTAATGGGAGTTATTACAAAGGAGATGTCGTATGAATTGGATTAAGATAAAATGGATTATTTATAAGCTTGATAGACTTATACCTAAGATACATGACTTGCCTAACGTTGTATATATTAAGTGGATGGGCGAGGAATTCATAATTAAGAAGTGAATAGAAAAAGGCGGTGATGGAATAATAAATGAGTGAATATGGAATTAAGATAAAAAACATCAGTGCTGGTATGTTGTATGACGTTAATCTTGGAACACGAGATTATTTCACATATACTGATGCTATGTTTAACAACAGTTTATTTAGTTTTTTCTTACAAAAGAACGGATTAAATATTTACAAAGGAAAATCTGGTAAAAAAAATGAAAGTACACGAGATATAATTTGTCTTGATTATGAATTCGGAAGTCGCTCTTATGATAATGAGCATACTCGATTAGAAAAGTTATTTAATAATACTGATGGTGATTCTAAGGAACGTATTAAACAGGCATTACAAAAAGTTGAAGATAGAAAAGACTTATATGATGAAAAATCACGAGATGAAATTCGAGAGTATTTTTACGAGAATGGTGTTGATGTTACATATAAACGCAAACGCAGAGACGGAACAATTAAAGAAGAAACAATTCATTATGAGATGCTTTTTCGTACAAGTGCCAAAGCTAAACTTGGACAAGTTATTTTCATAAATAGCAAATTATATGACATTGCATATAATTGGTTAACAATTGGACTTGGAAAAAAAATGAGTCATGACAATGCAAAAATCGTTGAAATGTCAGCTTATGCTCCACTTACCACATCTACCATTATTGGTACACTTTATATACCTGTTGAGGATATTCTAATTCTCAAAGATCAGGATTCCTTTTTTGAAACAATGACAAAAGTTGTTAAAGCAGAAGAATACGAAGTAGAAGTTAAAAAGAAAAATAAAGAAACTAATAGAAATGAAAAGGTAATTGAAAAACGTAAAAAATGTGTTGTATCCGAAGAAAAACGTCAAGTTAAAAATACAATTTGGGATGGTATGGCACTAATCGAAGCTGACTATAATTATCTTCGTCTCCCATCGTATATTAACGGAATGGCATTACTCAGAAATCACCTTTTTAAAGCATGTGCTTTTAAGAGTTATCTACAAAAATTCTTTAAAGATTGGTGTGAGAAAAATGGATATGATTACAATACATACCATGTTCAAGATATGTTTGGTAAATGGCATTATTTAAAAGATATTAAGATGATAACCACTGATAATGCGATTAAATGGAAGAAATTTCAAGACTTAATGGGTAATAATATTACTGAAGCATATAACTATTGGTGCGAAAGAATTCATTCTGATGGTGATATGTGGGGCATTGTAAAAACCGACCACCCAAGTAAATTAGGACAATATCAACAGTTGAGTTATCAGATGATTAACACTCTTCCATGTACGAAGGATGATGTGAAAGATATTGCTCAGATTAGCATTGATTATGTTGAATTACTTAAACGTGATAATGATGAATTTGAAAAGTTTCTTAGAAAGAATGCAAATGAAGTAAATCATTATGAAATGCTTGCTGATTTATATGCTCAAAATCATGAGTTTGGAAATAGTACATTTTTTAGAGAAGAAAAAAAGAAAATCATCTTTGATTATGTATACAGAATGAGAAAAGGAAAAATTATGGTCAATGGTGATAATTTGACTGTATGTGGTAATCCTTATGCACTTCTACTCTATTCTGTTGGTGAAGATTTTGAAAAAGATCCAACACTTTCTCAAGAATCTAATTGTATTCAGTGTTATACTAAACGTTTTGATAATAATGAATATCTTGCAGCGTTTAGAAATCCACATAATTCCCCAAATAATATATGTTATTTGCATAATGTCTATTCAGAAAAAATGGATAAGTATTTTGCATTTAGTAAAAATATCATAGCAGTTAATTGCATTCATACGGATATTCAAGATAGAGCAAATGGAATGGATGAAGACTCGGATTTTATGCTTGTCACAAATCAATCAACAATTGTCAAATGTGCAGAAAGATGTTATAGAGATTTTTATACTATCGTAAATGCATTACAAGAGTCTGGTATTACCTACAATAACACAAAAAAAGATTATGCTGCTATGGATAATAAGTTTTCAAAGTCACGTATGGGAATCGGATATTCAAGTAATTTGGCTCAGTTGGCAATGACCTATTATTGGACGGAATTACAAAAAGATAGTCCTGATGAGAAAAAACTTAAAGAACTCTATGATAATTTTATCATTTTGTCTGTTCTTGCACAGGTTATTATTGATGGATGTAAAAGAGAATACGAAATTGATGGTAATAAGGAAATTGATAGAATTAGCAAACTCTCTTGTATGAGTATTAAAAAGATTGTCGGTTATACTGAATCTGGTAAACCAAAGTATAAGAAACACGATTTCCCTGAGTTTATGAAATACACAAGAGAAATTAAATATACCAAAGATGGTAAAGAACTTCCGCAAGAGGAAGTTGATGAATCAAAAAACAAACTTAAAAGTCGTATTAATAGAGAATTGTTATGTCCTATGAATTGGCTTGAAGATTGGATAAATAAAATTCAAAACGCCTCTACTTCGGATACATTATCAACCGAATCTTTTTTTATTAAAATGAAGGGGAAGGCTAATGATAAACAAATGACAAAAATTATGCAATTAGTTCAGGAATATGACTCTTTTGTAAAAAATACAAAATTAAAATATATAGATGATGATGAAGAGTATAATAAACAGATTTGTGAAAAATCAAAAGAAGTAACTGAATTAATAAAGAAAATTAAAATAGGTAATATAATTACAATAAATAGACTGATTGAGATAGCCCTTGGTTTAAGCAATGAAGAAGGGGCATCTAAAAGGAGGAAGTATTCGCCTGAAAAATATACAAGAAAAATTCTCAACCTATTGTATAAAACCAACAAAGAAAAGTTTATGCTAAGTTTCAATAGTGATAAATGTGCATAATTTTTTCGGCAACTAATTGTGCAATTTTGTCAAAAACATAGTAAAATCAAGGCTTTTAGCGTTCAACTTAACGTCCGTAATATGGAGGGAAGAAACCGCAGAGTTGCGTTAGTAAACTCCCACGCCATTGCCAATGCGTGTAATAAATAAGGGCTTGCAAGTTTAAAAAGTATACTAGGGGCAGACGTATCATTATCTGCCCCGAATACAAAACAATGAAATCAGCTTTTCTTGGCTGATAAAACAGAGAATAATAAAATGTAAACACTTTAAGTATATATTCATTGTACTTTACCTTTCTATAATCGGTGACTGTACTACAGTTCTTGTAGTATGGTCACTGATAATTCTTAAATATTATAGCGGAATGACGAGCAATGGAAGCTCACTTGGCTCATAACCAAGAGTATGCAGGTTCGAGTCCTGTTTCCGCAACTCTCCTACTTCTTGTAGGACTGGTTGGTTTCGGATCAGGAGATATTAAATCTCAAAAATAAGCATGGCGACATGTATAAAGTGGTTTTGTCGTATTACAAAGCTGCGACTGTAGAAATATAGTTTGACGGAAAACACATAGGATTTGTACCTAACCTTCTATTCAAGGACGACTGTTGGCGAATATGGTTAGGTAGGTATCTTGGGATAGGTACTGTATTAACACAGAAATGTGGGGATAATCCATGTCTAAATGGTACGAGTTCCGCAAGAATTAGTGCTGTTTAAATTATTATATAAACATCTTAAGTCGAAAGATAGGTGTTTTGTAATAAAGGATTCCGATAGCAAGGAAGACAGGATGGTGACGATTGGGCTGTACTCAAAAGGTACGGATGGTCAAATGTACACCTCATCATCTATTTATAAGTACAGACTTTTGGTAAATCAAATTACAAATTATTAAAGAACAAGAATAAAGTTTTTAATGGATAAAGCAAAAGTGTGTATGACCACAGAGAGAAAAACAACTTATTGTTCTGTAATATGGACACATGTAACACTCGCAAGGTGTTATGTGAGAAAGTACAAGTAATTGCAACCGTATCAGACTGCAATCTGAGAACTCCGCAAGAGACGATGTGATAAAAGGAAATCTATAACGCTTTGTGGTAAGAGTTTGCCAATTTTCGCAAAATTGGTGTTGTTGTTACCTACAGTCTAATCGACTGTGTGATAAATTGTGTCCAACCACAATAGATGGTAATATATTAGGTCAAATATCTCAGCCTAAAGAAATAAAGTCTCATACTTCGGTATGGGATTTTTTATTTTGAGTGTGTAGCTCAGTTTGGCAGAGCACGTGACTTTTAATCACGGTGTCGATGGGTTCAAATCCCTCCACACTCACTACTATCCTACTTGGTAGGAAATAAATTAAAGGATGTGAAAATTATTAAGTACATTTCAAAAAATGAAATTGAAAAATTATTATCCGAAGGTGTAATTAGAAACACAAGACGAGGATATGTAGATCGCAGAGGCGAACATATTGGATATTACAAGACTTGTGGTGGAAAGCGTTACATTGAAGATAAATACGTTAAGTAGGTTCTGCCTATGAAAAATAGAATTGAGTATAGAGGTTTTTATATAGACAAGACCGAAAATGGCTTTCGTATCTGTAGAAAAGAAGATACAGAAAAGCATACCCATCTCTCGAATCTTAATCCATCGTACAGGCTCATAGACAATGTATTATCAAATAAAATTCCTACTCGTTGTGGATGCTATTATTTGGAGTCACATGCTAGATTAAGCTATGATGAAAATTATATTAGGAAGATTCGTGAGTATATCAAAGTGAAACAGAATAAAAGTAAACAAATGTATTACAATCCTGGCAGAAAATGTTCTGGTGGGAATTTTTAATTTTATGGAGAAAAAGGAGATTGAAAAATGGCAGCTAGTAAATTAAAGTTCACAAGAACAACTACAGACAAATTAACAGTAAAGGCAGGTACACTCTCAGAGGATTGTACTACTATTACATACACAGATGAGAATGATATGGAGCAGGAAGTAAAGGTAGCTGATCTGCTTACTTCATTTAAGAATCAGGTAATTGATTTTACTGTTGCATTAAAGACAGATGAAGAGCTGGATGTTCCGTCCGATGAAGAGTAATAGAGAGTTGGTGAATGATTGTTTAATATTGAAAAATTCAAAGAAGAACTTTCAAAATATGGACTAACTCTTGAAATATATGACAAGATTATCACAGATATTGATTCAAAAATTGATGGTGAAAATGACTACGATTGGTCAGAAATCAAGGATAAATATGGAATTAATTGTAACTCAGACACTATTCGCAAGTCCTCTTCTACTCCATTTGGAGGTAAGATGAGAAGTGAGTATGAGAAATATAAGACTAGATTAAATCAGAATGTGTCTGAGAATAGTGAATTGGATGTAAAAATTCAGGAATTAAGACGAGAGAAAATAAAACTATCTGATGCTAGAGTTGAATATAATAAACTCATTAGGCAGGAGGCTCGTAAAGAATCGTATGCTGATATGGTTAAAAGAATTATCTGTGAAAATGTTGAACCAATAAATATTCCAATACATTATACGTTATTTAACAGTTCAACAGATTTACTTGTGCATTTAACAGATATTCATACTGGAATTGAGATACATAATTGGAAGAATGATTTTGATGAAGATATTTTAAAGAAACGAATTGAAAAATTCACCTCTGATATTTTAGATATTCGAGGTATGCATGAATCAGAAAATTGTTATCTTGTAATTGGCGAGATTCTTAGTGGAATTATTCATAATAATCTTCGATTGCAGAACAATATGGACTTAATGGAACAGTTCAAATATGTTTCAGAGTTGATTTCTGCTATGCTAATTAGATTAGCAAATCATTTTAACCATATCTATGTATATACAACACCTGGTAACCATTCTAGGATTTCCCCTAAGAAGGAAGAAGCTTTAGATGGCGAAAATATGGACATACTGCTACCTTTTTATTTAAAGGCAAGAATGCAGAATGTAAAAAATATCACTATTTGTGATAATACAATTGAGTCAGAAATTGCAATGTTTAATATTCGTGGCAACAATGTATTTGCTGCTCATGGTCATAAAGATTCACCAAGTAATGTTGTACAGAATTTTACAATGATGTTCAATATTAAGCCAGACATTGTATTGCTTGGACATAGACATACTAATGCTATGGAAACAGTATATGATACAAAAGTAATACAGTCAGGGTGTGTATCAGGTGCGGATGCATATGCGATGTCAATTCGCAAGACAAATAAACCAGAACAAACAGTATCGGTTATAGATGATAATGGACTGATTTGCTTATATGACATACAACTTGACTAAATTAAATGACAATTGTAGTCCACTGTTCGGCTCAGTTTGGAGCAATTGTGAAAGCAGATATTCACAGCTACAATTAATATACGACTAATATATTATTCATTTTTGCTTATTTTTGCACTTTTAGATAATATATTAGTCTTTTTGATTAATGAAACCACTATCAGAGGGAGTGTACCTTATATGGACGCTACCCTCTTTTATATTACAAAATAAAATTAAGGAAAATAAAGGAGAAATTGAACAATGAATAAGACAGATTTAATAAAAAATGTAAGTACACAGATTGACGGAGCTACACAGAAAGATGTTGCTGTTATTGTAGATACGGTACTTGAGACAATTATTAATACAGTTGCATCTGGTGAGAAAGTATCTCTTGCAGGATTCGGTACTTTCGAGGTATCTGAGAGAGCTGCAAGAACAGGCAGAAACCCAAGAACAGGTGAGCCATTAGAGATAGCAGCTTCTAAGAGTCCAAAGTTCCATGCATTGACAGGTTTCAAGAATGCAGTTAAGAATGTATAATCTGAAAGGTCGTGAAATATTTGAAGAAAAATAAATATGAAGACATTCAGATGATTGATCTTGAGGATAAAGTTGATGACATTATCTCTATTTATATCAATAGATTATATCATACTGATAAAACAGTTGGTGTGGTTGTAAATAAAGAGATTGCTGAATATATTTTGGATATTCTTATTAGACTTGACGAGACAAGTATTAAAGAGATTGACCTTGTTGATTATATGGAAGTTGACGAATATCTCGTATCTGTCGATGATGATGGATATATCACATGTGTACCTATTGAGGATTATGTTGTCCTTGATAATACAGACATTTTTTATATTGATATGGATGGTGATATTAAACAGGATGTCATTGATTATTGTGTAAATGAAGATAAGGAAGTTATTCTGTTTAGTCAGGAAGATGATTGCGACTGCGATGGTAATTGCGAAAACTGTCCTGCACATGATGAGACTTATTTACATACTTCTGAAGATGGAAATGCTCACGGATTTACTGCTAGTAGGTCAGATGGCGACTCTTATATGAGTTATTCTTACTACTCTAGCGATGAGTTAAGTCATGAAGATATTCAGAAGATGTTAAAGGCTTTTGAATTTTAATTTTTGGAGTGTGTAGTGCATGCTGCACACTCTTTTTGTATCCTCTCATAGACCACTAAAGATGTGGGGCAGACTGTAAATCTGTCGTCTTCGGATCGGCTTGGAGCGTTACCAAGTGGGAGGACTTTTTCAATGTTTTTATATACGGATTGGGAGATGTTAAATCGGCAACGAACTTTATATGGAAACAGAGAATAAATATATGTGCTCATGATTGGTGTCATAGCTGATTGTGGGATTTATGGAATGGGACAAATCGGAGTTGCAAACCGATTTGAGCAGAGTTTATTACCTTACCCCTCTCTCCCATTCTATTTTTATTGGCATTGGGTAAGGTGAAAGGGTAAAGGTAAAAATATGTCAGCAATTATAATGTTAAAGGTTGGAAATAAAGAAGTCCAATCTACTAAAGTAACTTATGAAGATTTAATTATTTTGTATAAGCAATTTATTGATACTTATGGTGAAGTACCAGTATATTCAAAATGCGATTCTAAACATAATATGCCACAAAGAAGAATTATTAATCGTGTATTAAAAGAGAATAATGTTACATATAACGATTTTCTATTACAATTTGGAAAAGTATCTCATGTAAGGACAGAAAGTAAAGATTATGATTTATATGTCAAAAGATTTAAAGAAGTAAGTGATAATATTGGTCATGCTTTATGCGGAAATGAGTTAATGAATAATAAATACGGTTTACCAAATCCAATTTGGTTCGTAAAATATTGTCCAGATAAAAATGTAAAAAAATATGATGATTTCGTGCGTTGGTGTGGTTATGAAAGTAATAAGCTCAAAAAAGAAAAAGAAGATATTGCGAATGCACTTATAAATCTTGAGAAAGAATTGGGTAGACCAATTTTACGAGAAGATATTTCACTTGAAAAAACTGGTTTTTCAATGATTGTATTGGTAAGAATGTTTGGTGGTCTTAATAAGGCTAAAGCAGAGATTGGTCTTATGCCAACGCCAACAGATAAACCATTATATCCATTTGAATATTATAAGAATACTATTACAGAAGCATTAAATAATTTATATGAGAAAACTGGTAGAAAATTTCTTACATGGCAAGATTTAGAAAGTGGTTTATATCATAAAAATAATATTGAACATAAATCAATGACAAAAGCATTTAAGCGTGAGGGTTTAGATATATTTGCTTATATTAAAAGTCTTGGATTTGAAATGAATCCAAATAATTTTAGTTTTAAATACACGTTTGATGATGGTGAACGTGCTGTATCAACTATGGAATTTGATTTTTCTACATATATACGTTCTCTTGGATATGAATATAACAAATCATATTTTAGAGATGTAATGTATAAGACTTTTACAAATAGTGACAAGAAACGAAAAACAAATTGTGATTACTGTATGCTTTTGCCTAACGGTAAAAAATTATATGTTGAAATTGCAGGTGTTATACCTAACGACACGGCAGATTGGAGACATTATGAATACAAGTACAAACGTCATCAAGAGTATCAACAGAAAATGCTATACAAAGAAAAAATACTTATAGAGAACAAATGTAATTATCTATTTCTGTTTTCATCTGAAATGAAAAACGGAAGTTATAAAGAAATATTGCAAAATAAAATAAATGAGATTTTACAAGAAGTAGCTTAGTTTACCACTGCTCTACTTCTTTTTATTATACGAAAGGAAGTGATTTAGTGGCACATGTAACAAGGGTAAAATATTTTACCAAGGATAAGGAGAAATTTATAAATCCTGATAACTTGAAGAAATATAAGAAGTATCTCCAATCAAATATTATAAAAAATCAGGATGTTAAAGACACTACATATAAAAGATATGAAGGATTGTTTCGTCATTTTCTTATGTGGTTAGGCGAAAACTATGGTGATTTAGATTTGTATTCAGATGAGTTTATGGAAGATGCTGTTGATATTATGGAGAACTATATTATGTTTTGTCAGGAAACACTTCTGAATCATAAAAAGATTATTAACATGAAAATTTCTGCCGTTAGCTCATTTTATATTTGGTCTATGAAACGTGGTTTTGTAAAATATCATCCTTTTGATGGAAAACTCGATAGAATGAAGAAAGCTAATGAGGAACATATCTTAAATTCATATTTCCTTACAGAAGAACAAGTTCAGACAATCCGTAGAGAGTTATCTGAAAATGATAAGTATTCAATTCAAGATCAGATTTTATTTGAAGTAAGCTTCGATTCTGCCAACAGAATTGGTGCATTGTTAAGATTGCAGTTATCCAAACTTGACTTAGAACATAACATGTTTATTGATATAAGAGAAAAGGAAGGATACCGTACACAGGTAGTTTTCGGTGATGTTGCAAAAGAACTTATTCAAGAGTGGCTTGAAATGAGAAAGAATGATTATGACCATTTGGAATGTGATTCATTGTTGATTACAAAATACAATGGAGAATATAAACCTATGGGAGATAGCGCAATCAGAGATAGAATGAAGAAATATGGTGAAATCATTGGAATTTCTGACTATAGACCTCATTGCCAACGAAAATCTCGTCTAAATTTGGTTTATGAAGAGACTGGCGATTTAGCATTAGCAGCCGAGCTTGCCAACCACAAATCGACAGAAACAACTCGTTCCTTCTATTGTAAACCTAAAACTAAGGCAGAAGTTATGGAAAAAATCAATGCTTTGAAAGAGAAAAATGAGGCAGAAAATAAATAAATCTGAAAAAATTACTATATACAAAGATTAGGTTGCGTCTTTACAGACATATTGAATGGTGGCATTCAATAGCGTAAAACCTATGTCAACGTAAACTGACACTAATTCCCTAATCGCTATTGGTCTTTACTCCAAAGACTGAAAATATGTGGAGAATAATCAGTAAGCATGAATGGATTGTCTAACTTTCTATTCTAAATAACTGGATGTGTACAGTCCAATATCAGCTAGTTAGTGCTTTATGCTGATTTTTTAATGACTCGTAGCTCAATGGTAGGGCACTCGACTGTTAATCGAGAAGTTGTGGGTTCAAGCCCCACCGAGTCAGTTATGGCTCTATAGTATAAAGGTAATTATACCTGACTGTCTATCGGAAGATTTGGGTTCGATTCCCAATAGAGTCGTTTATGGGACGTTGGACAAATGGTGAAGTTACAGCCCTTTCACGGCTGCGATGCGAGTTCGATCCTCGCACGTCCTACTATGCGGTAAACCTGATGCCAAAACCTATTTTTTGGATGCATACGAAACTTAGGTGTGTAAGCTCAACACTTACTACCGCCCTAACAAATTATCCGTAGGCAACAACTACGCAGATTATTCTGATAAAGTCGTAATGAAAATAGTTTCATTTAGCTTAGAGAAAGATAATTTTTTGAATGAAGAGTCGCTTCATGAGAAGTGGCTCTTTTTTATGTTGGAAAGAAATTGACATTAAAGGAGGTGTGGTTTCGTGCCAAAACCAAGTAACTCAAAAAAAGAAAAAATAATTGAAAACATGAATGCTACTCCAATTATTGATACAAATGTTGAATTTAATATTCCACGTTCACCTACTCCTTTTGATGAAAAAAAGCATAATTTTAAATGTACTTGTTGTGGAAAAGGCTATTCAAAACAAAATGGCTATTTTCAAAAAAGTAATGACGTTTTATTTCAAGCTAATAATGGTTATTTGCCGTGGTGCAAAGAATGTACTGATAGATATACAGAGCAAATGACAGCATTATATTCAAATAATGAAGAATTAGCTATGAAAGATTTTTGTCAAAGAGCTGGATGGAATTATGATTTTAATGCTCTTGCTGCTTCTATGGAAACATATAGTGGACATAGAGATAGAAGTAGAATATCTCATTATGCAGCAAAAAAGAATCTAAATTGTGATGGTAGAAAAACCTATATAGATACAATTAAACATGATTATGAAACTCAACAAAACAAAGTTATTACATCAAAAACACAAACTAAATCAGATGATATATCTGTTACTAATACTGCTATTGATAGATGGGGTGTTGGATTTACTGAATTAGATTATAAATTAATGGATGACCATTATAAAATGTTGAAGCGTCAAAACCCTAATTGTGATGCCAATCAGGAAATATTTATAAAAAGCTTGTGTTCATTAGCGATGTTACAGACAAACGCTTTAAAAGATGGTGACTCTGATAAATATGTAAAACTTACCGAGCAATACAGTAAAACCTTTAAACAAGCTGGATTAAAAACTATTGAGGAAAAGGATAACAGCAATAATGAAACTGTTGGTGTCACTCTTGCTACTATCTCACAGTATACGCCAGAAGAATTTTATAAAGATAAAACTCTTTTTGAAGATTGGGATGAAATTGGTGACTATTTTGAACGTCATGTATGTAGACCAATGGAAAATATAATGACAGGAAGCGAAACCAGAGATAAGGAATTTTTCGTACCTGAAAATAGTGGTGGTGAAGAAGATGAATAACCAATACCCTGCTGATAAAAACCAATTAAGTTTATACAAAAAGTTCCCTTCTACTCATTATTTAAGTAATCCAAACAATGTTTTGCATATGATTGCATGGTGTACTTTTTGGCGTAGAAATATGCACAGATTTGTTAAAGATTATCTGAAACTTAATCTGTATTTATATCAGCAATTAACAATATATCTTATGGGTGTATCTAACTTCATATGTATTATAGCGAGTCGTAATGATGCAAAATCATTTATTATAGCTTTATATGCTTGTTGTAGATGTATTCTTTATCCTGGTACAAAATTTCGTATAGGTAGTTCTACGAAAAAGCAGGCGAAACTTATCGTATCGGACAAAATCATAGATGAGTTGTGTGAATGGAGCAAACCATTAAAAGCTGAAATAAAAGAATGGAGTACAAGTGATAATAATATCTTTGTAAAATTTAAAAATGGTTCTAAAATCACAGTATTTGTAGCGAATGAAAACGCTCGTGGTCTTAGAAGTACTGCAATTTGCCGAGAAGAGTTTAGACAGATTGATAAAAAAATCGAAGACTCTGTTATTTCACCATTCCAGACGGTCAGAAATCAGCCTTATATGCTTGATAAGTTTTATGGTGAGAACAAGATTTTACAAGAAGATCCAGTAGATATATATATCAGTTCGTCTTGGGTAGATGATGGACATTGGATGTGGGATATTGTAGACCAAGCCTATAAAGGTATGCAGAAACATAATGGTTCAATATTATTAACATTTGATGAAAGTATTACTCTTAAACATCATTTAAAAACCATGAAACAGATGTTAAAAGAAAAGCAAAAACAAGATCCTATTACATGGAAAATTGAATTTCTTAATTTAAGGGTAAGAGATTCTGTATCATCATATTTTACATATGCAATGTTGTTGAATAGGCAAAAGTTAAAGCATTTATTCTATCCACGTACAACTCTTGATTTTAAGAATAACAAAAAAAATAAATATGCTATTCCTAAATTAGATAATGAAGTAAGAGTTGTTTCAAATGATATTGCTTTCGTTGCTGGCGATAAAAATGATAATTCAGTTTATAGCTGCATTAGAGCTATACCTGAAATAACAACATATAATGATGAGAATAATACGGTTGAGATTAGGCAAGGTTATAGAAGACAATACCCATATCTTGAATCTAATCAGATTGGAGATACTACCCTTCAAGCAATCCGAATTAGACAGTTATATGAAGAGTTTAATAGTGATTACATTGTAATAGATGCAAGAAATGGTGGATTACAAATAGTATATGCACTTCAAAAGGTGTTATACGATGAGGAACGTGGCATTGAATACTCTCCATTAAAATGTATGAATAATAAGGATTATGCAAAAGTTTGTCAAGATCCGAATGCCAAAGAATGTATATATGTTATTAACGCCACACAAACATTAAATAGTGACATTGCTATAGCATTCCGTAAGAATCTTATGGAAAATAAAATTGATTTTCTAGTAAATCTAAGTACTGCAAAAGAAGAAATATTATCTTCTAATCAAGAGTACACTTCTACAAATGAAGTTAGCACACAAATTCAATTTGAAATGCCATTTATCCAAACACAGCTTATGATAAGTGAATGTGCAGAATTACAATATGAAAGACTCCCACAAACAGGTGTTATTAAAGTACATGAGCAAGGAAATAATCGAAAGGATAGATATACTAGCTGTTCATATGGTTCATATTTTATAGACCAATTGGAACATGATTTATTGTCAAAACCTACAAGTGATTATTCTTATGCGCCAATATGTGCTTCACCATTAGAATATTAAAAGAAAGGACGGTGAAATATGTCAGAAAATAAAGAAGATTATGAAGTATTTATTCATTCAAAAATTGATGATACAGAAATAGTTACTTCTTCTTCAGAAATAAGTAAAGAGTGGTTACTAAATTCTATCGCAAGTTATGATGCTTCTAATCAAAAGTATTCAGCATATTTAAAAGATGGTAATTCATCGTCTGAGAAATTAACGCCTGAATATATACATGAATTAGCAGATGGTGCGCAAAGTGATTTAAAGAAGATTTTAATAATCAATAATGCGGTACGTCAAGAAATAAATGAAGATGGTATTGTTGGAAAAACAGTTGAATGTATTACTACAAATATTAATACCGATTATAAATTATCATATGATAAGGAAATATCTGGCAGGAATAAAGTAAAACAGTTAGATACTGTAAAGAATTTTATTAATCAGTTCAATGAAACAATTAATATTAGGCGATTAATTAGAAATTCTATACCAACTACTTTCACAGAAGGAACTTTTATTTGTTATTTAAGACATGAAAATAATAAATATAAAGTTGATTTCTACCCTCTTGGAGTATGTGAAATCTCGCCATATGATGTAAATGGTGATCCTGTAATATTATTCAATATTAGAGAACTTCGTTCACGTCTGCAAAAAGTATATCGAAAAAACAAAAAGAATAAAGCACTATTTTTCAAAAATATAGAAGAAGAAGTAAAAGCAAATTATCCACAAGAAGTTTATGAAGCTTTTATAAATAAAGAAGAATATGCAAAATTAGATATTAGATATACTGGTGTTATGCGTATTAATAATCTCAATAGACAATATGGATTGACACCTATATTTAGGGCTTTTAAAGACTTAAATATGTTAAGTACTTTTGATAACGCTGACCGAGTTAACAGTAAAGCAAAAGCGAAAAAGATTATACATCAGGTTCTTAGGAAAGAAGTTATGGGACAAGACTATAATAAAAAAGGATTTGATGATATGAGTTTTGCTCATGAGAATTTTATGAGCGCATGGAAACAACCAACTGTAGTTGTTACTACTCCCCCAACTGTTGAAAAAATAGTTTATGTAGAACCTAAAATTGAACTTACTGATATAAATACAGTAAATAATTATCGTACTCGTGTTTTAGCAGCACTTGGTATTGGATTTTTAATGGATTCAGGTAGTCAATCTGTAAATACGGCAAGTATTTCTGTTACTCAGTTGCTCAGAACAATAAATACTATTTCTGAACAATTAGAAGATATATTACTCAAATGGTATAAACAAGTTCTTGCGGATAATGGATTATCTTATGAATACTGTCCAAAAGTTAGGGTAATAGATAGCGAAGCTCTTGATTTTGATATGAAGAAAGATTTGGCAACTACATTATATACTATTTTTGGTGGTTCTATGGAATCTTCTCTTAATCTCCTTGGTATGGACGTTAATGATGAGAAGGAAAAACGTATCAGAGAAAATGAGCAAAATTTTGATACAAAAGTATTTTATCCAAGAGCTTCAACGTATACTACTTCTTCATCGGATTCTGATGAAATTGATAATAAAGTAGATAATAAAGGTGGTAGACCTGCCAATTCAAAAAATGAAGCGAAACAAAGTTATGACAAAGAACGAGGTAAGACAAAATGATAAAAGATGTTATTATTAAATGTCCTTGTTGTAACAAAATGAATAAGGTTCAACTCTCCTTTTCTAAAGACACTGATGATGTAAAAGTTATCGGTGTCTTTAATATTAAAGAAGACGAAAATATAAAAGAACAAAAAAAATTACAAGAAGAATTATTTGAAAAACAAAATATTCTACTTGGGGAAGGAGTTACTTTGTGAATACAGAGAATATATGTCTCGCAAGTGAAGTTGTAGAAATCTCTGAAGCTAAGACGTATTTAGAGCTGACATCACGAATTTGTTATTATGATGATACTAACGCAAATGGTGTACTACTTCCTTCCGAGGGCGCAGAAGAAAAAGCGCAAACATTAATCAATATGCCAGTACAAGCTTTGTACAGAACTAATTTACTTGGCGAGCCAACTTTCAGTGGTCATGAAATGTATAAAGATGAAAATGGAGATATACAATTTGGTACTCAATCTATTGGTACACATACAGAAGTCTATATTAAAAATACTGATGTAGATGTACGTGGGGAAATAAAAAATCTTCCTTGTCTTTATGCGAAATATCGTATATGGAAAAGATATGAAAATTGTGTTTCTGCTGTTAGAAGATTGTTTTCTTTAGGAAAATTATATGGTTCATGGGAAATACTTATATCATCATATGAGTTTAAAGATGGTGTAAAAAATGTTACAGATTATGAATTTTTAGCAAATACCCTACTTGGGTATGAGTATGCGTCACCTTCATATGGAGTTGATGCAAAAGCAATTTCATTATCTAGTACAAATACCGATAGTTTATTAGTTGCAGAGGCACTATCCCAAGACATAATTAGTCATGGTTTAGATAAAAATAAGGCAAAGGAGGAAAATATTTTGCAGAATGAGAAAGAGACTCAGATAGCAGAGGAAACAGTAGAAACACCTGTTGTCGATACTCCTGTTGATAATACGGCAACAGAGAAGGATACAGAAACTTCTACTGAGACTAATACTAATTCTGAGAAATCAAATGAGACAGAAATTTCACAGCTTACAGAAGATGATTTAAGACGTAAGATTCGTGAAGCTGCTAAACAGAAATTAGGAACATGGTGTTGGATAGCTTTTAATTTCCCAATTGAAAAAGAAGTATGGATTGAAACAGATAATCGTGAATCTGAACTTGATTTAGTAAAATTTACTTACACAGTTGAGAATGATACTGTTACCCTTTCAGAGCCAGAAAATGTAAGACTTTCAGTTGGTATTTCTGAGGTAAATACAAAGATTGCTGAAATGGAATCAACCATTGCTTCAAAGGATGAGGCAATTATCAAAGCTGGCGAGGAAATTACAAATTTAAAAACTTCTATCAGTGAACTTACACCATTTAAGGAAAAATTTGAGCAGGCAGAACAGGAAAGAATTGCCAATGAGTTAAATGATAAAAAGGAAAAACTCGTATCATCAATTACAAAATCAGGACTTATCACAAAAGAAGAAATTGAAAGTTCTGAGGAGTTAAAGGGATATGTAGACAACCTTGATGATAAATCTCTTAAAGCAGTTCTTGCAGATAGATATATCGCTTCTCTTAGTGAAGTATCTACGGAAGTATCAGAAACAGAGACAAAGACTGATACAACAGAAACAGCATCTACAAATCTTAATGGTTTAGAAGATGAAGAAATTGATGTAAAGTCAATTATGAATAGCTATTTAGGCAGAAATTAAAGGAGGAAAATTTAACTATGTTAAGAGAATTACAGACAAAGACAGGTAAAGTTTATGACGCTATGAACACTGCTGCTTCTGCAATGGTAGTTGGTATGGGTGTTGTAAAAGATTATACAAAGAATGAAGTAAAATTCCCTGGTGAAGCTACTGATAAGGGTGTGTTCTTTGTAACAAAAGAAAAAAGAGCTGAAGGAATCTACGCAGGACTTGGCGAGTTTTCAGATTATGAGGATATGTTCATGAATATCAAGGCTGGTGAGGGTGTTAAGCTTGTATCACCTGAGAAGGCTGAGAGATATGCAACAGATCAGATTACAGAGGGTGCTACTGTTGGCGATTATCTTGCAGTTGGTACAGATGGTAAGTTTGCTAAGTCTGAGACAGCTACACGTTTTGTATATCGTGGAAAGAAAAAGATTGATAGACATCAGTTAGATGTTATTGAGGTCGTAGAGTAAATCTAATTAACTAAATATATTGGCATTTTAACAGTCTATATAAGGCTGTTATTTTTATGCCTAAAAATAATTACGGAGGAAATAAAATGTTAAAGACAGAAATTGCTGAATTAATGAACAAAGATGGTCAGATGTTTGACATCGCTCAGAAAATTACATACAATAGAAATCTTTCTGCTGAGGAGAAAGAGGTATCAGATGTTTGCGATGCTTGGGTAAAAGAGATCGCAACTAATGGAAATGACAAGGATTGTGAAATCGCCTCATTCATTAGACGTACAGTAACAGATGAAGTATACAATGCGCCTGATGAATTACTTGATTCTATTTTCGATAGAGGTACAGTTGGCGAGTTTGATGACTATATGGTAGATAAGACACCAAAGAATACTATTGAAGCATATGATGCAGTTATCGGTGGTAATGTTGATAAGTCTTACATCGACTTTGAGTCACTGAAGCCAACATGGAAACATGCACAGGCTGAGTTTGAGCTTCCGTACATTGAGATGAGAAGAAATGGATTCAAGTCAGTGGCATTACTTACAAACTATGCTGTTGAGGCACTTAGAAATAAGCAGTTCTATGATATTTTCACAGCAGTAGATAATGCAATTACTGGTGGTGAGCAGGATATTAAAGAGACAGGTGCAGCTCCTACTCTTACTTCATGGGATGCTTTTAGTCTCTATCTTCTTGACAGAGATTCTTCACCAGTTGCAGTATCTCTTTCAAAGTATGCACAGGCTCTTGGTAGAATGTCTGGTGCTACACAGTATCTCTCAGAGAATATGAAGAATGACTTCAACCGTTATGGTCTTGTTAAGTTTAACGATGGAATTAATATTGCATCTATTTCTGGTGCAAAGAAGCTTGTTTCTGGTGAGAAACTTCTTCCAGACAAGAAGATTTTCGGAATTGCTGGTAAGATTGGTACTCTTGATCAGAAAGGTGATATTCGTGTATATGAGACACTGGATAACAATGAGGAGAAAGTAAGTGTTAAGCTTACAGGCTTCGAGTATGGTTATTGCATTACCGATATTGATAAACTTGCTAAGATTACAATGGCAAAATAAAACAAATATTTTTAGGAGAGGTGCTATCCTCTCCTATTTTTAAGAAAAGGATGATTGAACATGATTAAAGATATGAAAACGATTAATGTATTAAATTATAACTCAAGTACCGTTGTAATATCAACAAAACATGATAGTTATGCTATTGAACCTGCAATTGATAGTGATAATCCAACAATATTACCTCTTACTTTAGATGAGATTTTATATGCAAATGCTAATTCTATGGCTTTCAAGTCAGGCATATTGAGATTTCCAGAAGATATAGAGAAAGAAATGTATGAGGACTATTTAAGAATCCCTAATTGGGAAAGTCTACTTACTATCAAACAGATTGAAAATATCATTTTACATCCAACAATGGAAGGACTCACAAAACTTGTAAGTGTTAAAGATAGTGGTATTTTCGATAGGATTCGTGGTGTATTTATTAGGTTAAAGAATACAACTAATGACGACATCTCTCTTAGAGTAGAAAAGATAATTGAGGCTCGTGGTAATGAGTTAAGAAATGGTATTAGAAATACACAGATTGTTATAAAGGCAAGAGATGCAGTATCTAGTGTCTCTACTGATGAAGTAGATGGATTAAAGAAACAAAATGAAGTTTTACAGAATCAGTTAAATGAAATGCAGGCGATGATGGCTGAGTTTTTAGCTTCACAGAAGAAAGTAAATGAAAATGCTGTAGAGTCTGAAAAATCAGTTGTTAAAAAGAAACCTGGTAGACCTGCCAAGACAACTAAATAAAATATATGGAGGCTTATTATGACATCTTATGAACAATTATATGTACCGTTCTTTAATAGAATTGAAGAAGATGCCAATTTTTTCAGTTATTATAAAATAACTGCCGATGAAGCATTGGAAATTGCAAAGAAACGTGCAAAAAATTATCTCAATGAAGCTGTCTCTATTTTAAAAAGAAATTGCACATTAGATTTTGACCTTGAATTGGATGATGAGGTGGAAATGATAAGCGAAGATCTTACGAATGAGGAAATTAATTTACTCGCTGATTTAATGTATGAAGTATATATATCAAGAGATATTGCTACATTAAAATCAACGATTAATATTCTCAGTTCTACAGATATTAAAGCATTATATGCTCCATCAAATGAAAGAAAAACATTCATGGATATGTATAATACTTTGAAGTATAACAATGAAGTTGCAATGTCTCAATACAATAGTAGAGATAGAAAAACTGGCAAACGAAAAATGATAAATTATGCACAGTATGAAGAATAGAGGTGATAATTATGATAGATATAGATTATTACCGAAAAATTCAGAATGCATATGGCACAAAATCCTATCAAGAAGTCCAAAGGAATATTGTAAAAAATGACTTAAATAGAGATTTTACCAAACCATTAGATGCTTATACTGTTTTAATAGATGATGTAAGACAGGATTTAACTATCATAGAAACTAATGATGAATATACAAAAAAAATAAAATCACGTCCTGATGAAAGTTTCAAGATCGGACAAATTGTGTTCTGGCAGAATTCATACTGGATTATTAAAGAAGTTGATACAAATAAAAGTATTAGAACTCAAGGAACGATGACTGAATGTAATCAGATATTATATTGGCAAAATGCAGAAGGCAAAATTGTTAGTAAACATGTTTATATAGAAGATTTTACTAAATATTCAAATGGTGAATCAAGTAATAATACAGTAACATTTGGTGATAACCAATATGGCGTATATATTTCTATTGATGAAGATACCAAAAAACTAACAAGAGGAATGCGATTTGTATGTGATTTTCAGGACTCAGTATCGCCCGATGTATATGAACTAACTAATCGAAAAGTTTCGTTATATGATTATCAAGATATTGGTAAAGGTGGTTTAATATTGCTTACATTTTCATTTAATGTTTTCAATCCAAGTACTGATAAAAAAGTTCAATTGGATGATGGAAATGAAGTATGGATTTGTAATTATGTATCTAAATTTACTAATAATAATGATGATTCCGAAAATGATATACAAGCTCAAATTATTGGTGATGATTTTATACATATTAATCAAGAAAATATTTGGAACGTAACATTCAAAGATAAGAATGATGAATCTATTGATTATTTAGATTATACGTGGAATATTGAAGCAGATTTTAATTTGAATAAAGTCATTAAAAATAATAGTATTCAGCTATTAATAACTGACGATTCCTTAATAGATGAAACCTTTATTTTAAAGATTCTTGATAAAGATAATTCTGTATTGGCTGATAAAATAATCAATATTATGGAGGGATATTAATGGCACAAATATTAAAAGATATTGGAAAATGCAAATCTGCAATTACTAATGCCCTTCTTAAAAATTCTGACATTATGGAATTATTACTAGGTAAAAATTATACTCTGCAACAAAAAAATCATGTAGTTTATCAACAGATATTTCCTTATCTTTATGTAGATGAAACACAGATTGAGACAAAATCATATATATGTTATGAGGTAAATATACCGAGAATACCAACGGCAACAATTAAGGATGTAACTATTTGTATATGGTGTTTTTGTCATAAAGATATTATGCAAGTATCAGGCTATACTAAAAAGGGTTATCATGGCAGCGATGATAGAGTTGATATATTAGCTGATATGGTAGAAGAAACATTACGTGATTCAGATGATTTTGGAATTGGTAAGTTGCATTTAGACTCAGTGAGTTACGTTTACCCAAATAAAATAACTTATGGTAGACAACTAATTTATACAATAGCTGATTTCAAATATGGAAAGTAGGTGTACTATTTGAAATTAAAATATTTTGAACTTATATCACCTTTCCCAATTAAAACAAATATAGGCAATATTCAATCGCCAACATTAAAAAAAATATGGGATTTAGGTTATCAAACGTATCAATCCTACTTGAACTTTTTATTGATTTCGCCAGAAATGTATTGTAATGTTATAAACCCTTCGCTTAAACAATGGTATGAAACGAGGTTACATTTAAATAATAATATTACTTTATTTGATATATGTCAGGTAGATAATAACTTAATTAAAACATTAGAAGAAATCTTTAATTTTTACTTTGTAGAAGATGTATCGTGGAATGAAGATAAAAAAATGTTTTTTATATCAGTTACAAAAGATGACGAAATTTCGTTAATCGGTGCTATTAATCAAACTACATGGAGTGATGTTATTGATATAATTCTTCAATTAAGTAATATACATATCGAAGAAGACACTGATAATATTAAAAGTAATAAAGCAAAAGCTATTATGGAAAAAATTAAAGCTGGTCGAAAGAAAATGGCAGAAAAAGATAAGTCAAGGAAAGACTTTGAACTTGATAATCTTGTATCTGTTGTGGCAAACAGACACTCAAATTTAAATATATTAAATATATGGGGACTAACAGTCAATCAATTATGGGACACTTTTACCAGATTGATGAATGATAATATATATGGTATGACCTCAAGAAGTGTTTCTGTTTGGGGTGATGAACAAAAACAGTTTAATGCAAATGATTGGATAAAAAGAATTGATAGTGAAAATTAAGACCTTTTATAAGGTCTTTTTTGTTACATAAAAACCAAAAATAATTAGGAGGAAAAACAAATGGCAAATAAGAATATGGCAAACAGAGAGGTTTGTGACCTTATTTTTGTAGATTATTCTACAAAGAAACCTTTCTTAAATTTAGACTTTGCGAATGTTACCACTACTGAGCTTACAGGTGAGAATACTTATGCGTATGGTGGTAAAGGACATCCAAAGAGAGTTTCTTTCAGTGGAGAGAAAGGTGGTACTCTTACAATTGAAACACAGATTCAGACTGTTAAGTTATGGCAGTTAGTTACTGGTGGTGAGGTATCTAAGACAGCTAAGTTTATGGGTAGAGAGGAACTTACAGTATCAGGCGATACTGCTACTACTGTTACTCTTTCTGCAATACCAGTAACAGGTTCAGTAGTTGCATTTAAGGTAGACGATGATTGCGGTACACCACTTACAACTACTGTATCAGATAAGACAGTTACTATCACAGCTGCTAAGACAGGTGATAAAGTAATTGTTTACTATATGAAGGAACTCACAGATAAGGTTGAGAGAATTAATATCAAGTCTACTACCTTTCCTAAGAACTTTATTGTTTATGGTGATACTATTATGAAGACTGAGGATGATGAGGTACTTCCATATCATCTTGTTGCATATAAGGTTGCTCCACAGTCTAATATTAGCTTATCATACTCTAATAATGGAGATCCAGCTAGTATTACAATTACATGTGATATGATGGCTGATCAGGATGATAATATCCTTGACCTGATTCTTATTGAGGAGTAATTAAATTTTGGAAGAGTGTTATTAAATTAGCACTCTTCTATTTTTTGGAGGAAATAAAAATGATACAGAAATGTAACGTTATATATCACAATAAGTTCCTCAATATTGTTGTATTTAACTTTAGTGGAAAAGAAATACAGATGACTTTAAATATTCCTGATGGAACAAAAGTTGTGTATATCAAATATGCAGATAATAAATATTTTGCTGTTTCTGAAAAGGAATATAAAGATTCACTTAAAATAACAGTAAAAGCTAAAAATGAAAAAATAGTGAAATCTGCTATTAATTCAAAATAGTAATAATATATTGTAGTTAATTTTAATCATTATACCTTTAGGGATAGCGTAACTACAATATTAGTTTGCTATCCCTATTTTTTACGCTATAAGGTGGTGATTAAGATTAACAAAATTTTTTCTTCATTAGAAGAAGTATATGAGTGCTATGGAAAAGATAATATCATTCCTATTACTCAACTATCACAAATAATATATTATACATCAAAATGGCATGTTCAGCCTAAATGGACACAAGAAAGTGAACACAATCCAGGTCATATATGTTGTTTCTTTCATAAAGGTGAAACTAAAAAATGTTATGAGGAATGGATGAAAAATAGACCAATGAAGGAGGATTAACTGATGAAGGAGTTTTTAGGAAGCTTAGATTGGATGACACTGCTCTCTGCTATTTGGACAGTAATTTTAGTTCCGATCGGGACACAGATTTATAAATATCTGAAAACAAAGAAACTTGATAAGTATGCCTTGATTCTTTATAGAGAAGTTAAAAATGCTGTCAAGTCAGTATATGAAACAGAGGTCAAAGACATAAAGGGCACTGACGCATGGACTAAGGATAAAATGAATGAAGTAAAAGAAATTGCAAAACAGAAAGCAATTCAGGCACTTAATCAGTCAGTATATAAATGTCTCAAAGAGGCTAATAGTGATTTCGAGGATTATTTAGATTCACTCATTACAACCTCATTGTATGATCTTAAACATGAAAAATAAAATATGATAAATGATTTAGAGACTTAAAGAGTCTCTTTTTTATTGTAGAAAATTAGGAAGGAGGAATCACTATGATTTCAAATTGTGGAAAGGATGAACGAGGTCGTTATTCTGGTGGAAAAGCTGGCGACCAGAGTGGTACTGAATGGTATATTCGTTCTTGGTATAATCATAATTGGAAATGTGTAATCAGATTTCCTGCGAATGTGCGTGAGCAGTTAGCTCTTAATGCAGAAAAGGCAGCTAAGAACAATTTAATTGGATATGACCAGAATGCGCGTCTCTCATATTACAATCATCTTAAAGCTAGTAACTGGGACGCAAGTAAAATTACAATAGCTTGTGAAGCTGATTGTTCAGCAGGTGTTTCAGCAAATATTATAGCGGCTGGTTATAAACTTGGAATTTCAACATTAAAGAATTTCAATAAATCCAATACTACTTCTACTCTTCGTGCAGCTTGTAAAGCAGTTGGCGCAACGATACTTACAGATTCAAAATATTTAACAAGTGATGCATATTTACTTAGAGGAGATTTGATTCTTAAGGATGGAAGTCATGTATGTACTAATATTACAAATGGTTCGAAAGCTTCTACTTCTACTCCAAAGCCATCTACTTCTACTCAGTCAAAGCCAAGTGGAAATTCACTCGTAAGATTAGGACAGCAACACGCTATTAATTTTACAGGACATACAATTGCTGTTGATGGACTTGTCGGAAAAGAAACCAACAGAATGAAAGCTAGAGTTTTACAACATGCTATCAACCTTGATTATAAAAAGGGCATCGGGGAAGATGGAATATTTGGTCGCAAGTCTAAGGCAGCTCTTGGCTCTCATTATGTTAAAAAGGGAGAAAGACAGTATATGGTAACTGCGGCTGAGATACTTATGTATCTTAATGGTATTAATCCAAATGGTGTAGAATGTCCTGGCAAATATGGTAATGGTCTTGTAAGAGCTTCAAGACAGAAGTTTGGAGATGATGGTCTTAAAATTACAGCATCTGAATTTCTTAAGTTAATATAGGAAAGGCTCAGATGGTGTAATATGAAATGGACGAAATAAAAGCATTAATGAATTTAGATTTTCCAACTGTTATCTTGGACGTGTTTATTATAATCTTAGGAGTTGATAAAATTATTTTTTTATTCGGAAAGATAAAAAAGACTTTTAGGATAAAATTTGGATTTGAAGAAGATAAAAAAACAATTGAAGACAGAATAACCACTTTAGAAAAACATGATAATTGGCAATACAAAGAAATATCTAAAATGTCAAAGGGTATAGATGATATAAAATGTCAATTAACTGAAAAAGAAAGAGCTGATAAAGAGCGGACAGTTGCGACATTAAGAAATCAGTTATATGGATTACATGCTAAATTTTCTGAAAAAGGTTATGTTGACAATTCTGGATTAAAAACTTTTACGGAGTTAGGGAAAATTTACGAAGCCGCTGGGGGCGATGATATCTATCATGATAAATTAAAGCCAGAAGTAATGTCGTTACCAATTAAGGATGAACCCTAATACTTTTATTATACCATAAAATTCAGTAATTCAACTTATAAATTTCTTCCTTATTATATATGTATAGAAAAACAGATTATACACAGACTAAATACATGAAGAATGAAATAGGCAGATATAGGTATCAACAGAATATGTCAATATCAGAACTTGCGAGACGTACAGGATTGTCAGCAACTGCTATATCTAATCTTGAAAACGGATATACTTCTGACATACTACTCTCTCATGCAGTATCTTTATCTCATGCATTACATGTTGATTTGTACGATTTGTTTTGTATTAAAAGATAAGGAGAATTGATTGGTATGGAGAAAACATTTTACAACGTAATCTGTGAAGAATTTGAATTATTAGGAGGTAAAGTAATTCATATTGATAAGAACTTTGGAAATATGAATGAAGTACATAATTTCGTGATAAGTAATATATGTCAATATCCTAATGCACATTGGGAATTACGACCTATCACATTTAAAATTTAATATTAAAGGAAAGAGCAGTTTCTTCGGAAGCTGCTCTTTTGTTATGTAAAGGAGTGAAATAAACGAAAACTATAAAATTAGTGATTGATAATTCAATACTTGAGGAATATGAAAAGTTTTATTTTAAGCAACATCCACGAGCAAATAAGAAACCTATAGAGAATCCATATCATCCAACTATAAACCAGTGGATGATAATGAAAAGACCTATGATGAACGCACTTAAACAACGATGGAAAAATTTCATATGTTGGTTTATTGATAATCAAGGTTATTCTAACCTACACATTGAAAAATGTGAAATGAAATTTGTTACATATTATAAAACTAATCGTAGACATGATATTGATAATGGAACTCCTAAGTTTCTCTTGGATGGACTTTCAGAGAGTGGATTTATCATTGATGATGATAGTAAACATATTACAAGACTTACTATGGAATGTTATGTTGATAAGGAAAATCCAAGAACGGAGATATATGTGCGCTATGAATAAAACTAAGAAAGCAAAATCATGACAGATGATGAGATGCATGAGTATTTAATAAAACATAACTGGGCTGTTAATTCTCATGAGTTTATTTCAATCATGAACGAAAGCCCTCAGATAGAACGAACTGAATATAATAGCCAAAATGATATATTAACTGTTTACACTTATGATCATGTATTTTCATGCAAGTGGGTGTTGAATGAGATAAAGGAGAATTGAGCATGAACTACCCTTTTGTATGTAATTATTGCAATAATAAAGAAACTATAAGTATGCCAATTAAGGAATATGTTGCGACAGGTCACAAATGTCCTAAGTGTGGCAATGAAATGGTAAGAGAAATTAGTTCACTTGTTTGTGGAGTAGGAATAGACAAAACAGGTGGATTTTATAAACATACTACTATATAAGGAGAATTTATAATGATTAAAAAGATTACAAATTATTTACAGTACAAAAAGAGACTTAAATTATTAAAACAGATTGGTGTTGCCAAATTATCTGATTTAGTAATTAACAAGAGTGATTATATTAATGGATTTGGCAAGTTATTACTTACTTTATCACATACAGATGACGCAAAGGAGTTACAGAAATCAGTTGATGAATTTCTTACTATTTTGAAGTCAACTACTATTGCTAATAATTCATTAAAAAAGATAAATAAATGATAAGGAATATTGACGATTTAGAAAAAGTACTTTCTTCTCGTATCATACAAGCGATGAAATTAACAGAGGATAAAATTTTCAAAGTAATTTCAGAAAAGATTATAGAGTATTATAACGAGCCTGTTTTTAATAATGAACTAGATCCTACTGAACCAGTATACTATCAAAGAACAGGGCAGCTTCTTGAAGAATTAACTGCTTCTCATATAGAAAAAAATGGTAATGATTATTCATTTACTGTTGGTTATCCTGATTCGTATTTATCCTTTAAATATCGTGGAGGATATGTTAGGGGACATCGTAATAATTCATATAATAAAGCTACTGGATTACAAGTATTAAAATGGATGAATGACCATAGTCACGGTGGGTTAGTTCCTGGTGAACATGATTATTGGGATGAAGCTTTATCCGAGTTAGGTGGAGAAGAAGGTATTATTGAGCTTTTTAAACAAAATTGTATAAAAGTCGGAATACCGATTATAAAATGAGGATTGTAAGTATCAAAGCTTGCTCTCCTATTCTTAAACACTCCTTTTGGGGTGTTATTTTTTTAGATGAAAATAAACCCAGAAAGGAGAATATAAAATGGGAACAAATGATTTCCAGATAGGTTTAGTTGGTAAATTAGATGCGAATCAGTCTAAGCAGCAATTAAATTCAGACATTGATGCATTAAAAAAGCAATTAAATACTGTTGAAGTTCAAGCACAGCTTGGAAAAGATGTTGTCTCAAAACTAACACAACAGTTGAATGCAACACAATTTACAATAAACAATGTCAAAGTAGATCAGACCGCAATCAACAATATGATTTCTCAGTTTAATACTGCATTTAGCAAAGTAAATATTAATCTGGGAAATATCAATACAAATGGAGCTACACAATCTGCACAGAAAACAGGTCAGCAGATAGGTAATCAGCTCGGCAATTCTATTAATCAGAGTCTACAGGCAAATCTTAATCATGTCAAACAAGATATTCAGAATATATTTTCTTCATTTTCAGTACAAAAATTAAACAACGCTGATATATTCAAGAACTTTAATCTCAATAGAGCAAAGATTGATCCGTCAGTAACAAAAGACGTACAGTCTCTAACAGCAGAAATTAACAAACTAGCTCGTGAAGCATTAAAAACTAACTCTGACAGTGCATGGGAAGGCATTACACAGAAGATAAGTAATCTTTCTGATGTACTTAACAAGTTTGGAGCTACAAGAGATTTAAGTAGCTTTAAAGAGCAGATGGACTTACTTGATTATTTTCAAGGAAAGAAAATCTTTGTAGGTGACAAAGCCGAAGCAATACAAAGCACTGGAATGTCAATACGTGAGCTTAACAATCAGTTCAGGAACTTAGGTGTTACATTTACAACAGTAGAGAATGGCTCAACAAAACTTGATGAGATATGGAGTGAGTTATTTAATATCAAGCCTAGTTTTCAAGGTATTGATTCATTTGGCGGTCAGATAAATGCGGTTGTAAATGAACTTAAAATAGCCAAAGAAGCTATGTATGGTGATAGTAATTTAATGCCTGCTCAAAGAACAGGTGCGACTACCACATACTTAAACGCATGGCTTGAGATGTTGGAAAAGCTCTCTCAAAGGATTGAAATACTTAAGACAGAACAAGCTAATCTACAAAATCAGATGGCACAAGCATCTAATAATGCCACTAACGCTGTCGTTGCTAATCAGCAGAAACAACAGCAGGCATATCAACAGACAGGCAGTGTAATTCAAGCAGTTACTTCTAATACATCAGTTATTGGTAATATGCCAAAAGAAGCAAGTGATATTGGAGACGCAAAAAATCAACTTAGTCAGTTATTGCAAAATGAAAAAGCTGTAATTGCCACAACTCAACATTTTGACAATGATGGTATGATGCGAACTTTTACACTGAATGTAAAACGTGCGACTGGTGAAGTAGAGTCTCTTAACTATGCTTTTAGACAAGTAACAGATAACAATGGGAATGTTACTGATACATATTTTGAGAACACAGGCTCACATCTTAATGATTCAGGAGCTATTAAGCAGATAGACGCTATTGAAGAAGCATTCTCTGATTATACAACAGAGATTGCTAAATTCAAGTCAACAAATGCTGAAATACTAAGTGGTCTTGATACACCATTAAAGGATTTTGAAACAAAACTTGCAGGACTGAAAACAGGCGCAAGTACAGTCAATGAAGTCAAGAGTGCATTTAATTCACTTAATACGGAAGCTGCCAAGATTACACAGAATTTTAGTAAACAGCTTAGTCCTATTGATCGAGCAGTATCTAAAATTGCAAATGGTGAAGAGACTATTAAGGGATTACATGCAGAGCTGAAAGGACTTGATAATACACCAAAGGATTTATCAAAAGAACTTAATCAGTGTGCAAAAGCATTGCAGAAAGTCAAGGATATTGAAGCTAATGAAGGACGTACTGAAAATTGGTCAAAGGCTTATAAACAGTGGGCAGAATCAATTGATGCAGTAACATCAAAGATTAAGACTCTTAAAAAGGAACAGTCTAATGTTGCTTCTACGCAAGTATTTAATACAAGTGACTTAAAGGCCAATAATATAGCTTATATGAGTAAGGTTCATAATACAATTGAAAAGCAGATGGTAGAGATAAACCGACTCGCTAATGCTAATGGTTGGTCTGGTGTAAAGGTTACTGGTGTTGAAGAAGCAAGCGGTAAGATACAAAAACTGACTCTTACAGTGCGTGATGCTGAAGGTGCTTTAAAGCAGTTCAACATGCAACGTGAGAAGATACAAGGAAACGGCAAGGCGCAAGCAGGACTTGTACAGACTGGTGATGTAAGGGTACTTGAAACTGCGGTACAGTATGCAGAAAAACTCAAATCTATTGAGACTTCTATGGGGCAGTTTGGAAACACTACTACCTCTATTGTAAATCTTGAAAATTCCTTTACAAAATTAGGACTTTCTACAGATGAAGTAAGTTCTAAAATGAAAGCGGTTAAGACTGAATATACTACTTTACAGAATATGATGAGTAATGATGCAAGTGGTAATGAGATAGTAAATCAGTTTGAAAAACTGAAGTCAGAACTAAAAAAATCCCAGAATGAAGTAACTCAATTAAAAACACAGTTGGATCAAATATATAATCCTAATAAACAATTAAGATTATCGAATAATATCCAAGAGTGGTTACAAAAAAATACAAAAGCCGCAAGAGACGCAAAAGAACAGCTTGAAAAGTATTATCAAGAATTAAATTCTGGTGCCGCCGTACCTGTTAATATATTAAATCAAATAAGTGATGAATTTGAGAAAATCAAGATTACTCAACGTGGACTTGGTAAATTGGGAAAAAACCTTAAAGATCAAATGGCACAAGCGGTAACGAGTTTTTCTCAGTGGATTTCTATTAGTTCAGCAGTTATGTTAGGTGTGGGCAAGTTCAAAGACGCAATTAGCGAATTAAAAGAACTTGATGATATCCTGACTGAAATCAGTAAAACATCTAATTTGACATCTTCCCAGTTAAAAGAACTTGGCAATTCAGCCTTTGATTCTGCCAGTGAATACGGAAAAAGTGCATCTGATTATTTAACAGGTGTTCAAGAAATGTATCGTGCTGGTTTTGAGAATGCGTCAGAGATGTCAGAGTTATCAATACTTGCACAGTCTGCTGGTGATATGACTGCTGAAATGTCAAATGACTATTTGATTGCAACAAGTGCAGCATATGATTTAAAAGGAAATGTCAAAGATTTAAATGATGTTCTTGATGGACAAAACTATATCACTAATAATGCAGCAGTATCAATGTCTGATATGGCATCTGCTACTTCTGAGGCAGCCTCTATTGCTTCACAATACGGTGTAAAAATTAATGAACTATCTTCTCTCATTGCTGTTGCAACCGCAAAAACAAGAGAGTCTGGTTCTGAAACTGGTAACGCTTTAAAGTCTTTATTCATTAATTTGCAAGATACTACAAGTGATCCGATTCGAAAGGCATTTGAAGCTGTTGGAATTTCAATGACCAAAATGGTTAATGGTGCAGAGAAATTAAAAACACCAATTGAATTATTGAAAGAATTATCTAAAGCGTTTAACGAACTTCCAGAAGGAGATACTCGTAGAGCAAATATTCTTAGTGATATTGGTGGAAAATGGCACGCTAACACACTTTCCGCAATTCTGAGTGACTGGTCATCCTTCGAGAAAATGGAGTCTTTATATTCTCAAGGTTCAGGTTCAGCACTTCAAGAGGCAGAGAAATCAGCAAACAATCTTTCAGGTTCACTTGAAAAATTGAGTAACGATTGGACTTCATTCGTACAAAATATCGTAAATTCAGACGGATTAAAAACAGGAGTTAATTTATTAGATGGACTCTTAAAAGGAGTTACAAGTCTTAGTGATGGATTAAACTCACTTGGTTCATTTGGTACAATTGGAACACTTGTAGGATTAGTTCAGTCAATAACAGGTCATGGTGAAAATGTACTGCGCCCATCGTTTTAAGATTGAAAACAATGTCTTTCAATTAACGAAGCGATAGCAAAGACCTTTTGTGTTTAAACACAATAAATAAAATCCCGAATAATGCTGGGAAACCCTAAAGCCAACAAGCCACAATTATCAAGGAAACAAAGATAATATGGTGTTAATAACAAAACAAATTGTTGGATGTTGTACCCATGAAAATTGGTTAGAACAACATAGTATGTTAAGTCATACAGTATGAATATTGAAATATATTCCTCTACTACAATGGGCGGTCAATAGGTAGGTTAAAAATAACCGAAAGCAATCGTTGGCTAAATCGTATGTTACGATAGTTGTCTTGTAGTGACGCACAAGAATGTCAACGGTTCAGAGGCTGGCAAGGGTAGGCAGATTTGTAGACTAATACTCTTCTGCTTAGATATACAGTCCCGATTTGTGAAAACAAACAAAATGCGTTAAAATTATATTATGATGACTTCTGAAAACATGTAATATAATTTTCAAAAAATGTCGATTGTAACGAATTATGTATAATATATATTGCAATATTTCTTGTCTAATGTTATGATTTTCTTATAAAACATAGGAGGTCAATCATTATGGCAAGAGGTAAAAAGAAACTTACATTAGACGAGCAGTTGACAAAAGTAACAGCAGAAATTGAAGAAACAGAAGCTACTCTTACAGAATTAAAGGCAACAAAGAAAGAGCTTGAATTGCAGATTCATCAGCAGAGACTTTCTGAGTTAGACGAGCTGATTCAGGAAAAAGGGCTGAGCTTTGATGAATTAAAAACAATGTTGAATAAAGCAGAGTAAAAGATAAAGAGTAGTCGGTGGCTACTCTTCTTTCATGTTCGTTTGTAAACATACGTTCTGAATAGTATTTCGTCGATTATTGGTATATAATGGTAATATTAAATACTAATGATTGGTGGAATGTATGTATTATGGATAAAGAAAAATTTAATTTATCTGTTTTTGTTGATGAATCTGGAAGTATAACTAAAACTGATATATCTCATAATAAATATTTTATTATTGCTGTACTATTCACAAGAAATTCAAAGAAACTAAAGACGCAATTTAGACGCGGTATTTCTGACTTAATTAAGAAAAAGAAATATGCTAATATATTATCGAAAAATGGTGAAATAAAAGGTTCTGAAGTAAGTGAAAAGAAAAAGAAACCTATATATGATTTAATTTTAAATAAATGCAATGGTGATTTTGAATTAGGCATTATAGTTTTGGATAACACATATACTACTGATAAATTTATAGAAAATCATCCAAGAACCTTTAACTATATTTTACAGTTGTTTTTTGATAATTTATATAGAACATCTAGTAAATATGCAAATGACACGCGAGATATGTATATTATTTTAGATGAACAAAATATTGCAACAGATGCTAAATATACATTAGACGAATACTTAGAGCAACATTTTACGATTTTCAATCCGTTATGTAATCATTTTGATGTAAAATATGCAGATTTTAAGAATCATTCATTATTACAGTTTATAGATTTTGTTTCAAATACATTTTATAGAAATATAGAAAAACATGATAAAGAAAGTATTTCAAATGTAAAAAATCTTTTGACTCATGTTTGTGGTGGAAGAATTTTTGATTTTTCAACTAACCACGACACAAAATTAACTTTAGATGAATAGCTAACTTGAAAAAGTAAATTCCAGTGCAGAAGTAAATTCCACACTCATTTAAAAGTTCTTGATTTTCTAAGAGTTTTATAAGCTCAAAACGC